AGCATCGGGCAACTACGGGGCCGCGACAGCATCGGGCAACTCCGGAGCCGCGACAGCATCGGGCTACTCCGGGGCCGCGACAGCATCGGGCTACTCCGGAGCCGCGACAGCATCGGGCAACTACGGGGCCGCGACAGCATCGGGCTACTCCGGAGCCGCGACAGCATCGGGCGACTCCGGAGCCGCGACAGCATCGGGCTACTACGGGGCCGCGACAGCATCGGGCTACTCCGGTAAAGTACGTGGTGCCAAGGGCTGCGCGCTGTTCCTAGTGTACCGAGATGCAAAGCGCGTGATCAAACACGCATGGGCAGGTATCGCAGGCCAAGACGGCATTAAGCCCGAGACGTGGTATAGGCTTGACAAGAACGGTAAGCCGCAGGAGTGCTCTTAAGTACTGTTAATGGTGGGAAGGGCCTCGGAGCCGCTACCGGCGAACGGCTCGCTGTGTTTGCACTTGGCCCTTGGCAACGTCCCGGAATGCCCCACCACTCGCAAAAAAAAGATTTGACATGTGCGATCTATGTTGATAGAGTGACCCAGCGTCAGAAAGGGAGTTCAGCTAAATGAATCGCAAAAATCCACTCAACGAAATCAATCGCCCCGAATTTCGCGATGGGTATCGGATGGGATATAGCAACACCCGGTCATCGCAATGCGGTGTTGCAAACCTCATCCCAAAACCTCGTCGCGCCGACAATCCGCTGTTCTATCGGGGATTCGTTGCCGGTCGTGCGGACGCAGAAGCCGGCGTCACCGATACGATGTATCGGCGATTTGGGCGCGATAAGATTAACGCAGCGGATTGGGAAGATCATGCGCTTTTGCCGACTTGCTCATAAAAGTTTGACAACAGCACAGGCGAGCCGCTAGACGCGACTCGCTCATGGTGTTGCCAAATCGGTACGCCATCAAAACGGGAGAAACACCATGACCACAAAACACGAGGCCGTTATCGGCAGGTTTGACGCGCTGCGCGTAGACCCGCGCAAGCTGCGGGTGAAAGATGGCTACAACGTCCGCGACTTGGACGCGGCAGCCAATCGGGTAAGCCTCGATGTTCTGAAAGAGTCGATCCGCGAAAAGGGCGGCGTTATGACGCCGCTGCGGGTGCGGGCGGTTGCCGGTGAGACCTATATCGTTGAGGGCCATCGGCGGCACAAAGTCGTTATGGAATTGATCGGCGAGGGAATGGAAATCGAATCCGTCCCGGCGATTATGGAAGAGCGCTATATCGATGATGCCGAGCGCACGCTGGGCCTTATCCTATCAAATAGCGGCGAGCCGCTATCGGAACCGGAAAAGGCCGAGGTCGTGCGCAGATTATTCAATATGGGATGGTCGCGCGAGAAGGTGCAAGCGCGCCTCGGCTACAAGACGCCGCAGACAATCGCCAATTTCGAGCTATGGCTGTCGGCGCCGGCTGAGATCAAGGAAGCGGTGCGCGCGGGCGAAGTCGCCTACTCGACAGCCGTTGAGATCACGCGGAAGTCGGATGGCGACGAAACCAAGGCAACCGAGACCTTGCAGCAAGCCCGAAAGACCGCGAAGGAAAGCGGTAGGAAGCGCGTAACGGGACGGAGCCTACCAAACGAACCCAAGCGCGGGAAGCGCTCTGCGGCGGCTGTAGAGACTGCCACGGCGGCAAAGCTGGCGCGCCAGGATGCCGACAAGGGCGCGGCTCCGTCCTATCAGGTCGAGAAAGCGCTAGCGCTGCTGTCTGAGGCCATGACGGCTAACTACACGCCCGAGGTTGCCGCAAAATCCTATGTGGCTCTGTCGGCCTCGCGGGTAGCCCGCATCGCCGAATGGCTCATGGAGTTGGAGGATCATCTGCGGCACAAGGAAGACGACGCGTTCAAACCAACTTCCGGGGGCCTTCCCGCGTCGGCAACGACGTGAACGCATAGCGTTCGGTCCTTGATAGGAGCGCTTTGCCGGTTTCGTGCTAACGGAAGAGAAGCAAACCGGCACCTTTTCTCAGAAAGGGAAAATCAAATGGCACACCCGCGAACATGTACGATCGAGGTTTACCCGACAGTCAAATTCCGCGTAGCGGGACTGACCGATCTGGAAAGCGAACAGGTGCATTTGCAAATCACTTTCCGCTACGTGCCGGGGCGCCCTGCCTACACGCCGCGCGGTGAGTATGCGCCGATCGATCCGCCGGACCCGCCAGAGTGTGATTTCCTATCGGCCAAGCTACTCGACGGCAACGGGTTGGACCCCGATCAGGGAACCATTGAAGGATGGGCGATGTCGTATCTTGACAGCGACGAAGGCTATTTCGTCGCCTGTCAGGCCGGCGAGGATGAACCGGATGGGCCAGATCCCGATGAATGGTTAGAACGCAAACGGGATGAACGTCAAGAACGGTTTTGACCTTTAAGGTACAATAACGGCAATGACCTGTAAGAAGTGTCGTTTCCTAGATGTGGCCCCCGATGCTCTTGGCCGGCGTAAACCGCGCCGCGATAAGATGTACCGCTGCACCGCTCCGGTAGAGGAACCGTCGCTACCACAATCGGTTACGAAGGCTTACGGGTATAAGTGGCCTCCGAGCCGCAAGTTTATGGGACCGGACGACGGAGATGGTTGCCCGTCCTTTAACAGTTAGCAAAATTCGGCTGGGGTCTCCAGGAGGTGAGCGGCGGCGTCACCAAATAGCCAGTCCTGCGTATCGGCCCAGCGTGACATTTACCCGATAAGGATTGGCATCCGCCGCGTTATCTAGGCCACTTCGGGACTATTCGGTTCGGGTTGCGGAACCACTCGCGGCAAGAGGATGTCTAGTTGCCGACGTTCCATAACCGTTAATTGCTCGCCCCGAGCGGATTTCTGGGACAGTTCGTCGGTACGTTGGACATCCGCAAGCGTCCGGTGATCAAAGAACGGGAACGAACGCCTCATGGTATATCCTTCCGTTTCCGTCGCCCGATTGGCGCGCTCGCGGGCCAATCTCCGGGATTACTGAAACCACGCACGATCCGTTCGGTACTTGGTTTGCTAAAGCGCAGCGGAGCATTCCACGATAGTAATATCTCGTGGACCTGTTCTAACGAACGGGCAATCCCTGTGTGATGCCCGAATGAGCCTGCCATATCGCCGAATATCTCTTGGTCGGATGTGAGAACTCCTCGCAAAGATTTCATCTCGATCCATCCGACAAACCGATCGGGGGCGAGAAATAAAAAGTCCCAAATCCCGCGCTTGACACCCATCCCGTGCAGGATCTTGCCCCGCAGTTCGCCGCCGCCGCCGTGTCCGATGGCGCTGAAGTACCAAGGTGGGCACAATCCCCAACGCAGCCAATCGGCAACCGTTCGCTGCAGTATTTGTTCGGGATGCCGCATTTAAGCGATATTCCGATATGTTACACCGCGCCGGATTTGTTGTATGCACCGTTTGGTAACTCGATATTTTTTGCCGAGGGCATAATTAGATATTGAACAAGAGCGAATGCACCGTATTTCCTCCGCTGAAAATTTTCTAAGATGTGGTCGTGCCACATAGCCAGTTGGAAGTCTACCCAAAGCCAATCCAGCGAGATTAAGTCGGCCTTTTTGTTTGGCGTCTTGGCTATTCTCTTTTGGAGTTCCAACAGATAAATGTTCTGGATTAACGCATTGGGGATTATCACATTTGTGCAGCGCGTACATGCCATGAGGAACTTCAATGTTCTTCAATAATAACAGAGATACGTGCGTAGCTAGTCTAAGTATAGAACGACTTTCTCGTATCTGTCCGTATCCTCTTCTGTCGCAACTCCCAGTCCATAGCCAACAAGTACCCGGAGCGCCTTTCAAAACATGTTTCCAAAACCGTTGAGAGAGTGGGCGCCAAGTGGGTGTGTTAACTCCATCCAAATCTATTGCCATATTTATTTGCCTTTCCCGAACCGCTCGCGCATCTCGCGGTACGCAATACTAGCGCTTTTAGTCTTCCAAAAGGTCGCGAACTTTGGGGCCTGTAGCTCCGTCATCATGAACTGCAGTTGATCGGACCAGGCGGGACAAAGTGCTGCGTTAGTGAAACGTATCAAAGCACGGCGCCGAGGCCCGAGCCACTGTAAGAGATATGCCGAGCCATTTGGGCCGCGCGTTACACATGGTTCAAATCGACTTTCCAAATAAATGTTACGGAGGACGGCATCACGTTGCGGAGGTGCAAAGCCGTGGAGTGTAAGCCAGCCAGATACGACTAGACATAGTGCGACGCATGGCATCCCTCATCCCATTCTAATTGTTGTAGGGGTTTAGTCTGGGTTGACGCAACCCGGATGCGGGCGGCAAATCGGCTGCCCACCCTTGTCAATGTCACTCTGCCGCTCGCCAGCGTAGAGCGCAGTAAGCACATCGTGACAGTATTGGGAGGATTCGACGCAGACCTTTAGCGAGCCGCCGTCCTTAGTGGGTACAACCAATTCCCAATCGTTATCGCCGGTTCCAGCCGCCGCCGTGGCTAATACTACAAACAGAGCGAGCGCGGGCGCTAGAAACTTTTTACCTAGCGCGGCCATGCGCCGCGACGGTGTACGCATTTGGAATTTTGGTGGCTTCGAAGAACGTGACGATCGCAAGCAAATGATTTCATTACAAACGAAAGTATTTGGCCCTACTAGCCTTCCCTGTCCAACAGCAAGATTGCGCCCACAAGAACCACAAACGCACGGTTCTTGGTTCGCGTTCATAGTCCCAATGTTCTAAGCGCCGGATTTTCTACCGCGCGTTGTGCTTCCACGTATCCGAGAGCTATCGAGACGGTTTTATGTCGGCTAAGAAGCATCACCTCTTCAATTTTGGCACCGTTGCGAAACATCGTCGTTATGCCGCCTCGGCGGAAACTGTGCGCCCCGATTTTAGTCGGATTGAATCCAATATGAGCCGCCCAGCGTTTGGCGATTGTAGCAACCCTCCGCGCAGGCATGCGCGCATCGCCAGAGCGGAAGATCGGCCCGGCGGTGATGTCAGCATGCGACAGCCAGCGCTCTAAAGCCGCGATAGGGCAATAGATTGTCGGGCTGCGCAGAATTGGGACCAACTCGCCCTTGCCGCTCTTATCAGTCTTGGAGCGCCGAACGTTAATTGTCATGCTGGCGTCGTCAATAACCAGGTCATCGCGGTTGAGCGCAACAATTTCGCTGCGGCGCATCATTGATGCGATGGCGAACAGGATTACGGCGCGATCTTGAAGGTTTTCGGGCGGAATTGCGTCAATGATCTTTTTAACGTCATCGACCATGAGTGCCGCCTTGGGAGTCTTTGCGGTGCCTTTCTGCCGGCGGATCTCCGCCCAAGTGTCCCGAATGACTGTTTCGTTGACGCGCAACGGCTTGCCTTTGATCTTGTGAACCGCTACCAGCATGGCTATGCGACCCTGCAGGCTTGAAGTAGATACCGTTGCCGAGCGGTCGGTGAGATAAGCGGCTACACTCGCGGGTTTAGCGGGGAACTGTTGTGCGGAATTGGTGACACACCAATTACACCAATCGCGCCAAAAGCTTTCGTAAGCCTGTCGAGTTGCGGGCGACCAGCGCCCTCTATCGAATAATTGCTCCATAACCCAAGGATATCAAAAGCGATATCGTGGCGTCAAGATATTAATAGGATTTAATGGCCGCAATCCGTTCGCCGATCCACCGCATGACGGGAACCGCCATGCTGTTGCCAAGCGCTCGGCAGCGTGGTCCATCGGCGGCGGGTTTGCCACGGTACCTAATCAGTGTGTAATCGTCAGGAAACCCTTGTAGGCGCTCGCACTCACGCGGCGTAAGGCGTCTAACCGCCGTGTTGGCCATAATGGCAGTAGTGGTACTTGCCTCGCTTTGGCCCGGCGCCCGTGCCCGCAGTGGTGTATGGCAATTTGTTTCTTTGGCCCCGATAGTCGCCATCGCCCCAGTAATGTCATAGGCAATAAGGTTGCCGCATTCACTCCCGGCTGGACCGCCGCTGTACTTTTCCCATTTGCTGACAACACAAGGGAGTTGTCTTTTATCCGGCATGCGTTGATTTGCGCTACTCGCTGTCCAAGCGGGAAAGATTATATTTTCGGTTGTGTCTGCGTCGTTGCGGTATCCGCTACCTCCTGTAGAGCCTCCCGCAATTGGGCGGGCAACTCTTTCTCCCGCGTTTTGGCGCGGCGGAGAATCCCCGCGCAGGCTCTCGCGCTGACGCGGATGATTTGCCCCAATGAACCGGGTGATACGGTGCGCATCTAAGTAGTTTTGACAATTGTGGCACTGACAGGGCTGACCCACGGCCCACGTATCGGTACCGCATAAATTTTTAGTAACCAGACAGCGCCGTTTCGCATCGGTAATTCGTTTGACCATTTTCACGTAGCGGCCAATGTTCCGCCGATACCTCTCCACTAGAGCGGGTCCATCATAATCTTCTTTCATTTTTGTTTTCCCCTATTTTTCCTTTAAGTGCAATTAACGGAATCAAAAAAGAAGGCGTCTGGACCACAAAATTGACGAGGCGCATCCCGCATTATTGTTGGTTCAAGACATTCTCGGTTTCGTTCACAGAGCATCAATGAAAATCTGGTCTCACCCGTTATGTAGTCGGGGAAAGATACTTTAGCACTTGGATGAGTGCACATATGCATGTTGTGCCACTCATTATGATGTTTGCAATCCTTACAAGCCCTCATTTTCTAATTTCTCCGTCGTTAAGGGCGCTTAACGGTTATTGTTATACCCATCGCCACTTTCAAATTCTCTTACTGCTTGTTCAAAGGCTTCGCCCATGCGAGTGAAGTCATTATGCGCAAAAGCCTCGGCGGCAATTTCACGCATTCGCCGGACCACCCACATTCCCTTGGGCGTAATCCGCATCGCCTGATCGTCGTCGTCATCCCGCGCCAATTCGTCGTCGCTCATAATTCCCCCTGTCCCTTAAAAGCGATTAACGGTGTTGCGCGGCTTCTTGTTTGGCATTCATCGGTCGCGCGGGTGGGATACGCTTGTGAGCCGACTTAACCGGCGTGACGGTCAATAAATCGGGCGGTTTCCCACGCGCCGATAAATTGTTGTAGCAATGCACGGCGGTATGATCGGTCGTGCCATAGCGTTTGATGTGGCGCAGCAATGGCGCAACCTTGTTGATTCCGCGCTGGCCTCGATTCTTATACGCCTCGCACCACTTCTTATTGCGACCGATTTTGCGACCTTTTTGAGATTTAGCGGCGGGCATAAAGTCTCTCCTTTAACAAGCGTTAACGGTTGCCGCCGCTTTCAAGAACCATTCTTCGATTTCGTCGAAAGATTCCCGAGAGTTGTTATGCGCCGGAACCGCAAAAAAATGGACACTAGCCGCGTCTGCTAGACGGGCAACCGCTGCCCGCGCTTTATTCATGTCATAGTCTAAGGGGATAGATGCGACGAATTTCCCACCGAGTGCCTTGACGAGCGCTCCATTTGCGCAAACTCGTCCCTCTCCGTCGATGAGCCTCCCCCGGCACCAGCCATCACGACGCAGGATATCAAGTGCGTCCAAAATAATTTTGGTTGTTTCGTCCAACCCCGTTCCGTCGAGTGGCATGGTCTTCCTCTCCATTAAGAAACATTAACGGCGCGAAGCGTTTCACCCCATCCACCGCGATCAGCCGCCAACCCAAGCTCTATTAGATATCGAATAGCCGCCGCTCGGGTAGGGGTTGCGGGTTGGCGTAGTCGCCACTCGTCCACGCGAGCTAGGCGCTCAGCCGAAATCCGCATATCGAAACGCTCGTCTTGCATGGACGGACTATGCCGTACTTTTTTCATTGACGCAAGCGATAAAATATTGCTAGGTTATTTTTCGTGCCCCCCCCCGTGGGGAGAGAGGGAGAGCGAAAATGTCTACGTGTGAAACCATTTTGATGACGCCGAAGCAGGCAAAGGTGCTCCGTCAAACAGCAAACTTCGAGTTGCAGCGGCCGTTGTCCGAAAACAATATCATCCGTCTACAAGCGGAAATGGAGGCGGATCGCTTCGTATCGGGAACTCCAATCTATTTTGCCGTTCTTCCCGACCAGACGCTACTCGCACTCAATGGGAATCATACGCTAGAAGCGTTGGGACGCATTCAGCGTGGGATTGAACTGACGATGATTTATCAGAATGTCAAATCTCTAGCGGAGGCAGCGGCAATCTATTCGCGATTCGATCTGCAAAGGATGCGTTCGCAGCGGGATTCTCTGCGAGCACACGGTCAAGAAGCGATGTTGGCAGATTCCCCAACATGGACCGCTGCATTCGCTGCAGCCGTTGGTCTGATAATGAATAAATTCACAGATACCAGTGAGGGAGGATCGAAAGATCGCAAATTTGATCTAGTTGAAGTGCAGGTTCGTCGCAGTCGTGATATTCGGTTGCGCCTCATGCAAGATGCCCTTGGCGCTGCAAATCTTTATGCCGCCGCCATTGGTTCCAATCTACGCGGCAGGCATCTGTTTAAGCGGGCCGCAGTGATGGGCGTGGGTATTGAGATTATGCGTTACCAACCGTCAGCCGGAACCGAGTTTTTTTCTACTGCTGCTGCTGACGACGGACTCAAAGCTGGCGATCCGCAGCGCGCCCTATTGCATTATCTAAGGGACCACCATTCAGCGGGCGCGTCGATGCGTAAACTTCTATCTCGCTCCGTATCTCTAGCGTGGAATGCATTTTTTGAGGGGCGGCGCCTAGGGTTCGTTCGGGCCGGAGACGGAGGGGAATTCCGTTTGGCAGGCACCCCATGGAAAGAGGGGTTCGACCCAATTACAGAATATCTGCCGGACCTTCGCTCCGCAGAAAAAAAAGCGAAACCGACGCTACGCAAAATTAAAACTGGCCTTGACTCCGATGGGAATGCCGTAGCCATTCATGCCTAACTGGCCGTTTGGAGACCTGCGGCGTGGGTATTACGGTGCGGTGTACTGCGATCCTCCATGGAGATTCAGGGTATGGGGACGGCGTTCGTCCCGAGATCCAGAACGGCACTATGGTACGCATGAAACAGACGTAATTGCGGAGCTACCTGTTTCTGAATTGGCTGCACCCGATTGCGCACTGTTCATGTGGGTATCATGGCCAATGTTGGAGGACGCGCTTAACCTAATTGGCCGATGGGGATTTGAGTACAAAACATGTGCTTTCGCGTGGATGAAGGCTAGCAACAAGCAACTCGAATTGTTCCGCGAAGATGTTGATGCCCAGGTGGGGCTTGGATATTGGACTAGAGCTAACAGTGAAGTTTGTTTGCTTGCGACGCGCGGCGCCCCCAAACGTCTTAACGCTGATGTGAGACAAGGCATTGTTGAGCCGCGAAGAGAACATAGCAGGAAACCAACAGTCGTTTATGAAAGGATCGAAAGATTAGTTGCTGGACCATATGTAGAGCTTTTCGCGCGCTCAAGAAGGGCCGGATGGTCATCATGGGGGAACGAATTAGATAAATTCGTAGCTACTTAGAATTGGCTGTAATATGTGGACAAACACCACCATTGTATGCGCGTCCGCAGTTACAATTAAAACATAACAACCTATATCCTTCTTTGGGCCATCCTCTCGCTTTTAGGTTAAAAACGATATTGCCGCTGCCGCCGGCCATCGCGCGGTGCGCTCGCCCATCGCCATTAATGTGATCAAGTGTAAGAAATCGTGGATTTGTTTCTCCACAACATTCACACGCCCCTCCGAAAATAGCGATCATCTCAAGTCTTGCGCGTTCCCTGGCTGCGCGTCTGCGCGATAGTTCTTCTGCGTGGTTGCGGTAATATCGTTCCCTACGTTTTTCAAGATCTTTTTCAATGTACTCTGGTGTTTGTTTGTCTCGCCACCTCTTTTGTCGCGCAGCAAATATTTCGGGATGCGCTTTCCTTTTTGCTTCCCGACGAGCTTGCTGCACTTCTTTGCGCAATTGATACGCCCGCTGTAGACGTAATTTTTCCTTGGCTTTCTCTTCTTCTGTTAAAGGGCGCCTACCGGTTTTACGCGCCCTACCGGATGGTAGTTTTTCTTTCATGATTGCCATCATACACTAGACCGTGTATGTTCACAATATGAGCATGGGAACAAGGGAAGAGACCAAAGGCAGCGACGAATGGGATATGTCCAGTCGTCGGGCGCGCCGCGTTTGCGGGAGCAAGGCAGGCCGTTGGTCAATAGTGAAGGCTAAATTTTGGCGGCGAGTGCGCAAGTCTTGGCGGCTTCGCGCTATTAATGATCTTCGGAATTATCCCTTTCGCGTAGGTAGCGCTATGGGTAGTATGTCGCCCGACAGGCCGGCGCAAAAACAGGATGCGTCCTGATGGCGCACCCTCGCATCAGGAAGGGTACGGGTGGAGCTAACTCGCTAGAACCGTTATCGCCGTCCTATGAGCTTTCCGAGATTGAAATCACGCCCGAGATGATCGGGGTTGGCGTTGACGAGATGCTTGCTTGGCCTGAGACAGTAGCTTTGCGAGAGGACTGTGTAGCAAATATTTATCGGGCAATGGTGGAGGCCAAAGTTCGGGCCTATCCCACCGCGCGGCCCGCCGATGCCAATCGCCGAGGCGCATTGTCACGGAAATGATATAATTAGCTTCTTCCTTCAAAAGCTCTAAAGAAATACCGTGAAGCGGAATTTCTACGACTTTACCTTGTCCCGCTCTATAACGATCTTTGGAATAACTACCATCCATCGCAGAAAGACCCGTCCAAGCTCCGTGTAACAGGTTGTTTCGATCTGCATTTGCTTGCTGCAAACCACTGTAAATTGCCTCAGCGGATTTGCGCAACTGGTCATACGCAACAATTCTCGCATTTTGCGCGGAAGTGAGTTGATGCCCTCTCGGAAAAATCTCGAACGGTTGCGATGCCAGAATATAGAACAGTTCAATTCTTTGATTAGCATTCTGCATGAGCCATTCGAGAGCCGCCCCCTCGCGGTGCGACATCCGCATCATTTGTCTAAGGGTTGCCGTAAGCTGACGCTCTAGATCGGCGAACGCGACCGCAATGGCCCCGAGCGGGCGATAGAGCTTTCTGAAAATAGGCGGCGGCTCGACATCTTTCCATTTAAGAGCGGGGATCTGTTCGTTCTTAATCCACGCCATGCTATCCTCCCCTTATGAACGAGCAGGATAGCCGCAAGAGCAAAGACGGCAACGAGCAATACAGCGACGAGGAAGCGGAGCGCCGAGCTACGGACGCGCTGCGCCGCACGTTGACGACGCCATACAAGCCGCAGAAAGACATGGTCGGTAAGACGGGTCGGCCGTCACGCCGCAAATCGCCAGCGTGAAGCCCAAACCGAAGAAGGATAAGGGCGATTCTGAGTGGAGAACCGGATTCTCTATCGTGGCCATTTGCTGGTGCTGCCTCGGCGCGGCTGAAGCCGCCGACAAATCTCCCGCGTTTATTTCCGGTGCAGAATTGCAACGGCTATGTGATCACGGGCAAGATAGCGACACCATATCATGTTTACGGTATATAGCGGGTGTTATAGATAGCGCTAATGCTATTGCTTCGCCTCGGATACTCTGCCTCCCGGATCTTAACATGAGGCAAATCCACGCAATAATAGTTCAGGACATGCGATCTCACCCTCAAACTCTAGGGTATTCCGCCGCTAGTGTGATCCTAGGCGTGCTCGCAACGACCTTCCCCTGCGCACCTACACAGTAGAAAGTTGTCAAAGGGGAATATCGCTATTGAAAAGCTGTCTAGACAATAGATGGCTACCGTTTTAGAATGGGAGAGGTGTATATTAATCAGGCGAGCTAACTGTGCCTAATACCTTCGCATCCATCCCCCTTTGTACAGAAGACGAACTCGAACGCCATCAAGCTGTTTTTGAGGTAACTTATATTGACGGAAAGCCAATCACCAGCATGAGGCGAGGACGCTTATGGAAAAAGAATATCAAGAACAGCCCTATCAAGGATAGGGCAGTTGAAAATGTTATCTTGAAGTAAAGGAATGGAACCGTCCTTTACCTTCTCGCATATTCCAGCGATATTAGGCAACTCGCTCGTAGCCCATCGCGGCGGATTTAAGCTACTGACGCTTACATGGATTTCAGCGGCACATGCTGGGCATATCACCTTCTTCATGGAGTCGCTCCCTTTAGTCGCGTAGCGATTCACGATTTGTCTAAGCATTCGATGAACCGCCGCAGCCGCGCAATCTCGCGCCGCAGTCGGTTGCGTTCAACGAGGCTGTCGATACGTCAACCTCTTGCCGATGCCGCCCTTCACGATAGCGGCGGCACGCTCCGTATCGTTCAAATCGCGACGGTTCCAACGAAATGAAAATTCGTCGCAATAACGGTCAAGGTGCTCCTTGCTAATATGGTGAAACGAGCCAACAACCCCACGTTTCAGCAAAGCAAAGTAGCTTTCAACGGTGTTTGTGTTAACATCGTCTCTCGCATATTCGGAAGCCGAGTGCAGCACGACTTCGTGACCACCCTCAAACTCCTTGCCGATGCCGATATACGAGCGCCATTCATCGGTCACGATGCGCGACTTCCGATCCACGTTCTCGCGGATAGCGCCTTTCAGCGTCGCGGCGTCCACATGCTCGATCTTGCGGCTGCGCACGCGGCCCGAACGCTCGACCAGCGCGACGACTGGCGTTTTCTTCGTGCCGCGCCCGCTCTTGCCCTTCGTGTTAGTGCCCGGCCGGGGTTTGCCGCCGATATAGGTTTCGTCAACCTCAACCGTCTTGCCCGACCCGCCAAGCGCCGGCTCCGGCGCACCCTCGCGCATCGCTTCCCTGATGCGGTGCCACAAAAACCAAGCGGTTTTGTAGGTAACGCCGATCGTCCGATGCAGTTGATGCGCCGACATGCCTTTCTTGCTGCCAGCCATTAGCCGATAGGCCAGAACCCACTTGTTAAGCGGCAAATGGCTGCTTTCCATGACCGAGCCTGTCGTCACGGTGAACGAGCCTTGGCAGCTATTGCAGTGAATGAGACCCGGCCGGTGCGATGCGCCGTTGAGCCGATAGACCCGCGCGGTTTCGCCGCAGTGCGGGCAATACGGTTTCCCGTCCGGCCAGCGGAGCGACTCAAGGTGCTCCCTAGCCTTTGTTTCGTCAGTGAAAATCGGGTCTGTGAGGTTGATCGCCATGGCCTGAGCCTCTAAAATCTGGCGATATCCTACCCCTTGTGGCTACCTATGTCAAAGGGATAATTCCGATGATCTTTAACGGCATAGTGGGGCGGTTGACAACCGCATGAGTACCAAGTAGAAGCCTCTAATCCGCAGCGGCAATTGCGGTAGAGCGCGACACGGAGTTTTCTGAACTTCCTCGCTCCGGTGTCGTAATCCACGACCCCTGTTCCATAGCGCTCCGGGCTTTGCCGGCCGGAGCGAGGGAGACTTTGTGATGCCCGATTCCGCAACGGCTTTTAGCCGGAAAATCTCAGAAGTTATCAATCCGGCCGTTCAGCGGCGCGCGCAAGCGCAGCCAACTGCCGTTGCCTCAATTGAGGCTAACCCAGTCTATCAAATCATGATGTCGGCTGAGACAACACCCGAGCAGAAACGTGATGCCGTCGCGGCATTCCTGACCTGTGCTGAAACCAAACAGGAAAACCGCGCGAGAGTCGAAGCCTATCAGGAATTTGAAGAGTTTATGCAGGCCGAGCGCGAGCGTATGGCCAAAGCGATTATTCAATTAACCGATACCACGACCTTCAGCGAGTTACAGGCTGTTTATCGGGATCTTAACAATGCGCTGACCGATTTTGACGAGAAAATGAAACCGCTAACCGATATTGTTGACGCACTCTATGTGCTGCGGACCAACGACAAAACGGTTGATGCATTTCGAGAGATTAAGGACGACCGCCAGCGACAGGCCGAAATCGAGAAACAGAAGACGGAAAAGGCAGAACAATTCAGTGCGTTGCGCACTACTGTTGATCGTGTTACTGGGGATATCGCGGTTCTCGCCGAGCGCAAGGCATTCTTCGGCTGGGGAAACACCACGCAAGCTGCGCGGCAGGAAATTGCGCGGAAGGAAATCGAACTTCAAGGTGCCCAAGATCGCATCGCAGGGATTCAGCACGAACTTGCTGATCTAGAACAGCGCGGCCCTGGGTCAAGTAGCCTAGGCGAGTTTGCGGCACAGAAAGATAAATTACGCGAATTGCTCGACATTTCCAGTGACGAACACAAGAAACGGCAGGATGATCTTGTCGCCTCGGCACTCAATTTCGTTACTACCGCCAAAGAACGAATAGGCGCAGTGCGCCAACACCTTGGCCAAATGAGCGGCCAAATTGATAATCTCTACGATGCCAACGCGCGGATGTCGGGAGTCTATGCTGTTCTGACTGATGGCATCAAGAATGCCGGCGAGGCCAATCAACAAATTCGTGCGACGCTCGCGCCCCCAACGGGAGATGAACCATTAATCGCAAAGATGGCCCGCGAAGATAAGAACCTTGCGGTGGAGGAACACATTGCGGCGCTAGGCGCGGCTGGTGGCCATACCACCGAAGCTTATGCCGATCTTACCTCCCAAACGATCCGCATCAAAACCATGCGCGATTCAACTCAGAGCCAGATCGACAAGGCGCGTGATATGGGGACGCAAGGCGTTGCTGGCGTGGCCGATCGGCTTAGTGTGGTGCTACAGGCGGTCTCTTCGGCAGCGCTCGGAGAATCCTCAGCGATGGCTAGGGACACGCTCTCGCGGATGGTTGATAGCACCAACAAAATCGCCCAAAAGGAAACGGTACGTGTAGCGATGGGCATTGACGAAGCCAACGCAGACGTGTTGAAGGCGATTGATGATCTCGGCGCTTATGGTGAAGTCGTCCGAACCTCTACGGATATCACCCGGAAGGGGCTTACCGAGATGCGTGGCAACCTAGCCAAGATCAAGGAACTTGCGGAAAGTGTGCGCGGCGACGTGCATGAAGCCATCGCCACTAGCGCCGATGTCCAAGCTGGCGATGTTCAGCCATCGATCGCACCGCCTCGCAGTGCGTTTGGGGTTTGAATATGAATCACCTAATCCGAGGATCAGAATACCTTGATAGCCACGAAGGCTTTGAGTTAGTTGGACGAAACGCTGAACTTCAGCGCTTAGTCTCGGTTCTAATGCGGAATCGGGCTAGCTCAGTCATTCTCGTCGGACCCGGCGGCGTTGGTTGTACTGCTCTCTGTCTTGGCGTTCAAGCGGCCAAGATACGCCCTGATGCTCCGTTCGATCTTGTTAGCAAGCGACTGTTTTGGCTCGATACGAATAGTCTCTTTTCGTCCGGTGATAACGGCGCAACCAATAACTCCTTTCGCCGAATCGTTCAGAGGATTGAGCGTTCGCGCGAAGGCGTCCTAGTAATAGAAGATGCTCGCGACTTTATCGAAGGGTGCCGAAACAACAACGCGAGCCATTTCATCAATGGTCTGATTCTCGCAGTGCAAAACGGACGTATGCAACTGATTTTCGAAACGAAAGATGAGGATCTTGATCTTGTGGTGCGATGTCATTCCGACGTGAATGAATTATTTACAATCCTTCCAATTGAGGAACCAACTGGCGATGCACTGCTTAAGATCGTGACGTCTGCTGCTCGTAGGCTGACTCATCATCATGGAATACGCATCGAAGATGACGCCATAACAACAGCGATTGAATTGACTAACAAATATCAGTCGCGGGACAGTGGCCTCTCTCGTGCCCAGCCGGAACGTAGTGTAACGTTGCTCGATCGCACGCTCGCTACCTACCGCCTAGACGTTCACCAACATCCGCCAGGTATCCCAAACTGGGGTGAGCAGCAACAACGTCTGCGCGCGCTACACGACGAGCAACGCGCTGGCGAGATGACGATATCTTCGCTAGAAGAACAGATAGATCACGTCAAGTCCGCTCAGCCAGACAACACACGTATGGCTGTACTAGGACAATTTGAGCCACCCGAGATCACAGACCTGCGCAGCAAAATACGGCTTATTCAGGGCGAGGTAGACGCAAAGCATCACCAGTTCGCTGAAATCACTGCTTACATAAACAGTTCTCTGAGTGTGGCTCGCGCTCTCGTTCTTTGTGAATTTGCCGATATTTCGGGCATCCCAGCGACCAAATTGAATCAAGACGATCGGGAGAAGTTGCGTGGGATGGAAGCCGCTATGTCACGGCGTGTCTTTGGTCAGGAAGACGCTATTCGACGCCTGGCCAACGGCGTAAGGATTGCCCGAGTGGGCCGGCGCAATAATGCTAGACCAACGTCCTACTTGTTTCTCGGGCCTTCCGGGGTTGGCAAGACCGAAATGGCGAAGGTACTCGCGGGAATTTTGCTCGACGATGAAAGCGCTTTGAGCCGCTTTGATATGTCCGAGTACATGGAAAAGCACGCTGTCGCTAAGATGATCGGGGCGCCCCCTGGTTATGAGGGATTCGATGCTGGCGGAATCTTGACTAATCTAATGCGCCGGAATGGCAACCGCGTGCTGCTATTTGATGAAATCGAAAAAGCGCACCCGGACATATTCAATATCATGCTGCAGGTGCTAGAGGACGGCCGCCTGACCGACAATATCGGACGCACGGTTTCGTTTTCCGATGCAGTTATCATTATGACTACCAATATCGGGCAGCCGCACTTTCTCGATGAAACGCTTTCAGTTGAAGAAGCTGAAGCCCGCGCAACAGACGATCTTAACGCGACCTATCGTTCTGAATTTCTTAACCGTTTTGCTGGACGACAAAATATTGTTTGCTTCAAACGTCTTGGCATCGACTCCATGGAAAAGATTGTACGGCGAGAAATCGCTGGCATCAATACGGTCTATAGTGAGAAAGGAGTTGCAGTTCAACTTGACGACGCATCAATAACGACTTTTTGTGAAGATCAATATGATCCGCGTATTGGGGCGCGTGGGTTGCCGGGTTTTATCGCTGCGAATCTAGAACCCATTATTGTCAATGCAATCCTTGCGAACGAAACGATCCATGATACCGCGCGTGTTACTTATGACCGTGATCGCCATCATTTCCGTGTGGAGTTTTAGCCCATGGCGAATCTCGCGGACGAGATTGCTCAATTTCAAGCGCGCATGGCTGCGGAGAAAGCGCAGCGTCAGAAAGATGCGCGCTACTCTCGCACCGGGCGCATGCGTGCTGATGTTTCTAGCGGGGGTACTTTCTTAGCGCAGCTATTCGTAGCGGCTGGATGGCTTTGGCAAAGAGTTGTCTCTCCGCTTCTCCACCTATTTTGGAGATGGGGTGTTTTTCACGTTAAGCAGTACCGGCGGCTCTGGTCATTAGTCGTTTACCGTCGCACGACCGATGGCGAGTTACTGTTTTCAAAGACCCGCGCTGGCCTTTTCGCTGGTGGCAGCATTCTATTTTTCTGGTTCATTGCGATTCCCCTCATTGATGGCGTGTGGGATGCTGGCATCTACTTGTTGACCGCAGAGCGGAATGAGCATGTCTATTTGTTAGGTTCACAGGAGATTGACTCATGGACCGGAGCACATGTTATTGAGGGGTGTTCAAAGCTTCCGTGTTCGGATCGTGATGCCATCTATTTTCGCACGGCTGGCGGGTTATTCAATAATCTCTGGAGCTTGATGCACGGTCGGGGGCTTTTCTATCCCGAATATGTCGGTGCAGCGGTACCATATGCCACAAGCAAATGCATTGTTACGTCCTATGGAGTTCGTATCCGGCTGCCATTTCGCATCGTCAACACCTATTCATACCTTTTGGCCGTCACATGCTCCCCGCTCAGCAAAGATTGACTCGTGCTCAGCGGGCCGCCGATACTGTAACCGAGTTCTGCGGTTCCTGGACCTTTATCGCGGTCGGGTCAGTACTTACGACCGGATGGATTGCGTTGAACTCAATTCTTGTGCTGTTCGGAGAATTCGATCCGTACCCTTATATCTTATTCAATCTTGTGCTGACAGTTGTAAGCACATTTCAGGGACCGCTGATTATGATGTCGCAGAACCGCCAATTAGAGCGCGACCGCGAAGCTGTGGCGGGATTGCACGCAAAGCTTGATGCGCTTCTTGGCCGTTAATACGTGTTAACGGGCATGGTCGGGACAGTGAATGTGTCCGCAGACGACACAGGCCGGGACATCTTCGATTCCCTCTAGTTTTGCCAAATTAAGTACGCGTTTGTGCTCGCGCGCTGCCCTAATCTCAAACAGCAGTAATGCAGTGCGGAGGTGATTTATGATTGCCTCTGTCTCGGCACATGGGATTTGGTTATTCAGATAACGCGAGCGAGAAATCAGCGCCCGCAACACCTCTTGGCAATTTGTACCTTCATAACCTTCCCCAACATTACCCGGATACCGATCACCCACGCGTTTTATAAATCGTAGATGAACTTGTGACTCAGATTTATGAGCGGGATTCGGTGACAAACACCGAAGCGCGAAGGAGTGGCCTGGGTCAAAGCAAATCATTTTGACCATTAAGTTACGTTAAAGGTCATCATACCCATCCCGGTAGATGGCAGGGCGTGCTAGTCGTCCCATCGTAGTTCACGTCGTCGCACCCGACCTGAACGCACCCTGAGATCGCGGCGGCGAGCACAAATAAGGCGAGCAAGGCAGCGATGACGCTGAGCTTTCGGTGGTCTGCGTCGCTCATTGATATACTTCGTCGAGCACGGGCGTTGTGGCCGAAGCTGGGAAACCAATCATCGGTGAACCAACGCCAGTGTACTCTTCCTCGCGCCAGACTTGGAGACGGGAAAGGTATCGATCGCCGATCATTTCCGAACGAACAATTCCCACGCAGTCCCAAGTCGGACAAATCATCTTGAACCGCTCGGCAGTGGTGCCGTTGAAGGTCAGAATCAATATGAAAGCCGCCTTCATGGTTTTTCCTTCGCTACGCCTAAATCAGTTATGGTGTCATTCCAACAAAAATATCCAGGCGGGTTGTTGGCCGCAGCGAGCCTCGCTTCGCATGCTGCCGCAGAGGTATCAGGGCCACTCGGCGGGTCCGGGAGCATCGCTGGTGGCACGCACCCCATACAGTAGATGTGCCAAACCGAAAATAGGACCGCTCCTATGTTCACTGACGAGGTGTCCCATCTGGGTTGCGTATGATTGCGATGTTCGCCCACATCGCGCAGTCGCGGAATTGCCGCAATACATAGGTTTTGTCTGGCCCATCAGGTAGTAACTCTCCGAGCTTAAGCGCGGCATCAGCAAAGATCGTGCGAGTGGCACTCATTGTTGATAGTTGTGCCTCGGTTGGTTTTAGGTACTCAAAAGTAGTCGGATGGAGCGCCATGAGTGTTTGTTTCCTTTAATTACAGTTAAAGACAAGATATGAAACTGCAAAGCCAACACCAGACCAAAGGATGACGATTGCAATTTGCTTTGCTACTTCGCCGGGAGGGTACATGGCACCGCTATACAGCGCCGCCCCGCCTATGAGTAATAATGATAGCGGGATTGTATTCATGGCCGTTAAGGTTTATTAAAGTCAGTGGGTTTGCGGCTGTTCATACGCCTCACGTCCGTCTGCGCTGTGATGAACCTAAAGGTTCTCATCTTCGTCATCTTGCGTCGGGTCACACCAGCAGTTCGCATCAGTGATATGATCCCGCTCATCATCCAACGGCACGATATGCTTTTCATATATGCACGCCCAGCCGCCCAACTAACGCGCCCTAAGATTGAACGATGTTTTGCTGGCGCGCCACAAAAGATCCGGCGGCAGCCCGTTCACCAAGTTGGATTGGATATGCCATACATACCCTTTTGGGATGTGATGCCCACGATAGGCCGTCACCGAGACTGTCTGGCTGCCGTGCGAAGACCAATAATCCGCGATGCGGGATACAAGCCGTCTGCATCCCATTTCGCTAAAACTATCGACGCGCGGTTTGGTCATCACTCCTATATCTCATTCGATCCGCCACTTATGGTTATGAAACCATCACGGCGATTGGCTTCGCCCACAACGTAATACGAATTCCCGCCGTAAGAAATATGTTTCCCTAATTCAGGGAACTCCGATGCATTCTCGGTGTGCCCAGTAATCTCTTGATTATAATCCGTGAATGCCACTTCCGCGCCACTCTCTGGATGAAAGATAATCCATAGGCGATCACGAAAATTCATGACCCCCGGTATGTTACCTTTGTACTTCGCTATCAACGTATTCGCTTCGTCTTGGGTCAAGGCGGCGCTTCCTTTAAGGAGATTTAACGGCTACTTTTGCGGCAAGCCAATCACGGAAGGCTCGGCGCGCGAGGGTGGCGCAGCCGCCGGTCTCAGCTACATGTTCCAAGGCCGGCGGGGATGCGCCAAGTCGTATGCCAGCAACATCGGAAGACAACTCGCCAGTAGATCCTTCCAGCAAAGCCGTCACCAAACGTGCCCTAGTGGTGGGACACAAAAGGTCTCTAACGATACGTTTGGCGAGCGAATTAGTCAACGTAACAGCTTTGTTCGGACGCCGTTTATACCAATCGACGCCATCAAGGATTGATGGATGCTCCTTAATGAATCCGCGAATTTGCCCTTCTACGATCGGCTGAATGACTTTCTCAAGCGGGTCCATTCCCGGCGCGGGTAAGTCTCGCTTCGGCGCCAATTCTCGCAGCGCAGAGATTTGTTCTGGCGTCAGCAGTGAGGCGAGTGGGGTTGCCATTATTGAGACTTATAGGCTCGCATTAGCACTTTCGCGGCGTGCCATGCGAGCATACCGTAGTAGCCTGTTCATGCTGTCGTTTGGACCGGGACGCACATACCGCGCCCGATAACTCTCTGCGGTGTGCCGTGTGGCGCGGGGAGGCTCTAGCGGTTCCCCTGTAATGTATTTTGGGCGTGATCCTCGGTGCATATTCCGTTGCCAGCGCATTTGCTTTTAACCTTCTTTAAAGTCATCGTCGCCGTAGAGCCATTTGATTCTGAGATGCGCGGCTATAGCGGTGGCTAGGGCGCATTCGGCTGGAGTTTCGCATCCGATAGTCGGCCGCTGCGAGTGTTGGATGTTGGAACGAATGTCGGGATCAGCCTTTTGTTTTTCTCCCCACCACGCGAGCGCGGCCTTCCAAAGTGGGTCATCAAAACCGATCATTGCCGTTATTCTTCCTTAAAAGTATGACGGCCAGTACCGTCAGGTTGGATATTCCACTCCCGCCGTCGATTAATGACCATCTTCCGGTCTATTTCTTCGTGTAGATCCACACCATTTAGCATCGCCCAGCAATATAGGAGGATGACGATATCGGCCGCCTCAACTGCAGCTAAGCGATCATCGGGCGCATCAAAAAATTCGCGAATTTCCTCTCTTAGATGCCCCGTTACGCCAGCCGAAGTGGCGGTGGGGAAGTGATCGCGCTGCCAACTATTAATAGTGGCTTGAGTTTCGCGAGGGGGCATTCGGATCGGACCGTGTGAGAAGTCCCATTCGTCGCATTTGTCCATAACCATTAATCCCTGTTAACGGCGGGGTCGCGAACACGACTCAATAGATGCTCGCGATATGCGTTTAATGCGTCAAGCACGGGCGGTTCAAGAGCGATGGCTTTGCTATTCGATATACCGTCGCTCGTCCAGATCCAAATGTGGTATCCGTCTTGTGCCGCATAGACCCCATCGCCGAGATAAGTTTCATCTTTCATTTTCTCTTCCCTCGAAGAACGCCGCACGTGCCGCCCGATATTCTGCATGCGTGGGGAATGGCGGGCCACTTTTCAGTGGCCTCACCCGCCAAAAATACTTGTCTTTCTTCTCGCTCTCACAAGGCTCTGCTACCCACTCGCGACCGCCGTGCCCGAAGCGCTCAATGCTGACTGTCAACGTGCTTCTCGTCCCAGTCAAACAGGTCGAATTGCACCGCGCGACCGATCCGCTCTAACGCCTCCAGTTCTTCCTTGGCGCTAGCAAGCTGATCCCTTAGCCGCCATTTGGCGATGCGCTTCATAGCGCGGATATCCTTCGGGCCGAACTCGGCTTCGGTCGCATCAGCGACAACCTGTTTCAGATCATCGGCCGCGACTTGCTGTTGCCGCATGCACTCTTCCATGCGCGTAACGAAATCCTTGGTCGCCGTTGACCGATTGAGGTCAAACATCTTGTTGAAGTCGCGCTTCGGCTCGGTGTTGCCGGGTTCTGCGTCGGACATATCTAATATTCCTCTGAACAGTTGAAGTGGGTGATTCCGTCTCTTGAAACGCAGGAAATGACCCGGCTCACGCCGAGAGAGAGCGAAAAATCGCGCAGAGACGGTATTTCTGTACCCCTGATGTCACCCCGCACTTGGTGGAGAAGTTTTCCGCTCCCTAACTGTTAATGGGCGTTAACGGTTTACGGCGCAGCCCACTTCCCCGTATCCTCATGAACGATCCGACCAGCGCGAGCGAGTTTGCTCAATAGGCCAGTCACCGTTCCCCTCGCGGGCGAGCCGATGGCTTTCCGTATCTCGGGACCAGACATGGGACGTTGACTGTTGGTCAATGTCGCCATGATCCGATCGCTAACCGATATGCCATTAGAGTGCGCCGCCGGTCCCTTCTTTCTGAATAGGGGCGCGCGAAGCGGATGGGCTGTAGGCGCCGTTTCTGGCGCGGGCGCCGGCTTATCCGTTATAGCGAACGCGGCAATTGCCCACTGCAGCGTGTCATACTCCAACCGCAGCGGAGCCAATTGTTTGTCGATTTCGTTCTGTAATTCGTCAATGCGCGCTTCAAGCTTCGCAACGCGATCGGCGACAGGCTGTGGAATACTACTCATGTGCTCTCTCCTTCCTTTAAGGGCTGTTAACGGCAGCCATAGATGCTGCCCTCAGAAACCAATCTTCGATTTCGGTAAATGTCATGCGTGAATTATTGAAATCCGGGACGCCCTGACTACGCTTGCCGATGGGGCAGTCACAAGCTTCCGCCAACCGATCACGCGCCAATATAAATTTATCAACGGGCCATCCATCGGGGCGAATCCTTGGATCGGTTCCCGTAACTGCTTTAACCAACGCGCCATTGGCGCACACCCGTCCCTCGCCGTCTGATAATTTGCCGCGACACCAACCTTCACGGCGCAGAATGTCGAGAGCATCCAAAATGATTTGAGTTGTTTCGTCTAAATTCGTTCCGTCGAGAGGCATTAGCTTTCTCCTTTAAGTCCGATTAACGGGTTAATTCTTGTAGCGCGTTCTGTCGCGCCTCGTTCAGTTCAGTCATTGCCGCTGTGCTACCGCCAGTATCGGGATGTGCAACTCGCGCGCGCTCGCGGAAGACACGTTCAATTGTATCTTTGTCAATCACCCTATCCGTGATGCCCAAAACCTCTCGCCACGACTTAGGCGCAGGTAATGCCTTGAACCCCGCGAAAGAAGCACGAACCAATGCGAGAGTACCGTGCCGCAACTCTACACGACGCGCTTCAATGATATGATGAATGGCTTGTAAGTTGCCGGCGACGTTATCATAACGATCAACAGGAATACAAACCTGTAGCTGTTCCCAGGTGAAATAAACGGCCACGCCAGGATCGAGTGGACGTTCCGATCCGAGCGTCACATTTGACGACATGACAACATTCGTAACAACTTTGCCGCTATCTTGACCAAACAATCGAAGTGAAGTCTGCACGTTCTTGAGTGCGCCAGGCAGCGTCGTCTTGAATCGCCCCGGTTCATGACGAGATGCACGAGGGAACCCAGCAGGCCAAGTAAGAGGATACGCGGTTGTCATCTTTTAATTTCTATTAACGTCTAGCGCTTCAAGCGCATCCGCCACTGCAGCCGGGCTGCGATTTGATAGAGGCTCACGAAGTCCAAAAAACGGAGAGTTCTGAATATTAGCTAATGGCAAACCAAATTGTTTTGCCAACTCTCTCTTGAGCCTGTTTGATGCTCCTCCGGTTCGCGACCCTTTGACGATGCCCAATTGTGCAGCCACCTCAATCGCGCACGTGCGGCATGAACCGTAATACCACCAATCTGGCGGGTTTTCTCGCAATTCCCGTATAAGCAGTTCACGATTCAACTTCTGTTCGTTCGCGATATCAAACGGCATAGGGGGTTCTCCTTTAAGAAGCCTTAACGGTTAGCGGCACGGAGGAATCCATTCCCCAATCGCGCCGATGTGCATCAGCGACGGTTTTGAGGTCGTCGATGCAGTCAAAACAGATATACGTTGGCATGCCACCAGCATGGACGCCAATCATTCCGACCGTCTCTAGATGTGGGTGCGAGCAACGGATGCACGTGGGGACGCGCGGCGGCCCTTTGCTCATTCTGCCGCACTCTCATGTTTTGCGTTGGCTTTCCGTTCAGCTTTCATATGGCCAATGACTATCTCAACGATTTGAGGAACCGGGAGGCGCCCCCGTGCCCAGCGCGAAACTGTCTCACGCTGCCGCCCGACGATCGTGGCGAAGTCTCCATGAGTCATTTCAAGCTCTACCAGGGCGACCCGGAACTCTAGCGCTGTCATCATTGCGCGAGGCTACACCGTCAGAAACCCTCATGTCAAAACATTTTTCGCACTAAATTGACTTTCCGCTTGACCTCAGCGACGGCGCGGCTTTATGGTTTGCCTGCCACCCGCGCTCCCGGCACCCCAACGCCGGTTAGCCCGCCCCTTAAGGCTACGACGCGCGGGTGGTCACGGAGAGGTAAGATGGCTTTTGCGGACGATTTTAGAACGCATCTTACGGCGACGATGCAGGTGCAGAGTGCGGCTTGCCAGGCGGGCGATTATCACGGCGAGAGCAACCGTCTTCTGCGCCGAATGATCGCGGAAGTTCGGGAAGCGTTGAACGAGATGGACGATCTCGCCGATAGCGACCTACAGCCTACCGTCGTGATGATGCGGCGCTTGATCCGTGAAAGCATCGCTAGAGCGCGCGAAGGATTGAAGCCGATGGACGAGGCCGCGCGACTTGAAATTGATGAGTATCGCCGCGAGAAAGAGCGGCTGCAGGGGAAGCCAGAGAGGGGTGCCGATGACGAGCATGATTCTTGATCGCTCGCGCGCCGAAGCGCAGCGCGATCTCCTGCTGCAATTCGTGCGGAGCCTACCGCCCGACAGCATGTGGCACGAGGCGGCGTCGCGCGTCCTGATGCGGGTTGGGGAGATCGGGGAGCGGGAGCCTACTCCGGATGCAAGAAAAATTGCTTGGAAAGCCCTTGGTTACACCTGGGAAATTGGAGGCGAAAACGTCGATCGTATCGCGCGGGCGATTTACAACGCGCCCAACGGACTAGATGGCGATCAGATCGCGGACATGCTCTACACAGACGACCGAATGCCAGACACCCGCGAGGAGGCTCTGATAGCGACGTTCGATGTCTGTCGGCAAGCCGCCCGCGCTGCTATCGCTGCAATGCCCCGCGCCGAGGCGCTCGCTGTCGCCGTGGCGGCGCTGGAAGAAATTAGAGAAGGTCGCGTTGCGGTATCTCTCGATTTTGTACAGGAGTTCGCGCGGCTAACCCTCGCCGCGATCGAGGCTGCCGCGCCGCCGTCCAAGCTAAGCCCCAAGGGAGAACCGTCATGACATGGCAAGTGCCCGGCGCGCAGGGGAACTTCGTCCACTGGCCGCAAGAGCTTGATGATCACGAGGCTGAGATCGACTCGTGGGAGTCGGTGACGGTTGATTATATTCCACCGCCGCCGCCCGCGCCCTGGTGGCGCGCGCCGCTGTTATGGGGGTTGGCGATGGTGGGTCGCATCAATCGCGAGGCAGTGTGGGGCATGAGCGCCGGCGTCATATTGATTATTACGCTGTTCGCGCTGTTCTGCCTTTAATGGAGCTTAAAGGATGATCCAACTCGATCCCAATAGTCTCGTGACCAAATACTTTCTGTGGCAATGCGATCACAACGTCTTCGTCACCAACGCAGATCCGGTGGATAATAAATATGTTCGTCGGAAGGGTGCATATTACTTAGAACACGGCACGACACTATGCCATATTTTTTGGGCCACACTATGGATGCCATTGGTGGCTGCCGCCATTATCGGATTTCTTCTCGTAATGCTGGCTGCGCTTCATGTTTCCGCATATGAGGCGTTTAGTGCAAAATTTGGAATTGCCGCTTTCTTCGCGCCCGAGTTTTTCGTGCTTGGATTTGTTATCGCCGCTGCTCTTTTGACCCTGATCTTGATGGGTGCTGGGAAGCTCCCGTTTTGGAAATTGGTTTGGTTGTACCTAAAGGGGATCAAAAATCGGATTTGCCCCTTGGTTCAATTCGACGCCGTTAAGGGGCATTAACGCTATGTCAAGGCACTCGAACAATGATCGAGACAATAAAATAATAGAATTTTATCGGACGCATAATTTGCGACAGACTGGCGCTGAATTTGGGATTAGCCACTGGCGGGTAAGCCAAATTCTTCAGGCACATAAGACTGCTCGGCGTGAAAAGCGAGAATGGTTGGAACCGCTTGATTGCCATCCCGACCCGTGCATTGAAGGTGCGGCAAAAGCTATGCATCTAGCGGATGTTCCGCCCGCTACTAGGGCGTGGAACCGACTTTATAGGAAGCGCCGTGACCGTTATCGTGCGATGGCTAGCGCGGCTCTTGCGAGCGTTAAGAGGAGTTAAAGGTGAGCGCTGAGACCACGGAATGGCCGGGTCGGATACGACTCTCGATGAATAGTCCTCGCCATAGTGAGGTACGATGGCGTCGGTTGTGCGGCCGTGTTTCTCAGCGCTCTCCTTTAAATCAATTAAAGGCGCACAATCATGGCAACACTTGAAGTTCCCTACGCCGTTCGTTGGGGACATCCGCGTACTCGAACGCTGAGGAGGCATCCGAAGCGGCAAGCGCGCCGTGAGCGTGCTTATAAACGCGGCGCTCCGCGACCGAAAGCCAAGAGTTAGGAGAATGTCCATGTTGGTTGCCGAGGAAATCGAGGTTGGTGTGCGCGGGCGCAACATCACTGTGCGTGGCGTCCGCGTGCCCGATGCGAAAAACACTTATGAGCGAACAGAAGAAATTTCCTTGGATCTGACTTTGGCACGAGAGTTGTTTCGTCTGCTGAGTGCGGCAATCCCGTTAGCAGAAACATTCGGACCAATCAGATCTGATGGGGATGTAATTTCGGCGCTGCATGAAGTTGTCAATCCCGCCGTTAAAGTAGCTTAAAGGCAAATGTATCTTCTTCCATTCACTTGTGCGCATTGCGGCAAAGCCGCGACTCAATCCGTGAGTGCGGTCAATCGCGCTCGGAAGATTGGCGCGCCGCTCTACTGCAATAAAACCTGTGCCGGGGCAGCGCGGCGCGCAAATAAGACAATGGCACAAAAGGTCGAAGAGAAACGGATTTACGATGCCGCGCGACGCATTAGGGAAGCAGATAGATTGAGGGTCCAAAAAGCGGCATATCACCAGCGGACTTATGACCCAGCCAAAGCGGCAGTTGTTCGGGCAGCGCGGATGCCCCGTCATATTGAATATTGTCGGCAACCCGCGTATCGCGCATGGAAGACCGAATACGATCTTCGACGCCGCGCGGCTGAGTTTGGTGAATTTTCGGAAGCGTACCTGCTTGCGTTAGAGGTTAATCGCGAAATCAAACAGAGGATGACCCGCTATGAAATCTACCAAGAAAGAGGCAGGCTCAACGGTTCCACAAAACGGAAACGCGCAGCCGCAGCAGGTACCGTTGCTCTCGGCTGAAAATTTGAAAACAGCGCTTTGGGAAACGCTTCACGGCATCAAGGATGGAAGCCTTCTGCCGGGTCAAGGTGACGCCATCGCCTCTCAGGCGAGAGAGATACTACGCACCGTCAAGATCCAACTACAGATCGCTGGACAAACAAAGCGGCGGGTTCCGATGGATGTGGTGGACTTCGCCGAACAGGCGCTGTTGCCCGCGCCGCCGCCCGCAGAATAAGCCGTTAACACCACTTAAAGGAAGAGAAAAATGCCCCTAGACAGCACAAAGTGGCAAGAACTTGCGGCTGAATTGGAATCGGTCGAACCGTTCGCTAGTCCCACTCTGACGCTGCCAAAGAGCGCGGCGGCAAACCCGTCCCCGTTTCCGCGCATTATGTTTTTGCCTCTTTTCGTGGCGTTCGGAGCGCTTGGGTTTATAGGCGGTCTCATCATTTTTGAGACACCCAGCCCGCCGTCGCCAAATGTCCTGGTCGGCATGCCGGATGCGGATGCGCCATCCATTTCTCCCTCGGTCCCCATTGGTTTAACCACGACAGCGAGCGGGGTACTGGTAAATACAGGGATTACAATCGGGAGCGGCACTACGGGTACGGTTATATATATGGCTTCTACGGGCGTACCATATGGCGGCATCATTACTGTCGATGGCACTACCATCACAAGTAATAGCGGTAATTTTATGGAACACGCAATACCACCGCACGGCACTGATTATGATGTTATGAGTGACAGCTATTATGATATGGACGGGAACTCAGTCGCGGATGGTCACGCCAATGGTGCGCGTTATCACGTCATCAGTGAAGGGTATTACGGCGCTGGCGGTGCCCTCCTAGAGCGTCGAGTATCAATGCATATCGTCGATCCGCTCTATTGCTCGCCGGGGCACGATCGCCCGATGGTCGCGAGCGGTAATGACCCTGTGCCGGGGCCTGTGTACCAGCAAATGCAGGGCAACGCACAATTCGCGTCTGTCGAGCCTAGCTTTTAACTTCTCTTAAAGTAAAGGTTTGATGCCAACGTTTGCCGCAGACGATTACGACGCCATTCGGGCACGGATGCATGAGTTGCGTGCAGCACCCATATCAAATATGGCGGCGCCCGCATCGGGACAGCGGTGCAGTCAGAACTATGATGGGAAAACGTGTGGGTTTGGCTGCGTTTTAGCACTCACGACTGGCATAATGTGCCGCAACTTCGGTAGCAAAATCTTGGCCCCCGACTAATGGAAAAGCCGAAAGACCAACAACTCAAAAGTATCGATCATTCCGTCCGCGCATACGATAGCGCACGGCTGACGTGGCGACGCGAGCAGACTGAGTACGGTTGGGGATTCTGGTATCTGATCCGTATAGATCCGCCGGCCGATGCCTAAGCCGAAACCGATAGAACAATTGTTCACTGAGTGCGGGATTTGTGGCGCTTCCGTTCATGTCAACGGTTTGTCCCAACATCTACGAGCGCACGGAGTGGCGAAGGACAGCGATGATGCAACCGTGGCGCACGCTCACCGTGTATGGAAGCGCATCATAGAGCATCAGAAGAAGGCAAAACTGATATGAGCGACGATCGCTACGACGTGTTAGGCGTGAATCTCCGCTCAAAGACGGTGCGGATCATATCGCGGGATCTGAGTGCGCCGAATGCCGATGCCCTTGTGAAGCTCGCAGTCATGCGCCGGGGCATCGAAGACGAGTTCTTTGTGGAATAGCCAGTTGGCCAGTACCGCGACGGCGACATATTCGGAACCGTTAATCAACCTTAAAGGAGAGGGAATTGTCACGCTCTGGTTACACCGATGACTTAGGCAGCGAATGGGCGCTGATTTGCTGGCGCGGGGCAGTTGCTAGCGCCATCCGAGGAAAGAGAGGCCAAGCCTTCCTACGGGAGATGCTAGACGCGCTCGATGCGCTAGAGGCAAAGCGTCTTATTGCAAACGATTTGGTTCGTGAGGGCGAACTGCTCAGCGATGGTGTCTGCGCTATTGGTGCGATCGGCATGGCCCGTGGAATCGAAATGTCTGAGATTGATCCCGAGGATCGAGACACAATCGCCGGCACCTTTGACGTAGCTCCCGCTCTAGCCGCAGAAATTATGTATGAGAACGACGAGGGTTCTTGGCAAGAAACGCCAGAGCAGCGGTTTGCGCGAATGCGGGCATGGGTTGACAAGCAGATACGCCGTTAACAACAATTAAAGGAACCATCCAAATGGATATCCGGCATATCGAAGAGCGTCACATGATCGAATATCGTGGGCAAAGTGTCTCTATTGGGGTGACTGATACTGGCGAGTGGGTTGCGGTACGCTCTGTGACCCCGGCATTTTTGATGATGGGCGACACCCCAGAGGAAGCGGAAGAAAAGGCACGACATGCCCTCGACTTTTGGGCCGTTGAACGATTTCCCCGTTAAGGACTATTAAAGGAAGGAGAAGGCTAATGCCTTTTGATGGAACAGAGACTCCGGCGTTGCGGCGCGCTCGTTTGATTGAAGTGCTCCGTTCGCCGATGCCAAACACTTGGAAATGGGATTTCGGCGTGACGGAGGAAGAACATGAATGCGGCACCGCTGGGTGCGCGTTGGGCCTCGCCCGGCAGTTGTGGCCAGAGATGAATGATTTTCACGCGATAAGAGATCGCGAGGCCGCATTCTTTGGGATAACAAAAGACCAAGCCTTCAGTGTCTTTTTCGGTCCATATCGCGGATGTTTTGCAAGCGTAACACCTGAGATGGTGGCCGATCGGCTTGAAGCAATTGACCGTTAACTGGCCTTAACGTCAATGACCGAGTGCTGCGAGTTGATGCGCCTAGAATTGGCCCGTGTTTGTGATATCCATGAATCCGATCCTTGGGGATGTGCAGACCGAGTTATCGTGAAACTGCGCAATAACGAATATGGGTTAATTATTCACGATGGCGGAAGTGCGTTCTACGGAATCAAATTCTGTCCGTTCTGCGGCACACGACTTGGAAACGAAGAACGGCAATGACCCAAAGCGACGACATCGATTTCTCACTATTCAGCTTTGGCGCTCTCAGAAAATCAGACCGCGAGAGGTGTGGTGTGTACTTGGTCATCAAATCACGATGGCGTCCAAGCCGTCATGGAAAGAAGTAGCCGTTGCGATAGAGCGGTGGGCCGCGCGCCAATACGATGGTTCCTGAAGTGGCGGGTAGGTTAATGATACGAGCGGCAGGATACTTGAATCTAACCAGCGCGCTATTGACTGTTGGTTTTGTACGTTTATGTGATCGGGTTTGTCTTCGGCATGTGGCGGGTGATAATGCGCTGAGAGGAATGCCACGGTATTGGATATGTCCTTGAACCAAAGCGCGACTATCCATATGAGCAGATGAAGAAGGTCCGCCGCCCATGCCGCACCTGTGACGGATCGGGCGTTATGTCTTGCTGTGATGGTGCGGTGGGGGTGTCGGTTGACGTGACGAATCAAGAGGGCGGGAATGACTGACGCTGCTAAGATTGTTGACGATATCATCCGAGGATGGGCCGGTTTAACCGGGGCGGAGGATGAAATCGTGATGCAAGAAAGCATCGCCAGGGAGAAATTTACTCGTGCAATTGAAGAAGCAGAGGCGCGCGGGCGAGCGGTGGGGAAGGAGGTTATTGAGGCGGCTCAAGGGGTCGTAGCCGCCCACGCCGCGATGCAACAGCGTGGCGGTTCAGTTGTCCCTATAGAATTACATGAGGCCACCGCGGAATTGCAAGAAACTCTTGATTCCTTCTCAACTCTTAACGTGAATTAAAGGCGATTACCGCAGACACGCCAATTACGATCAGCATAAGGAAAGCACCGAACACCATCGAAAGCACATAATCGCTGCGAGATGGTGCCGGGGCTTCCCAATCTTCTCTGTTGCCATCGAACACGGTTATCGGCCCCAATCTCGGAAAACAATCCATACAGTCAGCACAAACAGCGGCAGCAACGGCACAGTGTAGAACAACTGATACCACTTTGGCCGGTGCAATCTATTCAATCTATCCGCCATTCCCGCTCAATTGTCCTGTACTTGGTGGGGGCCAGTAATCTGGGGGATTAGGAGGCATCCAATTCGGCTCGTCCCCTTCAAGAAAGGCAGCGGCGGTGCGCATTCTGCGCGGGTCATCGCCAAATAATCCCATCCCGACATTACACGCACGACAGACTAAGCCTCGTACCCGACCGTCTGCATGATCGTGGTCCACATCGACCGCCGCTCGCACACGACATAACGCACACAAACCATTCTGCGCTTCGAAAAGCGCCCGATATTGATCGTGATCAATACCATAGCGATGGCGCAATCGAGTTGCGCGGAAAGCTTTGGGATCGCGTGCGCGACGCGCTCGCTCCGCTGCGTTAACTTTCTCTCGGTTCAGCCGGTTGTATCGCCGTTTTTGCGCCTTCCGCGCAACCTCATCCTTGTAGGGCATCTTAGCCCCCGCCCCCACCTAGCTGTCCTGTACTCGGTGGATTAAAATGCCACCAAAAATGAACTGCAAGGCCGCCGGCAAGAACACCGCAAATCCAGATGATCGGCGGCCAAGCCTCGGAGATATGCCATGTCCACATCGACAGAGTGAGGCCGTTATGGGTCAATGCGATTGTCTCGAATACTGCAAACGAAATGATCCACGAGGCCAGTATCACTGGCCAGATGTAGACGAGATGAGCAACGATCCAAGCCATCATGCTCCGTTCCTTTATGACCATTAATGGCTGCGATAGCCTTACATCCCCACCGGAGCCGCCGCCAACGCTAGCACGCTCGGCAATGCCGTGATAATGCCAGAGGTGGAATTGATGGCTTGATTGGTTTGATGCACCTTGGCGATGCAAGCCGTTTCTAAAGTTTCGGTAGCCCAATTAAATTGGGGGGAACCGGGCTGGTAGAGAGTTGCGATCTCTGCGGCAGTGAAAGTGCCAACCTGTTTCCCCGCTGTTACTGCCTCAACTTGCTGGATCGCGGCCGCGACTGAAAGCGCTCCCGTGCCAGTAGTGGGATCGGTTGGATTTGTCGGCATGGTACCGGCGCATGCAGCGCCAGCCGTATCGGGCGGTGTAGCGGCTAGGGCGACCGCATGCTGTTGCTGAAGGTCTGTGATCAGCGTGTTGCCAAGCTGGGTCAAAACTATATTGATCTTGGCTGAGTCCGCCGCGCTAATGAGACCGCCAACGCATCCCGCAAGCAAAAGACCGATCGCCGAAGTCGCGATAATAGTTTTGCGCATTAGTCAGTCCCTCCATGTATTTTGGATGATAAGATCTTGATGGCATGCTGCCCAAGCGTCATCGATTTTGTCTCGCCCGTCTGGTCCTTGTATGAGACTTCGCCGGTCACATCATCAGCCATAACCAACTCGCCTACATTGGCATTCATGAAATTGTCCAATCTCACTGCGTTATAGAATTTCGCCACATCGCCATCTACACGCATCAGTGTAAACTCCGCATCACTTCACTCAGTATCCAGAATATAACGGTTGCTCCGCCCATAGCCAAATATTGTGTTCTTTCCAAACGCGCAAAGCGATTGATATTTTCTGAGTGGCGCCCTTCGCTAATCGTCTCATGCTGATCTAATTTTCGATCTAGCCCATCATTCACCTTTTCCTGAACGCGAACATGATCCTCAAGCCTGCGCCCGAGTTCAGCGGTGCTGATGTCATCGTGCCGGCGACCGCGATCCTCACCACCTTCTCTTCTCCACCACCCCATTGTGGCCCCTACGGAGTAAACTTTGGCGCACGGTGCCGAGCGCTGTATCGAGTCGCCCGATATGAAAGAGGACCGCCTAAGTACATCGCCGTCACCTGAGTCCATGCGCCGCCTTCGTACAGGCTTTGATAGCCACCGGGTAACAACGTCGGACAGGGACCAGCAAGCTTCTTCTGATAATCCCATGGACCGGGGCCGACAGAGAAATACGCCGGCAGTACAAAATCAGATATCTTGATCCCGTTCACGTCGATCGCCAGCGCATCGTCTTCAACTGGGTCTGCCAACTCAGCTAACGCTACGCGACCGTCTCCCAGAGTGACAGTCTTGTTGATCGTTGGATTTCCGCGAAGCTCGAATGATTCGTGGCTAACATCGACGGTCCACGAAATCCCGTAACGTATACAGTCTCCAACGAAACACCGACCGAAAATCACTCCAGACTGATCGTCATGAAACCCGCCGACAGATGGATCGGCGCTACTGTTGTTAAGAAAAATTGGCCACCGTGGGTCGCCTGCCGCCGGCATTTGCCCGAATGGCATAAACGAATAGGTGCAGGGATCAAATCCCCACGCTGGGCGCAATAGCGCATCGTCAGCGACTTGGAGTGCTGCCACAACGGTTGCGGCCTCCGCGTCGCGGAGCACCTTGCTTGCGTTGACGATTACGATAGCCGTCATCACCTTCATCCACGAAACAAGAGAACTATCAAAACTATCAGGAGGATGAGGCCAATCCCGCCGCCGCCATAGCCATAGTGCGCTGGGAAATAACCGCCATATGCCCCTCCAAACCCGCCACAGACGAGGAGCAGAACAACGATTAAGAGAAGTAAACCCATGATATCACCCGCTACAAATGAATGGGAAACACTACGAGACCAATGATCATTGTCAGGATGACTAGCAGGATATCGCCTCCCGCATTAACCCACACGGCCCCGTAAATGGATAATTGCGACGGACACCGAAGAAGGCCCAGATAATCCAGCAAACCCAATAGACGACGGAGATCGGTGTCATCACGTCTCTCCTTTTACGCTGCCGGGGTCACGACAACAGTAGGCGGAAGGGGCGGTGGTACAACAGGTACAGCGGGCGAAGGGGTAGGCGCAGTAACCTCCACCTTGTGCGCGCCAGGGGGTAATGGCAAAACGCCCGTGGTTTGTTTCTCGTCTGTTGGTGCCGGCACAGTGATGATGTTCGGTCCAGAGGCAACTGGCTGAGGCGACGGGACATTCCAAGCTGCGGGTGCCGTAAAGCCGAGTTTACCGGACGCACCTGGGAATAACCAATGCGCAAGACCCGTGAGGATCGCGCCCATTAGCAGGATTAGCGCCTGTTGATATTGTGGATCAGAAAAGATCTGTACGCCAAATGCCTTATTTAAGGCAAGACTAATCATCGTAGCGAGGCCGCCAAGCACTTCCGGTGAAGTGAATATGCTTGTCGTGAATGCGACTTGGGCTGGCTTATCAGGCGGGTTCATGCCATAGCCTCTAGTAATAGATATAGATCCATCTCTTGTTCCCGACGTTTTGTCAATCCAGCAAGCGCGACAAGTACCCCATCGACATGAGATTTATTCCAAAATAGAAATGCATCGGCGGCGCCTTGATATTTACCCGCTCTGTGAAGCCGTAACACAGTAGATCCCCGGAATGCGCCAATGCCAATATTGAAAGTTAGGCTCACCATAGCAGAAAATTGATTGTCTGTCGTAGATACGTCGCTGGTTACACCATTGACGCCCTCACACGCCGATGAAACATCTGCAGCTAGCAAGGCATCAGCCTGCTCTTCGGTAATCGTTGTCCCCATCGTGGCAGGAGTGTGGCCCCAACCAATAGTGGGGATCCCTGCCGGATCAAGGTAAGCGTTTAGCTGGAGACTCTCGCCAGTTTTGATGATAGCGAGACCGGCAGCATTTATTTGTCGCATCATCGCGTAAAGCATCGCCGGGGTGCCGAAGCACCCCAGCAAGCCTTCCGATTACGGGCCAGGCGCGGTAGGCGCAGGCTGTTGCCCGGTAACGGCGTCCGTGCCAACGATGTCATCGATCACGACAACCGCATAGTTGACGGTGATTACGAGTTCGGTATCGCCGGCACTGTCGGTCACGGGGATCACCATGCCCATCGTGTTGGCGCTAGGCTGCGTCAGCGCGTTGATCGTGAGCAAATTGGCGTTGATGGCAACATTGATCGCCGGACTCGGCGAAGTCGCCGTAAACGTATCGGTGGGCGGAACGGGTACCTGAGTGCTCGTCCCATCCACAACGAGACCGAGGGTCACGGTATGAACGTCGGTCGCCAAGAGATTGATGGTAAGGGTCTGCGGTGTGCCTGCCATGGTGGTCTTCCTTTCAGGGGGGTGGTGGTTGCGTTGTAATAACATCGCTGACAGCTACGATTTGGAATTTCTGTCTCTCAACGTCCTTGATAATCCGGTCAACCCGCAGAAATAATTTATATAGCATCCAACCAATTTCAATTTCTGCGTCGGTCGCGTTCTCCCAAGGGTCCGCGATGCCGTGCTCATCGTAAGCTTGGACAGGCGGGTTCATTCTCAATGCATAACACGTTTCTTGTGTTCACGCTACCTCGGCTTATACCTAGGGTAATTCCGTCCTCCGCGACAATTCTTTCGCCTGCGCGGCATCGCCGATTTCCGCCTCAACGATTTTCATTTGCGCTAGCCTATCTGCAAGGATTGCCTCAAGTTCGATTATGTGTTTTTCGGTGATGGCTACCGCATCTAACTGCGCTGCTGTCGGTTCATGCCCCATCGCCTTAGCCATTTCGATAATGGTATTCAGCCCAACAAGGGTTATCTTGGTTTGGTCTAATTCCCCTTGGCGAGCAGCGGTCATATCGCTATTAACCAATGTATGAATCTGCTTCAACTGAGAAGCCGTATCTGCGGCATTGGTGCGCGCGACCGCCGCCACTTCATCCGTCTTGGCAATCGTAAGCTGCTGTGAACTATGCAATAATTTAGCCGCTATCGCAGCCTGTTCTGCCACGGCGTCCGCCTTGGCGGCGATGGCATCCTGCCTAGCAAAGTCTTCTACTCTTTCAGCGCGGCGTGTACGCCCCTGTAGCATAGTCAACAAAACTGGCGACGCAAAAGCAAGTCCCCCAACGATCAGCACCGCGATACCCTGATCCATGCACTAAACCTTGACCATGCAATTCAGCACTATCGCTAACCCTATCGCTAAGAGGATAGCAGTCACAACTTCACTTCGCGTCACAATCCTGTTCCATCCGCGTGACGACATTGAGTTGCGGACGAAGCGCCCGCGCTGGTCACGATCGGCATCAGTTTTCATGATTGACAGATTTGTAGAGCATCGCCTATATTCCCTGCCACCTACGGGACGTTGGCTGTGGTGGCCATCGAAGCGGGTCTAACCAGCCCGGTAGTTCTCGCGAAACCGGATGCATACGGTCTAGCATCAGAGAATCGTCCCCATATTCGGCACTACGGGTGAGCGGACGCCTAGCGACCAATCGCCCATTCCGGGGGCAGCCAACAACCGTTGGAGCGGTGGGCTGCCTTCCGTGTTTTTGCGCATGCCTTTAATCATGCTTAACGGTTGTGCCGTCATCCCGCAATATCCAGCACGACGCCCCATGCGAGCGCCAGCAGCGCGAGCACGAAGACGGCATCCGAGCGGATAATGCGGAAGGCGAGATCAGCGGTTGCCCGTATTGTCATTTCTCTCCTCATTGCGGCACATAACTCGCGATGATCGGTTGAGCGATCGGCACCAGCAGCGATTGCCCAAGCGCTGTAGGATGGATCAGATCGGTGTTGTAATACAGCGTGTTCGTCAGGTTTGCCGGGTTTCCCATAATCGGCTGCGAAGCGAAGTCGATCACCCCGTCAATCCCGTTCGCAATCTGCCAAGCCGCGTTTGTCAGCGTCGCATTGTAGGCGAGCCGGTTCGGCTCCGTCATTGTGCCGTCGCCGCGTGGCAGCAGCGTCGTCAGAAGGATCTTGTCAAACCCGGCCGTTCGGCGCAGTTGCGCGTTTGCGGCCACAGCAGCGGCGTAGAGCGCAGGCGTCGCGTAGCTGTCGATCGCGCCATCGTTTGAGCCGATTGCGCAGATATATTCATAGACACGACGCTGCCCGCCGGGGAAACTCTTGACCGCCGCAATCGGGTCAACCCACGTCAGCGCAATGCTCGTGACGGGGTTGCTGCCCGCAGCAAGCCGCGTTCCGCTGATCGCCATGTTGCGCATAAGGATGTTACCACTCTGATAGGTGGCAAATCCCTGCATCGTCGGTTGGCCGCAGTCGCCTACCCCGACGACATTCAATAGTTGGAAAGGCCAATCGTTATTAGAAGAATAACATCCCGTAATGCTGTCGCCTGTGATGGCGAGGACGATAAGTCCGGCGGCGTGGGCAGCGACGGTCCCGAGCAGGCAGCAACTCAGAACTACCGCGCCGAGTAACCGCTTCATCAGACGGCACCAAAGGCGTGGAGCAGCGTGTGGTTGCGATTATAAATTGCCGTAATCTGCGTGCCCGTCAGGGCGCCGCCAGCAAAATACAATGCTGGGAGGAAGTTTCCCGGATCAGACACGATGTCGGTGTTTGGCACGGCAGACGACTCAACAGTGTACGCGGTGATTAATGTCCCATTGTGATAGAGCGAATAGCCGCTTGACGACGTGCGACTAATGACCCAAAAGCCCGAGCTATCGCCCGCATTTGCGGAACTCTGCTCCGGGGATGCGTTGTTCAGGAGCGTCGGCGTCGTGTCGTTGGAATACTGCGGCCAGATTTCTACAAGGGTATCGGTGGAGTCCTTGATGAGCGGGGTATTGAACTGTGCCGTCGTCAGATTCCATGAACCAATCGAGGCTGAGTTCTTCGTATAGTTGCCGCCCGCTGTCGTCGGGTTGAAGGCACTGTCCATGCTTGGCAGATTAGGACTCGCCCCCGTCCAGCCTTGATATGCCGTGAACGCTGGTACACCGCCGGCCTCAACTTCTTGTGGGTAGAAATTGCCCGAGATCAGATTGACGGCAGATGTGCCCTCGTCAGGCGCGGCACGAACAACAAGCACGTCGAGCGACGGCCAAACACCATCCGCAACCAACCCATCAATATATGCCGCGTAGAGTGCTTGGTTGGCTGGTGACGGCAGGGTGATGAGCCGGTTGAAGAACTGCGCGACTTGCGCTGATGGCGCTCCGCCTCCACTCCGTAGCAGTATGGCGCGAGCCGGCGTCGCTGCTAAAAGCCCCAATCCAGCAATTACGGCTCGGCGGTGGATCAATGCACTCGCGCCTTCAATTCCTCAATCTCGACTTGCTGCTGCTGAACAGCGTGCCAGAGAACAGGAACCAACCCCATGTAGTCGAGCCGAACCGGGTTGCCTGCTGTATCGTCTCGCACGAGCGATCCCAACGCCGACACCTTCGCAACGTCCTCCGCCAAGAACCCAAACTGCTCCCGCTCTCCCCGGTCGCCGTGCTCGCTGTCGTAGCGGAAGTTCTTTGCTGGGATTGCCATGACCTCGGAAAGTCCGGCACTCACATCAGCGATACCGCGCTTAAAATGCATCGATGATGTCGTCAAACAGATCCCGCCAGTCCCCGTGCCGTAGTAGAATTGTCCGGTGCTGGTCACATCACACACCGTTGCATCGCTCTGTCCGGTATCGGCCGCAAGAGTCGCCACGAGCGATCCGGCAAGCGTCACGAGGTTGCTGCTAATGTTCCAGGTTAGAACCGGCGTGAATGATGCGCTTCCGGCACCTCCGCTAGTATTGTATCCCAACGCCGATGTCGAGTTACCCGTTGCCCCAATGCCCATATAATATGTACCTGTCCCACCTATTTGAATTGCCATGCTATTGTTGGAAGTAGCTATGGATAATCCCTTGGTCCCGCTGCTTATTGATAAATTACCTCCAACACTAGCATTACCGCCAAAATTAACAGTCGGCGTAAAATACCACGAATTACTTTGTGTCTTGTTATAGTCCAGCTTGTCCGCGCCGCCCACGGCAACCTCAATCTCACCAGAGGCGGGAAGAAATATTCCCGTCGTCGCATCGGTCGAGAAGCTATACGTCGGCGCCCCAACCGTCCCACTCGGCGCCGCAAGCTGCGTCGGCAGCGCCGGTGCCCCATCCGATCGCGTGAAATTTGAAGATGAGCCGGGCACTGCCGTCCATCCAATCGTTGCAGTCGGATTGGCTCCGCTTGCGCCCGCGCTGTTCGTCCCGAAGAAATCGAGATGCACGCCATCCGCGTTGGCAACGAAGGTGCCCTGTGCGCCGGGGACAAGCGGCGAGGAAACGCCCGTAAGGGTCAGGCCAGTGTTGTTGGCCAACGTCCAGTTAGCGGCGCCGTTGTTCGCCACCGCGAGCGACATTCCGGGAGCGAAGATCGTCGAAGACGCGGCCGGGAGGGTGAGGGTGTTGCTCGATCCGGTGAGGACGAGCGCGCCAGCCATGTCGGTGGCGGCGACTTGGTAGCTGGATGACTTTGTGTTGTCAGTAAGAATGTTATTAACTGAAGCCGACCCCGCTGACCCGCCAACAAGAAAGCTATTCCCAAACGTTTCTGTCGTTGTATTCGTAACGCTATGCGTTCCGTCAGTCACAGTGAGGGGACTACTACCCCCACCGCTACCCCCGCCAGGCCCAGCACCCAACATGGCACCAGACCCGACAGAGATAGTAAGCGTTGTCGTACTAGAGGCGGTGATCGCGGCGATGTATGTGGCGGCATTGACGGCCAACAAAAAGCAGGTAGGAGATGCAGCGGTTCCCCCCGGTATTGCAAAGTTCGCGGTTGTCGCCGTTACTGTACTTCCACCGAATGCTACATATGCAGCATTTGCACCAGTATTGCACACCCACGCTGATGGGGGTGCCTGATTAACAACTCCTACCCATCCCAATGAGACATTACTTGACGTGTTGGAGACTGACAGGGACGCGCTACTAACCTGTGTCCAACCGGCTGGGTAAGTCGTTACATTTTGATTAGGAGCGGCGCGCGGCGATGCTGATCCCCAGAACAAGGCTAGGGATACAGCCAAAAAAACGAACAGCCGAGACATTCTTCCCTCGCGCCCGTTCGTCGCTGTCCGTTGCGGCGATCTCGGGTGTCAATCCCTGACGAGGGACTGGTATTCTATAACAAATTCACATCTAAGCGGCAACTTGCTGCGGTATAATTATCTGTGTCGTTGTCGCCGGGTCCGACGCGCTAGGCGTGCCCGCAATATCTTTGGCGGAAGACGCTTCGATTGCTGAAGATGCTGCGTTGGCCTCCGCTTCCTGGGCATTTTGTTCCCTCTTCCGAAGAGAGTCTGCCAGATCGGCTAGATGCTTGCCTTGCGCCTCCACGTCAAGGTTGCGCCACGAATCCACTGAACCACTAGTAGCGCGCTTGACGCTTCCGCCGCGAGCATATCCTTGCGGGTGCGCGGGCTGCAAATCATTAGCGCGTGAGGCATCCAAGACACTCTGCATGATACGTTGTTTCATCCGATTCATAAACGTATTACGCGCGGCTGCACTCATCGGACCATAGGTCTGATGCATCTCTAGGGCGAATTGTGGGTCTAGCAGCATACGATCGAGAATGTGATTGGCCGCTGTTTGTTGTGCGCTCTTAGCGGCTCCAAGTGCCGTTTTAGTGGCGAGACCTGCGAAAGCACCAAGCGGACCGCCGGCCGCCCAACCAAGCAGATGGCTCCCGACGTGTTCCCCGACCAGTCCCATTAACAGACCAGTTATACCGCTACGCGCGGCGCCCGGCGGGGCATGAGAAAATAATTCGCGCGTATCAGAACCGGCTCCCATTTTCGCTCTTTCAGCCAAGGTAGAGCGCTCCAAATCAGCCGACAGTGCGTCCCATTGCTGTTGTGATCCTGAGAAAACCGTAGTTAAAACGTCCTTATTCTGCTCAATGAAATTTGGCAGCTTTGTAGGCATCAGTGTCGGATGTTCACCGCCCGCCATTGCCGTACCCGTGAAATTACTCAGCAAATGATCAATGACGGCTTTTTGCACACCCTCCGTGGCGGCTTGATTGCCTGAGACAACATCCATTAGCGTCTTGGCTTTTTGCGCGCGATCAGTACCGCTAAACAATCGCGCAACCGCTCGTTCAGGATCATCCTGCAGAAAGGCTCCCGCTACCGACTTTGTAAACGCATTCCTCTCGTTCAGATGGCGGCTGATCGCATCATCCAATGTTTGTTTTGCCGTTACCGCATTGGTATAGCGATCCGTCACGCCAAGTTCCGACAGCGCGCCTTGGTGCTGTTGTATCCATGCAGACGCGGCTTTCGGGTCAACTTCGCCATTTTTGATGACGCCTGCACGGTTGCCAAAATCAAGCGCGGCGTAATCGCGAGCGGCTTCTATCGCTTCTGGTCGGCTGCCCGTTAATTGTAAATAACGGCGCATTGATTCCCCGCCCTGTGGGCCAGCCTTCCAAAACTGAGGCAAAATCCCCGATTCGCCCCACCCTGGCTTTAGCGGATATGTCTTCTCATGATCAGCGAGCGCCTGTTGAATGCCGTCAAGCTGTTCCTGCGCCGCCTTTGCAGTTTGGAACTTTTCTAATAACTCGGGCCGCGAAGATAACGCGCCCTCAAGCGGCTTGTACCATTTCTGATATTGATTGAGATCGAGTGTCCCGTCAGAACGCATCGCGCTCTTGCGCAGCGAGAATGATAGGGCATCGTCGAGTGCGGCTTGTGATTCGGGCGGGGCTACGGCGAGGAATTTATCAACTGCTTTCTTACCACCATTAGCCACTAACCACGGCACCTGTTCGTCAGATAGTTTGTAACTGTCGTATGCACCTCCCTTTTGTAGCATCTTGCCAACGGCGTGAAGTTGACCTGCTGTCTCGCCGCTATAGCCGCGCTTCATCTCCGCATATTCGTTATTCCACTGAGCGAACTTGGCGCGCGCTTCGGGTGTAAGCGGTGTCAGGGCAGGAGTCTGCGGAACTCCCTGATCGAGCGGAGAACTCCCAGATCCCCCTCCCGTGCCGCTCCCGCTGATACCACCTTCAGGTAATGCTCCCTCTCGTAAGGCGACATTGCCTTGGTTCGCTGCTTCAAGTATTCCACGCCCTGTCTCATCTCGGCTTGCGGCGCGAAGGGCGGCTGGATTGCTACCGTAGACACGGGCAGCATCTTGCGCAAAATTCGGCCCTACGCCAAGCGTATTCCGTTCAATGTTGCCAAACCGCTCATTAATCCCCGGCATCCCAGGGTTGATCGCGCCCACATCTTCAAGTCGTTGGGTGTCCGAAATCGCGTCATTCGTCGCTTGGTCGATACCGCCCTTGAGTCTGATCAGCCGCACAGCCTCTTGCGGGGTATGGTCAGAAACGTTCTTTAGCCGCGCATTGATGTCGGCGCGGAGGCGGAATGCATCGTCAATCGGGATAACGTTGCCCCAATTATCAACCCGATCGTACAGTTTATTTTCCATCGCGCCGAACATATCGGGCGAAAAATCCTGCGTGAGTTGCTGGCGCGCCTGTTTGATGGCGTCAGGGCGCATACCCATTGTTCCATTGGGATCAATACTCTGCCTCAGTTGATCCAACCGCGCGCGCTCGGCGAGATATCCTTCCTGAGTTGGATCGCGCATTACACTGCCATACTTGGCAAATGCGATGTCCTGTGGCGTTGTCGCCGCTTCCTCGCCGCCTATTTGATTTGTCGCTTCAGAAAGCTTCTGCTGTGCAGCCGTTTCGGCTGATGCTAACGCTTGGCCTGCTGGCGCACGTTCTGCCTCAATTGCCGTCCGCGCTGTTTGCCCTTGTTCTTCGGGCGTCATCGTTGGCGTAATAGGCGCGCGGGCCATGGCGGCGTTTTGCTGTTCCGCATCAATCGTTTTCTGATGGGCTAAGTCAATATTTTCTAAGACCTTTCGTACCTCATCTTGCGCGTTAACGGGTGATGCATTGGCGGGTGCCATACCTTCCATCTTCTGAACGCGTGCCGCATTATTTGATATGTTCTGCTCACGCAGCGCGTTGCCCAATTCTGAATCGTTCGGGCTAAGCCGTGAACGGGCGCGCTGTAGGGCCAACAACCCCGGATCGTTCGCCACTTCCGCTGTGGTCGGCTTTGAGCCTGGGATAAGCTCTGCCTGATCAGCCGCTAGCCGTTGCTGCAATACATCCATTGACGCTTCGGGCGTGGATGCCGCACCCATTGCAGCGTTATATCCCGCTTGTTCTGTGGCGGTCTTACGTGCACTGGGTGTGAGCGCGGGAGTGACGGCACGCGCGCCCTCAATACCAAGCGCGGGGCCTAACGCCCCAGCCATCTCGCCAAGAGGCCGTGCAACTTCTGACGCAATTTTTGAATTGGGCCACTCTTTGTTCGCCGCTTCTTGCGCAATTTCCCCCGTTCCGCCGCTGACTGCCCCCAATGCGGCACTCCCGATAGGGTTGCCGGGCGAAATACTTGATAGCGCTTCCCCTACTCGCGGCAGGCCGCCAGCAGTCGCTAGTTTCCCCGCAACCCCCGGCCCCGCAAAAGCTGTTGCGGCGCTGACTGCTTGCTGCAGCACCTTGCCACCCCACGTCGTCGGTTGCGTATTTTCAGTTGTTGGCAATCCTGATTCCGTTGCTTTTTTATTCCACCACTCTGACCCGAGTGGCATATTTTGGATGAACGGTGAACTCTCAATTTCTTGCTTCCTTGCGATCATCCGCTTGTACGCTTCATCATCAATACCAAACATCGCCGCTATCGTGTCGAGCGGATGGGCAACATCGCTAGCCAATTCTCTACCAGAACCGCTAACGGCATTGATTGCCCCCTGTGCCACATCAGCGGGGATTCCTAATGCTCTTGCGCCGCCTGTAACTAGTCCAGATTCGGCGGATGAAGTCAGGGACGGCTCCTCTTTTGTTTTTGGTGGAGGCGGAATGGCACCTTTTAACCCAGACGTTATGTCGGAAGAAAATGCATCTAGCGGGCTACCAGAGGTTAGCGCAGTTGATGACGAAGGTGGCGCGGCCGTATTAACAGCCGTCGCTAGATCTGCTGTGAACGGGTCAACGTCAGCCATTACTGATATAACCCATTTGCTTTAGCATATTCATTTTCTCGGGCTAGCCGTTGCAAAACCGCTTGTCCGTCACCCGTTTGTTGCCATTGAGAGAAAAGCGAACGCCGTTCTGTCGGGTCCATACGGCGTAGGACGAACGTATACGGTGTCACCGGAGCCGTTGCCTGCCAATTGCTTTCAAATCCCTCTACATGGCCTACACCGCCATGCCCTTCTTCCCATTGCTGTTGCGCCCGCGCTTTGGCGATTTTGTAATCATTAAGCCCCTCGTATTCACCAACAACTTGTTGTAGACCTTTAGGAGACATTTCTGGGCTAGGAAGTGTAGAACTAATGAACTGCATCTCTTGGAAAGCCGCCCGTGAAGATACCTCCTTAGTTGCCTGACGAGTAAGATTCCCAGCATTTTTGACAAAATCTTCAAAACTAGCCACCTGTCCATCATATGAAGGATCAATTAGGCGCAAGTACCTACTTGCCTCTTGAGCCACGCCCGCAAACGGGCCTTGTACAAATTTCGGCGCGTCGGTTGCTAGGCGCTGCAACGTCGCCTGTTGACTCTGCGCGGACTGCGCTTCGGCAAGAACCGCCTGTCGATCTTTTTGCTCAGTTTGGGCGCGGGCGACTAGCGCCTCTCTAGCACCAGGGCCAATTTCGGCCAGCATCGGGGCAGTGGGGGATGCGGCGCTGACATTGGTTGCGGCGGGTGCGGGAGTTGGAGCAGCCGAAGGCAGTTTCTGTGCTTGAGGTTGAATCTGAGGTTGTGGGGGCGTCCCACTATTCCCCGGCAATGGTGGGGCCATATAGGTACGGTATTTGTTCCCTTCTGCGTCGGTAGTTTCAGTCAAAGTCGGAACAGATGCGATGGCTTTGCCGCCTTGGAATATAACGCTGCCGGGACGAGTTGGCGTATACGTGTATTCTGATCGTGCCTTTTGTTCCGCTCCGGCTATTTCCCCAGCGACCTGCGGGTACATTTTTAGCAAACCAGACCTAGCCTCAATCAGTCTTGCGACGGTTGCCTGATTTTCCGTCAATTTAGTCGGCTCCCATACCATAGCGCGCCGCACTTGGGCGATTTGCGCATCTATGGATTGGATTTGATTGTCCACTATTTCTTTAGTCGAACCAGGAGCACTATTCCCATATGTTGGTGGCAGCGGCAATCCAGTTAACGATGATGTTGCCGTCGCGCCCGCCGACGCTGTTGCTGCCCCATTTCCCTGACCAGTGGCGGCAACTGGCATTGGATTTGTATCTGTTCCCTTTACCGCTCCCGCAACAGGCGCACCCCCCGCCGCCGGTACCGCCGAACCTCCCGCCGCGTCAATTGCCGCTTGCATCTGGTGTGGTAACAACGCTGTATTTAGACGCGCAATATCGGCCTGCGCTTGCTTTAATTGACCTTCAGGTATCTGCGCCTGCTGTTGTTCAACGGTTTTCAACCCCGTCTGCAAGCCTTCACCTACTGCCACGCCCATGTGCGGCGAGCGGGACGCCAGCATGCCCGCGCCAGTCGCGATCAGCGGCATCCATGGCGAGTTATAGAAATTGGAAGTCTTGTTGTTATCGCCAGACTGGATTTTCGCTAAGATATTTTTGATCGATTCCGAGAGATCACCCGTACCTGCATTGGTAGTACCCTGAGCCGCTGGCGGTGATGGCAATCCGGTAGTCTGAACGCCCGTTGGGTGCCCCAATCCGCCGCCGCCGCCACCTGGCCCAACCGCAACCCCACGCTCAAAATACTTATCCCATAATGTTTGTGCCGATGCCCGATCGGGCGCATTCAGAATTTCCTTCCAATGTGTCGTGGCAATCGGATCGCCGCCCGTCACTTCCTTCAATGCAAATTGGTTTTGAATATTAGGATCTGTCCATGATCCACTTTGTCCCGCCGCAAACGCTTGAAGGCCAGAGAGCCGCGTATCGTGATGCTGATAGAGACCGCCGCTTGGGGAGCCTTTATCGTCAGGGTTCCACGCGTTAGGATCATAATGGCTTTCTCGGTAAACGCTATCGGCGATCCCTTCAGCCACATGCTGCGGGGCACCGCTGTTGACCCAGAAATTGACAACATCATCCCGCGATATCGCGGGCGGTTTTCCGCTCACGAGAGGCTTCACGGCTGATGGCGGAGGCGCGCCTAAGCCACCCGAGACCATGCCGCCGCCGACAGGCGAGGTAGTCGCCGGAACGCCAGCGCCCGGTGGTGCCACTAATCCCGATCCAAACACCTGATCGCTAGGCACAACAGGAAGGTGTGTGCCAGCGTTAGGATCAGCAGCATTCGCCTTCATGGCATCAACAGGCGTTATCGGTAAACCAGCACCGGCCGTGTTAGGCGTGACTCCGCCGGTAGGCTCAGTCGAATACGGCATGCCTTTTGAATTTATTTTCACTCCCGGAGGAAGTGCCGAAGTTTGCGGTAGCGATTGCGGAACCGCAACATCTGTTCCGTTATTGGTTATGGCAACAACGGGGGTTATCGGCAAATCCCCAGGGTCCAACCCTCCGCTCGGTTGATTTGTTTTCCGCACAATCTCGGGCGGGCCAACATTGTTCGGATCATCAACGCCAGGGCTGCCGCCATCATCAAATCGCTCCAATCCCATCCGCCCGCCACGCGCCGCCGTAGCGGTGGGAGTAGCTTGCCCCTGTGCGCCCGTCCCCACAGTCGGATTCATCTTCCGTATCTGCAACGCGCGCTGTATCGCAACACCTTGCGGCGTTGTCGCGGGATAGCGTAGCGCCAATTCTTGCAATTGTTCGGCTGGGAGTTGGGAGTATTGCGCGACAAGGTTCTGTTGTAGCGGCGCTCCCGCTCCCGACGCCATCGCACCAGCCTGCGCGACAGCAACACCACCGCCCGCATCATACGGTCTTAACCCCGACGAAGATGGTGCCACCGCACCGCCAAGCGATGATCCGCCACCTACAGTCCCGGAATTGCTAGAGCTACTGCCGCCATTGAACAACTTCCCCAACCCCTGTGCGCCGCTCAGCACAGAAAGCCCCTGAGTAAGTGGGTTTTGCTGTTGCGGCATCGAAGGTGTACTGGGCGCACTCAATGTCCGCGATGGCGCGCTGGTTGTCGGGATATATCCTTTAGAGAGATCTGGAATCGACAGCGTGACGGACGGCATCGAAGCCGATGTACCATTTTGCACCGCTCCGCCACCATCGTATTTGACGCGCCCACCCGCAGCCGCAAAGATCTTCGCGGCTAGCAAGCCAGCCTGAAGCAGACCGCCCAACGCGCCGCTGCCGCCCGATTGCGTTTGCGTCTGCGTCGTCACAGGCTGCATAAAGTTTTGATGTAACCCGCCGCCTAAAGATCCGGGTTGCGGAGGTGTGCCTAACCCGCTTGCTCCGGGAACAACCGAAACAGACAAATCAGGCGGCGGCGGGACTAATCCACCGCCTGCGTACCGATTCTTTGCGTTTGGTGCCGACCCATTTGGAGAATCCCCTAGAATTCTACCGCCAGCTTTAGCCGTATCTCCCATCCACGGGGTAACATCACTGCCCCCTCCGTAATCCCCGCCCTCACTCCCACCAAACAAACCCGACAGATACCCACTAGACCCAAACGCACCCGTCGCACCAAGAATACCAGCACCCGCTAATCCACCGCCTAGCAGTTCCGAGCCAAGATTTGGCCCTGGATACGTGGTTGATCCCGTACCGCCCGATGCGCCGCCCAACCCTTCAGCAATATTTGATAACCACCCCGTTGTCTGGAACGGATAGGCTTGCTGTTGGATAAACTGCTCATACGGGACATTCAATTCATTCTGCAACTGCGCCTGCTGAACGCTACCCGCATTCAACAGCGAACTCGCACCTGTTAATCCCGTGTTTAGCGCTTCATTACCAAGATTTGCTATGCCGTAACCCGCACCTTCACCAAGCCACCCCGTCGCTTCCTGGGCACCAACACCCGCTTGCTGCTGAGTGTTGAACTCGCCCAACTCGCCCTGACCGATACCCATGCCAAGTTGCCCAGCGCCCAGCAAGCCAGACTCAGTAAGCTGCCCCGTCCCCAACTCCAACTGTCCGGCATTAGTGAGACCGGATTCTGTAAGCTGGCCGGCACCCAATCCTAATTGACCCGTCCCCAACCCGAGTTGGCCCGCGCCCAATCCCAACTGCCCCGCACCAAGCATTCCTGATTCGGTGAGTTGCCCGGCACCTAATCCAAGCTGGCCAACACCGAGTCCCAATTGTCCCGCGCCAAGCCCCAACTGGCCGGCGCTCGCTTCCAATTGGCCAGCATTGGTCAGGCCAGACTCGGCGAGTTGACCCGCTCCCAACCCCAATTGGCCACTCGCAGCTAACCCGGCCTCCGTCAACTGGCCAGCGCCCAACTGCATCTGCTGTTCGGCGTTTAACTCTTGCTGTGCCTGCGAGAACCCCTGTTGTTGGATACCGGCGATGACAGGGGCCTCCGCCGTCTGTTGCTGCCCTGCCGTGAGAGCCTGCGCCACCGCTTCCCGATCACCACCAAAAGCACCTGCCGCAGCGGCGTTGCCTTGGATCTGCGCCTGTTGAATGGCGTTCTGTTGATTGAATTGTTGTTCTGTTGTCGCCGTTACATCTTGCTGATACGGATTAAAATATGTCGGCAACGCACTGTAATCGGTTGCCTTAGCCGTGTACGGCGATATTGCTCCCGGAATGCTCGCCCCAGTCGCGGCAGCTTGGGTTGCGTAAGGGTTGACGGTTCCCGGCAACTGGCCCGCGATTCCCGAAATCGAATTAGCCGCTCCTTCCGCACTCGCCTCACCCGTCGCTGCCGCCCCAGCACCCCCAGAACCAGTCGCAAAATTTGTATAATAATTAAGCGCCGAAGGAACCTGCCCCGCCAAATTTTCGGCCGTAGTAGCCCCAGTTGATGCCGTCCCTGCACCACTCGGTCCCATAGCCAGTCCGGTATAGGGACTAAGCGCACCCGGCATGCTTCCAGCCAAACCAAGCGTCGTTGGCGACGAACCATATCCATATCCCGCAGGAGGAACGGCGGTATCGCCCTGACCAGAAATTATGGCATTAGGCGCGGGTGTTTGCGGTGTCTGCGGCGCATATGCATTATTGACACCTGTAATCCCACTCAACTCTGATGGAAGCATTCCGGCGAGGCTACCCGCATTGGTGTACTGCCCAAGCCCCATTCCCGGCAAATTATACGCCCCCGGAAATTCCATCGGCGTAATCGGATTCGATGCACTCTCCATCAAATTATTCGCAGCGCCGATGTACGGGTTCGAGACTCCTTGGAGTCCCGCAACCTCGCTTAGCGCTTGGTTCTGATACGGCTGTAACGGCGCTACAATATTCGGGGCGCCCGCGCCGCCAGTCGGATATTGATTAAGCGGAACACCCGCGACATTCTGCGCCTGTGCTAGAACATTACTATAGGCGTCAAGAAATTGTTGCGGCGGTTGACTAGAGCTAGTCACCGTATTACTTCCACTCGACCCGCACATTACTTGTGCGCCCCAGTGTTTATTTTGGTTAATATTATCGAATACTGCTCAGACATTACTTCGCGCTCCGGGGCGGTACCCGGAAGAACAACCCGCTGTTCAAGCCGTGGTAGAGTAAATAGACCCAGCGCGTGAGGGTCGAACGATTACATTAGCACAAATCAGCGAATCAAGAAAATAGCACCGATCTGTTCTCCACGCCGCGCCCACCAGCGGCGCTTGGCCTCAAATCGCTTCCGCGATGTTACCGATGTAAAAAATGGGACTTCATGACCGGATTCCAAGGCGAACAATGCCTTGATGTACTGCACCCACGCCATCAGATCATCGGAGTAGCCTGTACCCTTGCGATATTCCAGTCGGACAAACAGCCAAAGCTCGTGCCAATAGAACTGTTTGGAATACCAAAATTTATTCATCACAAGACCGACGCTGGCGGCTATCACGCCATTGGGCGCATCGATCACGCCATGCATGCCGCCGTTTTTCTGCGTTCCCAATCGAATATGGGCGCGTACCTCATCTTCGTCATGCGCAAAACCTAACGAATTATCGCGCTCCAATCCCAACAAAAGATCGTAAAGCGCATCTTCATCAGCCTCGCCAGCAATGCGGACGTTGGCCGGCCTCTCGATCATGAAACTGCGGGCAGATGACGGAAAATAGCCCCTGCTGTCTTGAAATGGCGACTTACCAGCCTCGCCTTTGGCGCATCAATCTGTGGCGTCCATTCCTCTAGTAAAATTGGACGGCCGATCTCATCGGCAAATTGGCGGGCCGCGATCAAAAGACTACGTGCATGTCCTGTTAACCGCGCTTCCGGCAGCACGACGTTCCATACCGAGCGCAGATAGTGTGAACGCGACAGCATCGGGCGCTCTATCTTGATACCAAGACTCGCCTCAATACCGCTGTCTCCCCGAATGATTAGCGCAATCCCGCCGACACGGTGCGTGAAATCCTTCACCAGCGCGGCGATCAAATCCTCTTCAGCCCGCCCCTCATCTACCTCGTCCTTTACCTCAAACAGAAACCGCAGCAGGTCGTCATAATCATTAATCGCCGCGAACCCCACGGGTGACAACGGGCGCGGTGGCTTGGTGGCGGGGCCTTTTCTGAGAAACCCGTGTTTACTACTCATGTGTGACCCACCGATGAATTGGCAGAACCCACTGGGCCGCGTAGGCTCTTCAAATGCTTAATGACTCTGCCCCGCTGTTCTTTTACAAACCTGTCCAAAATCTCATGGCCCAGCTTCATCATTTTTTCGTGTGTAGTGGGATACGCGGCTACATCTTTGGGCGAAGAATAGTGTTGTCCGATACGCAGAATATCTTCGGGCGGCACTATGATTTCGCCGTCAGCGCTCTGTATCGGCACTTCCTCTTTCTCCGCTACGCCACCAGCCGCCAAGGCCGGAGAAATAGGTGCGGCCTTTGTCCCTTCCATCATTCCCTGCATCAGTTCTGGGTCATGCGGCGGTGCGGGTGGTCCCCTATGCCCCGATGAATGGGGAGGCGATATGCCATATGGCATGGTATTCAAAATCATGTCCCATGTCTTAGCGCCAGCTAGCGAGTTGCCATCACCTAACCCAGCCACAACATCGGCCGGCAAAACATACGATCCAGAACCGACTGCGACATTGTTCTTATCGGTCCTTCCCCCTCCAAAACCAGCCGTAAACCCATAGGGGCTGATATCGCGTGCCTCGGCCCGCTCAAAAAACGGCACAGCAGGCACCGAACCACCGATATCACGCGCGATACGAATGGCACTGTTAATTCGACGATCGCCCATACCACCGTTAGCGTGAGGCACACGACGTTGTTCGGAATAGGCAATTGCCAATGCTTGTTTAATTGGTTTCTTGGCGGCAAGTTCCGTTTTTAGATTAGCCTTGAACGCCTCAAGAGAGTGAGAATGAGTCAGAGGCATTACACGATATCCCACTCATCATCACTAACAAATATCTTAGACCCATTTACAAATTCTATGACACGTCCAGATAAACGGAATTCACACGGAATTGTCCGTGTTACAGAACCTTCGGTATAGTACGCATCTTTATTGGGATCGCCACTTCCTTCCCTTTTCTTGAAAAGCGGCACTCCGATAGAATCAATAAATACGGGGTTATCCATTTAGCGCCTCCCGCAACACGTCTGCATATTCCCGACTAATCACGCAGCGCTTTTGCACAACCATCGCGGCTGCCATTTCGGCCTCGGCATCAGCCTTTATCGCTGCATCACTCGCGATAGCTGAGCGCAAGTTCTCAACGGAACCATGGCGAATAATAAGATCGAGGCGCGGACCCGCCATCAACTCGTCCCCTTCGCCTCAACTGAAAGCCTGTCATCAATCGGAATCGCCGAACCAAACAGCGGGTGCTTAGCACACCAGTCCTTTTCGCCCACGGGTGCCCAGATCGATTGAATACGCACTGTCTGTCCCGTTATTGGGGCCGGCGGCGTTTGTACTAGGAAAGGGGTTGGTGGTCGCCCATGACAATACCCCAATTTCGGGGTTTCCATGACGCAACAAGGGCAAGAAAAACACGAGATTCCGATCTCAGACATACAGACACTCCGAAGTGTGTACCAAGTTCTATATCACGCGATAGCCCCAATCACAATCCTAGCCCACCCCGTTAGCGATTGAGTGAATGACGTAACAGCAGAAATATTGAACGCATAGACATTCCCGACAAGACTTGACCCCGGAGGCCATGCCAACAGTTGCGTTACCACGCTCCCATTGATAGCGACAGCACTGCTACTGTAGGCTGTTGGCGACGCCGTGACCACGGCATCGGTCCCACTCAATATCGCTAAGAAGATCTCCGCCGAAATGATATTCTCTCCCGGTGCCAGTCCCGGCGCAAAATCAAAGCCGTAATTTAGTGATTCCCCCTGATTTGCAACTGGCAAATCCTGTCCAACATAGCCGCCTTCTAAAATTGGCAGCGTGTAAAACAATGGCGATGCGGGCAGCACAACGCTTTGTGCTCCGCTTGGTACTACTCCACCCGTGTACGCGGTAACACCAAATCCAGGCGCGATACCAAACCGCGCCCATGGCATCATTAGCTGAGCGGCGCTTGTCGTTACTGAAAACGACAACGCATAATCGTTGCCAATCAGGAAATTCGCGGGGTCATTAAACGATGTCAGTTGCGATACGACGGTACCTGAAAATTGCGGGGTTACAGAGAGATGAGAACCAGGGAAATTATCAGTTCCAGAAAGCGTCCGCAGCCGAGACGTTACGGCTTGAATGGTTTCGCTCACTCCCAATAACTGCGCCAGATCAAAACCTAATATCCGTGCGGCTTGATCTTGGAATGGCGGGAAATCGCGACCAACGTACATCAGGGCGTCGTATCATTGACAATAAGACCAGCGGCCGCTAGTGCGGCTAGCAAGCTAGTCAGCGCTGCTCCGCCCGTTCGCGACCCCGTAACCACCTGTGGTGTTGGCGATAATAGAGTCGCTATGTTATTCACAGACACAATCAACCGCTGAATGTCGGTATCGATCTGCTGTAGTGGATTAATCCCGAGCGCCGTATTATTTGTGGACGCGAGGCTAACCCCAGTCACGTTATCCGACATTCTCAGCCGCCTTTGCCATCTGCCTGTGCTACATATTCAATACGACCAAGCCGCCATTGGCTCCCAAGATCGGTACTCTGAAACTCGAATTGCAAACCGCGCCCTCGCCCCCGACACGGGATTGAACGCGTGCGCGCATTTATCGGATATGGCCCTTTGATACGCGGTGCTTCTTGCGGGTTCCGATAGACATAGACCGACATCAGAACAGTTCCCGGTCCCGGCACTGGCCCGTTGCTGAATTTTACGTCAGGTCTGATCTGACTAAAAAACGCAAACTCATCACCCTCGGCTATAGCCACGATCCCCGATAATAGGTTCGCCTTTAGCGGTACGGTATCCGCATCGTTCCCCGTTTCCTCCTGATACACCACACCAAGCGGAGTAGACCCCATCGGAGGACCAAATACATTCTGATCGATGGCCGCTGAGCGAATGCCGGGATCGCCCGATTGAAGAACGGTGTAGTCCCAAAGACCAGTATCAAGTTGCAATTTCGCCTTAGTAACCGCCCCACCCATCTGAGGGACATACCACACTACCTCGTTAAAATAGGCATTAGAAACGCAGTTCGTGTTTTGGATATTCGATGAGTCAACGTTTCTGAACACCTGATCCCAAATAGAGCATGGCAATATAGTCGGGACACCCCCAGCAGAGAAAACATAGAACTGTTCTTTGCTCATCCAAACGACGGTGCTCCCAATGACGGCAAAAGCATGCGGCCCGATCAACCCACAATTCACAGCAATTGGCTGAAACCCCCAAATGTACGGGAGACCTTCATATTGCATGATGTAAAGGCAAATATCAGTCCAAATTACGCACCCACTGGCAACAGCGGCCCCTCCGACAATTTTATTGCCAAGCTGCAATCTAAAACTGCCCGCTTGGTTTGTCACCGTTGGCGTGAAATCCGTATAATCGCCGGCATCCGACCATCGTAAAAGTAGCGGATCAAAAAGTCCCGTCGCTGAGTTTACGGAGCCACCAACGATCAGGATTTGCTGCTGAGATGCCACAAAACCGATGTTATTTGCTAAAGGCGCGGTGGGAACTGCTGCTGCAGGCGTATTTACGCCAGTACTCGGCTGCCAAATATAAATCGGATATCCGGCGGGGATAATGACGAGAAATTCACCCCAATTGTCTAATGATATGGATTGCGCCTCAAGACTGCTTTGCGCGCCCCCGCTAGTAGGGTCCATAAAGATGATGTTTATATTCCCACTGTTCTGAAATACGTTTTGCGTTGATATTGCTGCCGCACCCGCATTTATTGTATATACGTTACTGCTGACAACGCTCTCTACGGCGTAATTATCCTCTAGCCGCAATCCTCCCACCGTTATGGGATCAGTTATTTGTACCGTCTGCCCCGTGAAAAATCCGTGGTTGGGCAGCGTGATCGTTACTATTTCGCTCCCAACTTGAGTCGCAAACTGCTGTACCGCACCGCCGCCCGTTACCGATATAGACGCCTTCTGCGCCGTCGTTATGCTGTAATTACCAAAACTCGTGGCGACAACAGAATATGAGCCATAAAGTACAATCCCGCCGACTGAAACTGGCTCGCGGATACGGAGCCATTGTCCCACGCTTGGCGTGTTGATGGGATCATTGATAACAACAATCGCGCTTCCCGCAACCGTATTCAGATTGACTGAAACCAGCGCTGAGATGGTTAGGGGCGTGATGTCATAAACGTTATCTGAACTAAATAGCGATATCTTATGGCGCCCACCGATCGCGAGATAACAAATTTGTGATAGAGCCGCCCACGCCCGCAGCGCCGTCACACGTATCCCCGACCCAGCAACAGCCTGCGTAAAATAACGAAAACCACCCGCCTTCTGCATCAACCCCTGGAAACAACGCATATTACCCGATTGCGTCCAGCCGCCAGAATTCAGCGCGGGCGTCTGTTCAGCATTTATACCTGGGGTTAGGGTGATTGGGACTGTGGGCATTACAACTACGATTGGGGCGGCGTAACAATTGGATTTGGTAGGCGGCTACCCCACCCCGCGCTCGCTACACGTTTCCGCGCTTCTTCAGTAAGGCTCGGGACCATCAACCGTGCATACTCCGCCTCCCATCCCAGCGCCGTTGCGGGGTCGTTCCCCTGAGTTGACCAATTCTTCTGCCACGCGCCACCCAGCCAACACATCTCGGCCGCGATAAACAGATCCGGTAATTGATTGGATATAAATGTCCCCGTCGTGTTTTGCGGACCCAGCGTCGCGGGGCGCTGCGTGCCAAAGCACGACATCCCGTACCCTTGATCTGGCGCGGGCGCCACCAATACGGTTGCCTGATCAAGCGGTGCCCAATACGCGGGTACACTCGGCTGCGACGGGGCAGTTTCACTTGGGAATAGATTATCAAGCGTCTCACGGCTCGCGGGCAGTAGCGGTGTCCCGAATACTCCGCTCACAATCGGTCGCAGCACTTCTAAGACAATGAATGTCCCCACGTCAGTCGGCAATATAAAGGTGCGGCTATTTTGGGTTAATTTGCCCGTATCATCCGTTACGCGAGTTGACAGCAGATCGAGATCGCGCAAGATACGATCTTCTGCAGCCAAAATTGCGGACGGCAGAATATCATTGAAGTCTGGGTCTTGCTCATACGCCGAATCTCCACACAATTGGGCCAGGGCTTTTAGGTTCTCGGCGTAATTCACTGATGACCCCCACTACCCGCTAGAGCGTGTGATGACGCCACTATTGCTCCAGAGCGCGCCGCCAATATGAGGGTCGGAAGACGGCATAGACGGGATGATAATGAAATTGGACGCCCCCACCGTAATGTAGTACCCATATACTCCCGTACTAATCAGTGCGAAATTCGTATAATCCGTCGAGTCATATTCAATTTTTGAATTAGTGCCACTGGTGTTCCCCAGATATATCCCAGCCGTCGATATGTTAGTAGAAGCGGGGATCGCTAAACCATATTGCCAATTTCCACTTACCTGGAATCCATACTGACTCGCAGTTGGGCTGCCCGTACTATTCGCGGTAAACCCATTGGCACTTCCGCCCCCCGGCGCGAACATATTTACGCCGGATGAAAGATCGGCGGTGAAAAATGGTAATCCCCCATTTGAACCATCAAACCAACGGTACTGACCGCCATTAGTGCTGCCTAGCCAATCCGTCCACGCACCGCCACTGGGAGCGCCATTGTTCGTACCATAATTTATCTTAGTTCCGACAAAACCGCTCGCCGACCCCGGCATCACGATACCTTGAGTCGTAACCACAGCAGACCCGGCGTCAAGCAGGCTTAGGTATTGAGTCGGACCAGCCGCTCCAAATGCGGCAGTCGCAACATCGCCACCAATATTACCCGCAAGGAAACTATACGCTAGATGTCCACTGCTGGCAGCGGCATAACTATTATCGACGATGCCCTCAACCCCGAAAAGCGTAAGCGCCTGCGCGAGACTGCCATTCGCTGCGCTCGGATTGTGTGCTGAGAAAACGTTCCCTCCGTTCCCCGCACCGTATTGGTATGCATCTGCCGTCAACCCAGAAATAATAGGAACTGGACCTTGTGTTAATACAGTGCCAATCGTAGCGCCCAATCCATATGCATAAAGACCAACGATGTTCTTAGAGGTATTCTGCCACACTCCATCATTCGGCCCGAACGTCGCGAACCGACCACCATAGTTTGTATGCGGATAGGCATATATTTTGGTATCGCTATCACTGCTTTGCACATAGAGTGTATCTTGGAATGAATTTACCGTGTCACCTATTGTGCCAGACAACGGTAACTCAATCGCGTAAGCAGCATTCTGTGTATACGTCGGGAAGAACAATGAGTTATTTGACGGTGCGCCATTGTATATCCCAGAAAGCACCGCCCCAAAAACTGGGTTGCTCAGAGTCCCCGTGCTGAGCAATGGATAGCCAGAAGCGGCAGGAGCGGCATTCGCTATGCCACCTGTGCCGTTCCCCAACAACACAGAGAATTGGGGTAAAATCGCGTCACCCGTGCCGCCATTCGGTACAGGAAGTATACCAGTTACACCAGAGGCAAGAACCAATTGACCAAACGCCGGATCGCTAGTGGCCCCCTGCGAAAGCAGGGGATACCCAGCCGTTCCGGGAACTGCGAAATTAACAGGTGATGTACCCTCACCCAACAACGCAGCGTGAGCGGTAAGTGATGTGCGCCCCGTCCCGCCTTGCCCCACAATCAGCGCCGCCGAGGTATAATAAAACACTTGCCAATTGCCCGAACCAAGCGCTGTGGCGAGCGCCATATCCCCTGCGCTAGTCGTGATCGTTGAACCCCCTGGCAAAATCAGCGACGTTGAATTGTAAACAAGTTGGGTTGCCCCTGTGAAAGAGAGAAATTTAACAATCCCCGGCGGGGCGCTTGTGCCAAACGAATAAACTGGACCAGCGCCAGTAATTGTTATCAATGCTTGCGGTGCAGATCCTAAATCAGTCGTATCCTGCGCCAATAGCGATGTAGGCAATCCACCGCCAACATTGGTCATCCATATGTTATTGAGGCTGTCGAGATACGCGATGGGCAACCACAGGCTTTGTCGATTGTCCCAAATATTCAATATGTACGTGGTGGCATTCTGCGGCGTATTCAGCCACAGCGTCCCGAGCGAGGGGTTGGCAGGCGCGGTCGGCCCCGCATTCATCGATTGCAACGCATTAATGTCGCTCGCAGCGTCACCAAAGTTCTGGCGGATCGGTGCCGCGTTGTATGGGACGCCCTGGACTGGCTGCGTCGTGTTAATTGAAGACGCGGCGTGCGCCGAAGCGCACACCGCCATCACAAATATTAACGCGAACGCAGTAGCCAGTTTCATTTCTTAGGTACCGCGCACCCTGGCGCGTCACCGCACCATCCTTTCCAGTATTTGGCTGTTTCCTCAGCTTGCGCACGTGCCGAATTGGCGCTCAACATATAAGCGCGCAACCTCTCCATGACGTGCTCTTGCTCATTCATGTACGCCTGCCACTCAGCGCCAAGTTGCGCTTGAGGATCGGGGGCTTGCGGCGCCAATCCCTGCGCCATCACCAACGCGGGAACCGCAACCAATATCGGCAACAAAATCGAAAGCTTCATCCGCATCATTTAGTTCCTTTAGTTGCAAGAGGTAACAATGCCATTCACGATGACAAGATTCGTAAAACCTATATGAAAAGTGCATGAAGCGCCAGTCGCCAACGCTAGCGTTCCACTAGCGGCGGGAAACGCAATGCTGTAATTCGTAGCGCTGGCATTCAGGGTGGAAATTGCTGTATATCCCATCGAAGATCCGAAAAGATCAATAGGCATCGTTGCCGAAATAACACCGTTGAACGTCGCGGCACCATCTACCGTCAACGGCACATTCAAGATATGCACTAACCCTGTACCAAGCGCGGTGATATTAAGATTTTGATTCGTATCGCAAGTGCTTTGCGGTTGAATTGAAGCGGGGATCGATGTGGCACGCGCAAGAAACAGAATATAATTGCACGCGGTACCGATAGAGTTGAAATTTGCGACCTGATTACCGAGATAATCGTAAACTGCAAGCGCATTGCCGTTTGAGCCAGTCAGACGGCCGTTCACCAAATCAAAATTCAAGCCGCCATTGCTCAAAAATACCTGTGTGCGTCCAGCTTCGTCGAGAATTTCGTCTATATATCCATTTTTCCACGCCTGCCCTACTCCCCCGAGATTCCAGATGTCCCCAATCGCGGGAGTAAATGCCGGAAGTGACCCATTTATGGCTACTATCTGAGGCGTCCCGTTAACATATACCGACCAATCGCAATCACCGTTCTCTGCGCCCGCAGTAGTCGTCGCCAAACCGCAATTCTGCACGACTCCATTGATCTCTGTGGACGCAGCATTGGGCGATGTCCACGTAATCGTTCCCGCCGCACCGTTCATCACTGTATAATTCGTGGCGCTACCGTCAAAAAATGTGCCGGTCATCGCCAGCGTATTCGACCCGAGTGATGCGCCCCCCAGAGCCAACGTCGTAAAGGCCGGATTAGGACTAGGACCGACAAAGCCAACCTGCCAGCGACCGCCTCCGAGAGAAAGGGCGATAGTCGAGCTATTAGCCCGCGGTATGTAATTCGCCGAACCCGGCAACTGCATATACGTTGCGTTGTAAACAAGCGTGGGCGAACCAAGGAAAATCAAAAATTTCATCACGCCAGCGGGCGTAGACGCACCAAATGACGCAATCGATTGCGAGCCAGTTATCTGCACCGCTGCTTGAGGAACAGACCCCAAATCCGTTGTCGCCGCACTCAATAAACTCGGAAGTGTCCCGCCCCCTACAGGTGGCTCCCAAATTCCCGTCGATGAATTGATGGACGCGATTGGTACCCAGGAATTTGATGCGGGTATCCATATGCTAAGTGCATAAGTGACTCCGCTTGTATTGAGCCATAGCGTTCCGAGCGATGGATTGGCAGGCGCGGTCGGTCCCGCATTCATTGACTGGAGCGCATTGATGTCGTTCGCAGCGTCACCAAAGTTCTGACGGATCGGCGAAGCGTTGTACGGAACGCCTTGGACTGGCTGCGTTACGTCAATCGATGATGCGGCATAGGCGGGCACTACCCCGATGGTAATTAGCGCGGTAATAATGCAACGGGTAAGGAACACCTCTTACATCCCTAACAGGTATGAGTTGGGCTAGGCGGTGTGCCTACCTGCGACGGCATGAAGCCTGGCGGCCCCCAAAATCCGGGAGTACCCCAAGTCGCTGGCTGAACAGGGAACGAAACTGGCGACGCATAAACTGGGCTGTTACTCGGCAATGTGTATTCCCAACCGCAGGTAAAATTTGGATTACTGGTTTGCGGATTGCTGTCGCTGCCTGCGCTCCCCGAAGTCGAGAGCGTACCCGATGTACCATAGTTATAATAATTATTCGGGCCAATCGTACTTGTACCGCAAGGCCCAGTATTGCAGGGATAGCCGCCTCCTGAACCACTATTGAGTTTTGCCAATATAAGCGAAGCTGTAAACGAGTTCCCGCTTGGCGTACCACTTTCATTTTGAATAGTCAGGATTTGCCCACTCGCACCCGTCGAGAGATCGCAGATATTCCCGGTCGAAACGTTATTGCTGCCGCCGTGATAGAAGACGCATGGATATGCGCTACCGCCACCCACACGCTCAACATTGCTCAGAATCGTGAAATTGCTGCTTAGATCGTCAATGTAGATGGCGTTCGCCCCGCCACCCGCCGATCCATCTTGCACGTAATTATATTCAATAATTTCGCCACTCTGCGTCTGTGCGCTGTTGTTCTCCATATAGATGCCGCCACAGTCAGAGAATGCAGTCGCGTAGTTGTAGACATAATTGTAAGCAATCAGGAGATTGTTCGCCCCACCAGAGGTTTGCGGAAATGTCGCAATTCCCATACAGACTGTCGTATCAACACGATTATGAATGATCTGGCCGTTGGCCGCGTTCTGAGTAACAATCCCAGCGCTGCCCTGCACGCCAGTATCAGTGATATTTGTAACCCAGACATTCTTGATTAATGGCGCACTGCCTGTTGTTTCGATCCCGTAGGCCCGATAATTCTCAAATACCAAACCGTTAACCGTTAGGTTATTGGCGGCAGAATAGATTCCACAACCCACCCCACTACTACCACTCGCTCCGCCATTTATGAACGCCGACAGATACCCATCGGGGGGGTAATAAGACCATATTTCGCCATTATCTGCCGTCGTCAGATCAAGAATCGAAGACAGACTTCCATCACAATCCGTGCCAGTCCCGCTAGGCGCATAGGTACCTGCGCGGACATAGCAAGTTTTGATCGTGCTCGCGCGCATCGCTGTTTGACATTTTCCAAGGGTTTGGAACGGTGCGGCAAGTGTGCCAATATTGCTGTCACTGCCTAACGGAGACACAACAAAGCCGGGAGGCAACGGCGCAGGACGCGTGCGTGAATACAGCGACGATTTAGCGCGCGCCCCAACATCGATCGTGGCACCAGCAAAAACGGGTGCCGCAATGCCAAAGACAAAAAATAGACAGGCAACGATACGTTTCATCGGTCAATAATCTGCGCAAGAGATCACGGCATTTACAACGGTTGACGACGTTAGGTTGGTCGCAAAGGTCATCTGCACTGTGTCGCCACTGATCAGCCGCAGAAATGGATTGCCATCACTATTGAGCGGCAACCCAACCCAGATTGTCGGCGCGAACAAATTCATTGGCGGGACACCATTGGCAAAGCCCGCGCTTGCCACGGTCGTAACTGCTGTTCCACCATATTTGACAGTGCTATTCACGATCTGCACTGTAATGAGATGCGTCGCGCTCCCGTCATTGGTTGTCAGCCACAAAGCGCTACAATCGGAGCCATTTGACCCCGCCGCATAGAGAGTCTTATACGTGCCCGCGCTATCGGTACCCTGAAGAAATTGGACAACGCCCCGATTAGGCGTCTGCGGCGTAACCGGACTGTTTGGTGTGACCGCAGCGCTCGCCGGTAATGCCAGTAGCGACAAAAACGCAAGACATAACAAGAAACGACGGAACATTATCAAATCCCTCCATAAACAGCGTGCGTGATCGTTGCTGTTGCAGCCTGTATCGCCTTAACTGCCAATGTATTAATTGTTGTAAAGGTTGCCGCACCCGGCACCGCCCCGCCAATAGTGCCTGGCGATGCAAAGGTAGCTCCGTTCAAGCTCGATGCATTTAGGTTCGCAACGTTTGTTGTACTGCTTACCGTAAATGGCGCTGTCCCCGTCGAAACAGTAGAGGTAAACGTTACGCAATTCAGGCTTGTTGTATTAGTTGGCAACACGCACGCTGGCGTACCACCAGAATTCAATAAGGTAAGATCGTTTACGCTGCCCTTGCCTATAAGAGTGAGACCGCCCGTTGTAGATGTTAAGTAAATATCACCTTCGCCATTCGCAGCTAAGGTCGGGGCGCTCGCCTCGCCACCAATCCCGAGCGTGCCTGCCCCTTGCGTCGGCAAGGTCGTTCCCGTAACCGCCTCATAACCTGTTACGGTAACGCTAGTCGAAGCCGTCAACCCGGAAATCGTTGGGTTTGTCCCGCCTACAGGTGAACCCGATCCCGTAGCGTTTCCCCCCAGCAACGTAGCAACGCCTGTACCCAACCCACTCACGCCAGTAGAAATCGGCAGACCTGTCGCATTAGTTAACGTGCCAGATGCCGGCGTACCCAACGCAGGAGTCGTCAAGGTCAAATTCGTTGCCGCAAGCCCGCTCGGCAGCGTAGTTGAAATAGAAGGCACTCCAGAAGCCGATGTCACCAGCACACCGCTGTTCGCGGTAGCCAAATTCCCCAAGACACCCGCATTATCGTAAAGTAATCCTTTTGTCGTTCCGCTTGAAATCGTAGTTGTGCCAACGGCGATGCTTGATGCAGCGGCACCAACTGCCGTGATAACGCCGCCAGATGCGGTAATCGTCACGTTATCGACTTCAACCACACCGAACGCACTCGCAGATCCTTTTGCGACCGTAATCGCACCAGCGGTGTCCGTAATGATCGTCCCATCAGGCTTCACACAACCAATCTGTGATGAGGTTGCCGTCGTGCAAGCGATAGTCCCAGCGGTTATTGTAAGCGTTGAACCGTCGCCCTGCAGGATGCCCTCGGCCACACTCGTGCCAACGGGCAGCCCGACGTAATTCCCGGCTGTAACCGACCCTGAAACATTCAGAGATGTGCCCGTTGCCGCGCCTAGAACTGGCGTAACAAATGTCGGCGTTGTAGTGCCCGCTGGCCCACCTGACCCAGACGCAGTACCGCTCAATAATGTCGCGACCCCCGTGCCGAGACCGCTAACACCCGTTGAAATCGGCAACCCCGTAACATTGGTCATTGTTCCCGACGCGGGGGTACCCAAAACGGGTGCGGTCATCGTCGGTGCCGTAAGGGTCTTATTTGTTAATGTCTGAGTAGCCGCCAGCGTAACGACCGTCCCCGTAGTGCTAGGGAACGTCATTGTTGTTCCATCGGTCCCAGCCAATGTCAATGAATTGCTGAATGTTAGCGTTTTCCCGGCACTGCCCGTTAATGTATAGGTTCCTGTCGTAAATGCATTTCCGTTTATGCTTGTCGCTGTTGCCACTCCTAAAGATGGCGAAGTCAGCACCATATTACTCGCAGAAAGACCACTTGGAAGCGCAGTAGAAAACGATGGAACACCACTTCCGTTGGCGCTTAAAACACCATTATTCGTAGTAACGATATTGCCTAATGTCCCCGCATTGTCATAAAGAATCGCGTTACTAGTTCCACTAGTAACCGTCGTCGAACCAACCGCGATGCTCGTGAGTGCCGACCCTACGGCGGTAATCACACCCCCCGAAGCCGTAATGGTGGTCCCGTCCACCTCCACAACCCCAAACGTACTAGACGAGCCTACTGGCAATCCGACATAGGTTGACCCCGTAAGCGTCGTAAATGTGCCCGCAGCCGCGACCGTTTGCCCAATCGCTGGCGGAGAAGCGAATAGATTAAGAATGCCATTTCCGCTCACCGTTCCTGAAGCTGCCAGCGTCGTAAACGATCCGGTCGATGGCGTTGTGCTGCCCACAGCGGGCGGCGACGCGAACAATGCCGTGAACCCCGCACCACTAACCGTTGAAGATGCCGATAGAGTCGTAAATGCACCCGTCGATGCCGCAGAACTTCCAATCGGACCAGGCGAAGCAAAACGCGCTGTAAAGCCGCTACCACTCACGGTGCTCGACGCGGCAAGGGTTGTAAAAGCCCCGGTAGAGGGTGCCGTTCCGCCAATCGCAGGAGGCGAACCAAACAACGCAGTGAATCCCGCACCACTCACCGTTGATGATGCCGACAATGTGGTAAAAGCACCCGTTGACGGTGTAATCGCCCCCACGGTCCCGTCAAACGACCCCGTAGCCGCCACTAGCGCGGGGCCGTTCGCCAAAACGACACTCCCGCTGCCCGTTGGCGTGACCTGTCCTAACAGCCCCCCCGTCGCTTGGCTGATAATATAACCATCCGTCCCGCCGCTAATCGTCGTCGTTCCCACCGCCAGCGCTGTTGCCGCCGCAGTCACCGTGCAGCTAGACCCCAGCGTGCATGTTTGCCCATTTACAGTCGTCGCTGGATTTTGCAGATCCGTGTTAGTGACCAGCCCAGGCGCAGAAAATGACGAACCCAGAGTCAATCCCGCAAAAGTCGGACTATTCGCGACACCCAACCCCAAATTGTTTAAGGCAGCCGGCAACACGGCATTTGAAGCCGTGACATTCATCTGCCCGCCAGGGACAGCATTCGCCAGAACAAATGCTGTCGTCGCCAATTGTGTTGTATTGGTCCCCAAGGGCGCGGTCGGAGCGGTCGGGGTACCTAAAAATGCGGGGCTGGTCTGAAATGCAAATGCCCCAGTCCCCGTGGCTGTCGCGATGAGATGATATGTCACCCCACCGCGCACGAGCGGCAACAAGTCGCCCGCACCCAATTGCCCCGCGTTAGGGGCGTTCATTATAAATTTAGCCCAATAGTCGCTCGTAACCTGCGCAGACCCCTCGCCCGCACAGCACGCCAACATCACAAAACTGAGAACTGCCCCCCAGCGCCGCACAGATCGCGTCTTTCTCGATCCGGCATAACCGGCACGCGCTGCCGATTAGACAACCAATAGCGCCCACTCCGCTGGGAGCTAACCTCATATAGCGCAAAAGCCCCGTCCTGTCAGTATCACGGCTCCGATTCTATGTCGCTCGGCAATGGTGGCAATGGCGGCGTCACATATACTGGAGTCGGCGGCGCTGGCATCGGCGATCCGTCCGCCAATAACGGATATCCCGCATCGTCCAACAGCACGTTCCCCTGATCGTCCAACAAATATATCGGCTCTAACGCAGGACCAATTGCCTGTACTGGCCACGGTAGGGGAGGGAGAGGGTTGGTGCCGTTGTTCGCTGCTTCAAAATTCTGCAACCTCGGGTTGGTGCGCGGAACCGGGTCTGGAGGCAGGATGATCGCCTTGTTTAGAAGGAAGGGCACGTCGAGGCACTTCGGGCATACCCTTAGATATGTGTTGAGAAGCCGCTGCCCGCGCCACTCAAATTGCCACCGTAGGTTGTCCAAATTATTCCAAAACCCGCAACGGTCGCATACGCCGAACGCGGAGGGCGACCTTCTACTTACCTTTGCGCGGCCGTAATACCGCCAACTCATAACGTTATACTCCTGCCCACGCGTTGCCCGTCTTTATGCGGGATATAACACTTGGGTTCACTCCAAACACCCTCGCAATCTCAGATTGCTTCTTAGTTTTAAGTAAGACTCGAATTTCACTAACGTCTTCCTTGGAGAGTTTAGCCATACCATGCTGTTCATGCCTCGCTTGCATGCCGTGCGCGACACGATCTTCGCCATTTTCTTTTGATGTTCCCCAACACAAGTTACTCAAAGTTGCATTGAGCCGATCGCCATTCTTGTGGCGACATTCCCATCCGAACGGGGCAGGCCCCACGAATGCCTCTAACACAAGTCTATGTACGAGCACTCTTTCACCAACATTATCTCGCCAAAGCGCGCAACTTCGATAGCCACTTACTAGTGCATTTGTAGAAATGTCACGTGCCGCAAATCGTCTACTATATCCATTCACAAAAATAATAGTTCTAGCCAGTGCGCGAACGCGCCCGCAATTACTTACTTCATAATATCCTTCATAATCCCGTATAGGAAGCCATATCTCAGCATCTTGTTCCATTGGCCCACCTCACGAGCCAACTATTAATTGCCAAATCCCTTCCCCATCTTGATAAGCCCCTTCTAGCACCAAATCACAAAGATCATGGCACACGATCCCATGGACACCATCCGTTTCACTCCGATTCATCAAAAGACCGTGAGGTTCCGGCGAGACCGTTCGCGACTGCTCTTCTTCCTCATATATTGCCGCATAGCCATCTGCGACGGCTTCTGCGAATGCACGCCTACTAAATCCACCGACCCGCTCAAACGAGCGGTTACAGGGATTACGTAGAGGATAATCAAACCGAATAGTTATTTCACTACGTTCGTCCAATATATTTTCATCTGCGGCTTCGCACCCCTCGCTATCCTTGCCAATTTCTGGATCGGTCGTATAGTCGTAGCGACTTTCAATATGATATGCGAAAGAGATGTGATTCATCATTGATAAGTCCTCCCCGTCCCGGCCGATCAAGCCCGAGACGGCGCAGGGGGTCACTAATTAAAGCGACACCGGGACGAGGAAGATCTCGCTGAAGGAGTCGCCGTCGTCTGCGTTGATCGCCGCAGCCGCACGTACAATCGTATACTATAATCTTGCTGTCAAGGTGTTATCTAAAATACGAAGTTAACCCAGGGCTGAGCATTAATGGAACGCGCTCAATGTCCTCTGTTAATGCATCTTGCAATAATTCTTTGTATTCGGTAGTTAAATCGGCGACGGTCACTCCAGAACTTGGCGGTTGAGGGAATTTTCGAGCTAAATTCTTAGCGAGACCTGCGGCGAATACTGCAAGCCACCTGTACGGGATATCAACCCCGACCCCACCCTCAACAACCGTGTCGGCCTGTTGGCTCATGATAAAAATGTGGAACACGTAGGGGCCGTAATCGTCGGGCGCGTTCCAAAAATTGACGGTGGGAGCGACAGTCCGTGAAAACCAGAACGTCGTCGGGAAGAACTGATAATTCGGCCCCTTGTCGGGCTGGCTCACATAATCAGTGCGCGATATTGGATATAGAATCCGGTCATATGGATCGATACCGGGGAGTTGCGTCTGTGTTTGCGCTAGGCCGCCGTTCATCGTTGCGGTACCGCCCAATGAAGCGCCAGAGCCGATGCTCACCGTGAAATTGTTCTGATCGATGACGCTAGCGACAGGCAGGTTGCCCGATAGCTGCAGCCCGCCAACGGTGACGGGCACGTTACAATAGAAATTTAGACCAAGCGCGAGGCCATGGTTCGGCAGATTGATCGCAACGGTGTTGGCACCAGCCGTTGCCGTGAAGATCGGCAGCGCGACGGAGTTGGTGCCATCCATCGGCTGGGCGACGGTGATGTGATAATTGTTCTGGTCCACCACGTCGGTAACGAGATAGACGCCTTGGATGACTTGGCCAGACGCGGCGATGGCGGTCGCGAAGAACGTCATGCTGCCAGCGGCTAGGCTATGCAGCGGTTGGGTTATCTGCGCCAGCGTCGAGCCAGCGATACCTGTGATTATCGGCGTAAAGTTCTGCGGATTACCCGCATAATACTGGCGGATAAAACCATCAAGAGGGGCAATAACATTAGATGGCAGCGTATAAGAGGAAACACCTGGAGTTAAGGGAATAAGTAATTCCGCAACCTTCCACAGAAGGGGAACCCCGACATTACTTAGCTCAGATTGGAGAAGGCCAGCGCTGATCCGCGCTTGAAAGAAATGGTCCGCCGTTAATGACGCTGGACGTATCTGTATTCTTGCAAATGCATCAAGTATCAGTTCGCCAAGCGACGGATTGAAATTTGTCGTGCCTGACGTTGCGACAAGCGCGGTCATGCTATCTGGATTCCGCTATCCCGCCCTCGATCGCGGTAATCGTCACTGAGCCGCTACCAGACAGGATCACCGCGCGCCACGCAGCGATTGGGTTATCGATAGCGGCATCGGCATTACCGATCTGCGCCGTCAGCGCGGCAAGTGTCCACGGAGTTGGTGCAATTGGATCATTACCAAGTACCTGACTACCGATGACATTTGAATTATTATTTGGATTATTATAGGTATATTCAATTCCCCAAGAAATTGTGCCACTCACTACGCCACTAATACTTATCTCAGACACCGCTTGATTTTGCGCATTAGTTAGTTTCCACGGCGAGGAGGCAACGGTATCTGTGCCAACGGTCGCCGCCGCTGTCCACCCTCCACCTAACGGTAGAATTGAGGTAAGCGTGGCGAAATCTTGTACCGTGGCGGCGGTGGCACCGCCTCCCGATGGTATGGCAAGCGTTTCTTGGATAGGATTGCCATCGGCATTGGTCCCCGCGATAACAATCGTTCGAGCCGAAGCTTCATTGCCGAACGTGACCAAGATCCGGCGCGGAACATCAGGCTCAGTCCCCGTCAGCGTCAATTTAGTCCCGGAGACAGGCGTTGTACTCGTCACGAAAACGTTTGCCGAGGCCGCTGCTAATGGTCCCAATGTGAAGCTAATGGGTATCACGGGTTAACCTTTCCCCAGACCCTTCACATTCTTCGCAAACTGCGCCATGTGGCGGACGTGCTCATTACCCGACCCAAGCGCCTTAGAAAGTTTGCCGGAAGGGATCGACTCGCCCTCTGGCACATGAAGCGCCCTATGCAAGCCTCCTTTGTTCTCATCTACGCCAGTCTTCTGAATCCATTTATTGACACCGCCTCGCGCCCGTCGTCCCGCACGATCGTGTCGATACCGCCCCTTGCCATCCTCAGCGGCGACGTGCTTTTTCTTTTTGACCTTGCCGCCTTCAGCATAATGCGGGGCAGGGCCGCCCCCCGGATTCGGTGGTGCAGGTACCTCGAAATCGGGTTCGTGCCCACGAGTCCGCATCGGCCCTACTCCGCATTATTTGTTTAGACAGACACAGGCCCTGGCGGGCGTGTTTCTGGCGCTGGCGTCGGAGTCGGCGTCGGGGTTGGCGTGGGTGCCGGCGCCGCTGGCTTCCCGGTAACGGCAGGATTTACCGTCATTGGTGCGACCAGCGGCGGATCTGCGGCCTCGCGCAGTACTAGCCGAGCGCCGAGCGGGATATGGATGATTGTCGTTTGACCATCGCCAATCGCGACATCGGCATCCGTGCTAGGTTCATGCGTAAAGGTGCCATCGGGTTTGCGCGAGATCACCATCGCCTTCAGCGAACGCCCGCTGAGCATCGGGTTGGTGATGATGAGCGACATCGGAACGGGTGCGTCAGCCATTGCTAGAACTCCTTGCTAACCGGGGGACATCAGGTATCTGCCAACTCATCAGCGTCCGCGCTATGCGCAGTACCCTGTCGTGCGCGGGCCGCACTCGATAGCGGAGTCATATCCGCTCCCACACCGCCGCCGCGCTTGCGACCAGGGCGATCGAGGCGCCGATGTTTGGTCTTGTGACCCTCCATCTCGACATGCTTCATCGCCATGCCGCCTTCCTTGCGCTCTTTGACATGGCCGCCACGGGCGCGACGAACCTTGCCACCCTTCGCGCGCATCTTGCCTTCCGCCTCTTCTTCTTCTTCGTTCGGCTTGGCGGTATAGGACTCCATACCCTTGATTGAGTCTTCCTTCACTTCGCCTCCTTTCTCATAGTGATGATGATGAACCTCATCATGATCACCGTGATGGGCGACGTGGTGCTTGCCGTCGTGATGGCTGACAGACCCACCTTCCGCGCGCATAGCGTGGTGGCCCATGTGTGCCTCAGTCGGACGATAATGATGGCCGCGTGCCATGGTTTCGCTCCTTCCTTCGCCCCGCAGGGCTATTCGGCGATCCGCGCCGCCGGTCTCGCGATTGAAACGCCGCGAGCGGCTGGGACCCGTCCCCGAAGGGGCGAGCTTCGTAGCGAGCCTACTTGTTGCTCGCTTTCTCCGCCAACATCCCCGCTATCGAAGCTTGGATATCACGGAAATGGTAATCAAAAGGAAATATTGCCACCGTTTTGTTCACTGCCTCAATAATCGCTTCACGCGAATGCTGATGTCCGTCCACCACACTAGCCAGCATAAACTCGGCTCGCATATCCGATATGGCAAACGCCATCCCGCACCCGAACCACGTTCCCCACCAGCACACCAGCCAAAAAGGCTGTCGCCGGAAGATGTAGCGGGAACGCTGTAAGGTATTGCGCCCCAATACAAACCAGCGCTGCCTTGACGGGGATCGTGTCTGCCCAACGAGCGGCCAATCCGAAGAGGGCCACAAGGGGCAGCGCGCCGATACCCATCTCATAGAGCGACTGAAGGAAGTCACTATGCGCCCGCTCCCAGCTAGGATACGTCGTCACGAAACTCCCTATCCCGTGCCCAAATATAGTAATCCCCGCAGCGGTTGTATACCAGATATCAAAACGCGCCGCAGCCGATGCGCCCTTACTCGCCCATAGCGTCGCGAAGCCAGCCGCCATTACCAGCGCGCCAACACCCCAGAAGGCAATTTCACGCCGGCTCACCAGCAGTCCTAGACCAGCGCTCAGCAACGCCACACGAGAACCGCAAAACGCTAGCGGGATGCTCAGCGCAATTACGAGCGGCAAAGCTTCCACATAAAACGCATAGACAAACAGCACAGCCGCAATTTCCGCAAGGAAGTCACCATTGAAGAACAACCCCGCCGGTCCAGCAAACTCCGCGACCGGATGCCACCCCAAGAGTTGCCCGATCGCAAAGGCGCTCGATACCGCGACACCCCACCCCATCGCGCGCAGAACCGAATCAAGATCCTCGATATTCGCGCCCAACAACACCGCGCCCGCGAACAGCACGAGCCAGCAAAAGTCATTCATTCCCGATAGCTGAACAGGCGTCCACAGCAGCGACAGCGCGGCATACGCCACCATCGCCGCGACTAAAATCTGTGCTGTTCGGGAAAGTCTGCGCGGGTCCAACCAAGACGCCAGCGGCATACCCGCCGCCATCAGACTCCAGCGCGGAGCCGTCGCAGACGACAAGATGTTTGGCCAGAACGCTGTTGCTACACCAAATCCTAGGAGCGCCGGTCTGTTAAGACTGATCACTGTACCGTCACGCCCGTCAGGTATTCGGTTGAAGCACCGCCCGCATTCGTAACCGCCGCCGAGAACGTCAGTGTCAGATACGAACCCGGCACCAAAGTCGCGCCAGTCAGCGTCACATTCTGTGTCGTCGGCGTCGTAATTGGGCAAACCACCTGCCCCGAAGCGATCAACGTCGAACCCTGCGTTCCCGCAGTCGTATTATTCAAATACGCCGCAGCCGTCATTGTATGAACAGAAGCCGTGCTACTGCTGTTGGCGTAATAGCACAAAATCCCAACCGTCAGATTGTTGCCGGGGTTCTCGTAAAATGGCACCACGTAATCGTAAGACGCGACATTCGATGTCGAACCCGAACTCGTTGCAGTCCCAATCAAATACGTGCCTGTGCCGGGCGTGTAGACCAAGCCAAAATTCGTGCTGCTCGCCGAACCCGTCATCTGAAGACCCGCAACGGTCTTCATGTTCGCCATGACGAGCGGGATAGCCGGCGGTGCCGCAACAGTCAGCGTGTCGGTATAAATCGCCGCCCACGCGAGCGGGGCAACCGCGACAGCAAACCAACCGGCAAGGGCGAGGCGTTTTAGCTTCATCTGCTTCACCCTAAAAGTCCGCAAATTGCGTTACACCGCATAAACCTGTCGCAGTGCCCATATTGCCGACACCGACATGATCATAAAGCACCAACCGGCGCACCCCATTCGAGGCCGTACCCTGTAGCGCGTAAGTTCCACGCACATCGCCAGTCGTCGCCGTCGCCGGACTTGTCGTATCAGCCACAGTAAAGCCCGTGGGTGAGGCCACAAGCGTCGTATCCGGCCACCAAATCGTCGCGAACTGAAAGTGATCAATCCGCAGGAAAAACCCATACGTGTCGCTCTGCCCCGCACTCACATTCGATCCCGACAACGTGCCCGCAGGCGTAATCGACAGGATGTACTTGAACGCCTTGTTTCCCGTCGCTGTCACGGCGTTCGACCCGGTGATGGTCTCCGTCATCGGATAGTTGTAAAGATCAAACCCGCGAACCGTAAAGGTCGCCGCCGAATCATTACCCACCGACGCGATCGAAACCGCCCGCGCAACCGCCGTTCCCGGCGCCCAAAAGATATTCCCGCCAACCGACGCATTCTGCTGCGGTACCTGCGCCGCATCGATCAACAGCAGCCCCGTTACCGTCGCCCCGGTATCCGCCCGCGTGATCGATTGACCAACCGTAATCCCGCCACCCGAGGTCGTTACCAGCGTCAGCGGCACGCCCGCGCTCGGTACCTGCGCCGCCGCCATCGATGTCGTGCTCAGCGTCGTCGGAACCGCATTCAGGCACTCAAAGCGCCCCATGCCCCACCAACCATACGCACCACGCTCCCCTTCCGCCAACCCGCCCGCCGCCGCACCCGGCGAATAGCAATACGGCTTGCGCGGGTCCATGATCCCGCAACCCTGATCCCACAGGCTCGGCGAACGCGATCCGTTGTAATCCGACGCCTGACCCAATCCCTGGCCCGATGGCACACTCTGGCCAAAGCCAACAAACGGACCCTTGTGTGCAGTTATGCCCATTAGGAGGCGTCCTTCTTCAGCGGCACCACGTTCGTCCGTGCCGCAAATGATTCGAGATACTCTGCAGCAGCGAGAAGAAGCTCGGGGTTATCTTTGAAATATCCCAAACCGGGATTGCAATTCGTGCAGCAAAGACCCCTCACCGAATGTCGCCCCCTTCCGCGAGAATGATCGTGATCCACCGCTAACCACTTAGTCTGCCCATTCCGTTGTGCGGTTTCCGGTTCCTTACAGATTGCACATACGCCATTTTGGGCAACAAGCATATCCTGATATTCAGCAAGCGTGATCCCAAGCCGCCTGTCCGCGAGCGATTGCGTGGGCAGCCACAAAAGATGCTTCACGCTCACTTGCAGCGGCGACACCATACTCCTCTGCTGCCGCAATAAAAGCTGCCGCCGCCTCTTCTTTTGTAGAAAACCTTCCGAGATGCTTCAGTTTATAGTCGCGCGTGATCGTCGCCAACCACTTCCCCCGCGCCGCATCCCACGTAACACCACGACTCCCGCTCTTATTCCCCTTGCGTAATCCGCCCTTTCGAGCCGTTTCCGCAGCGGTTTGCAATTTCAGATTTGATAAACAAAGATCAAGATAGTCGCCGTTTTCTGGCGCAACGTTACCCTCTGGCCATTCGCCATATGTAATCGCCCATACAATACGGTGGGCCAAAACACGATAGCCATCTACGCCGACATAGAGCCGCCCGTTAGCGGCTACAGCGCCAGCTTCATCGCCGATCCTAATCCGATGTGAGGTTGATGTTTTCCACGTCAACCTGCCCGCATGCGGATCATAAGAAAACAGTTCACGAAGGCGTTCAACAGGAATAGCGCTCGTCATCTCCACGGCTCCTGGATACAGGTTGGCGATGACGTGTACGTTACTCACTTTTTCTCCTGTCGTCAACAATAAAATTTCACATAGCCTGACTAACTTTCGGTATTTACCCTAGTATTAACAACCACTTGCAAGTGGTTATGAAGTAGGATACGTTCCAAAAGTTGCGCGGGGATTGTAATACGAAAGTGAATAGCGCTCGTACCCCTTGCACAGGAGGTTGTCGGTCGAGAATTCAACTTCCATACTCATTTCAAACGGGATACGCTCCATATATGCTAGCCCCGGAACATTCGTCAAAAGGAACCAAGCATAGGGCGAGGTCAAGAAGTCATCGACAAAGTAACCTTCTTTCAGACCACCAGTTGTCGAGCGGATAGCATTGACATCGTTATCGCCGGTACCGGGCCGCATCGGAGTTTCGAGTAGTCGAATGGCGACTGGCTCAAGCTCAGGCGGGATGAGCAGCATCTTGCCACGGGCGTACTGCTTCAAATTCGCCTGATCGACGAACTGGCGACGGATGCTGATCATGGCCGAGAGCAACGAAGTCTCGGAAAGATCGGTCGCAGTCGTGAAAGCATTGGCGTAAGATCCGCCATCGATCGGATGCGCGGTTGAGAACAACGGCTGGCCATCGCCACCGACTGCAGCGTTGTAGACGTTGCCGAGGTTGAAGACGCTGGCTGCGTAGATTTCCTTAGTTTGATTGAAGGATTCCTGCAGGCCGAGGTTCGAGGGATTGAATTGCGTCTTGTAGAGATTGTCGTCGATCGCGGGACGAGTGATCGCGTAACCGAGCGAGATTTCCAGATGTGATTGATTCCAAACGAATCTCTCACCCGCCCTATTGTCGAAAAAGGCGGTTCCGCCCTCAGTCTTCAGACGAGCGAGCGGCAAATAGCGGTTTTCCGCCGTGCGCTCAACCGCCTGTTCCGACTTGATGTATTGGAAGATCTTGTCGTACTGACGGGGGATCTGCTGGTATTTCCCGGTAACGGCTCGCAGGCCAGGGAACAGCAGGTCGCGGATCTGTTGAAGTGCTACCGGCATTGGTTAGATCCCCGTCAACTGCCTGTAGAACTGGTTATTCCAGCCCACAAGCAAGGAAGCATAAGGAGTCGTGAGGTCGGTTCCGTTGTCTCCCGGCGGATCGGCAATCAACGCTAGGATGCGGAACGGAAAAGTCGAAGTTGTCGTTGGCGTGGTGTGCAAGTCGATGTAGGCGCCGCTCTGACCGTTTAAGGTAGAACCAGTGCCGTTCGCGTACTGCGCGTTCATGCCAACCATCGCCTGCGTGACGAGAACCGTCGCGCCGGCCGAGTTGCTGGTTTGAACCTTGAAGGTCACATTGGGATCGTCAATGATGAGCGCGTTGACGATGCCGTTGGTGATCTGGTCCGCGCCGGGGTAGTAGGGCGAGTAAACAAGCTTGCCCTGCGAGGCCGAGATGTAATTGCACCCCGCAAAGATCCCGAGAGGCGGTGTGGTGCCCGGAGTCAGGGTATCAATATACCCGCTCGACAGCATCACCACGACATCGCCCGTGTAGATCGAGTGCGTGTTGGTGTAAAGAATCTGATATTGGGTCTGGTTGGCCGACCACGAGGCACCGTCTTGCCTCCCGGCGACGGCGAACCCATAGGGTGCTAAGACGTTTGCCATCGGGGCGAAATTCCCGATTTGTCCGTCTACCCCTGACCGATCTGGGATGTGCGGGAGGGTGAAGGCCGCCGTTTCGCGGGCCGCCACACTTTCGGTTCTTGTGTCGGAAGAACCAGAAATTTAACTGTCAGGCCCTCCGCGAACCTGACGAGCGCAACCTTATGCGCGGCTGATAATTCGCGTGTTTTTTTCTGTTGTCAAGGGGCGCAAGGGATTACGGTTCGGAAGACAACCCTTCCGCGCCTTCATTGACTGGCTCACCGGGAGCGAATTGCTGGCGGACGCTTGCTACTCGGCGAACCGAAGGATGATCGCGCGTCAACTGCCCCGGCTTTGACCCGTACATGATTTCTTGCATATTCTGCACAGGATCGAGCGCGTCCTGTAGCTGCTCCATCTGTGCTTCTTCGGTCAAATACTTGGGCCGCTCGCAGAGGATGGTCCCGCCACGTTTGATGATTGTGTCTCCGCCTACCGCAAGTTCAGGATGGCGCGCCGCCGGCACTGGGCGCCAATGATTCTCGCGCATCTCAATCCAGTGCGTGGTGTCTTTTTGCCCGTAGACTTCCTCGCGTTTCCATTCGTAGGTAAACCCCGGCGGGGCGAGGTTGCCGATCTCAAACGGGTTACTGTTGCGGCGGCGGCGGTGCAACCGTTCGCCCGATGTCGGCGCTATCGCCTCGCGCGGCGCCGTGGCACGCACATTGGCACGCGGATCGCGTTGAACAGCCTTGGCTTCAGTTTCGTAAAGGATTTTATCGCTCATTTATCGAACCCCGACTCAATGTTTTATTTTCTGTCCCCAAGCGCACGTAGGCGCTTGTTATACCGTTCCCCGTGATTGGATCGGTCTTCCATCGCAACTCCGGTCGTACTCTCCACACAACACCCTGCGGCGAAGCGGTGACAAAACCAAGTAGCAAAAAGGAAAGAGTTTCGGCAGTACGCGTCTCAGCCTTTTCTCTAGCGCTTGGATCATCTTTCAACGTCTCGCCAGTGACAACCGAACCGAAGCCGATACTGACCCAATTCCCATCACCCGCCCTAATTTCCTCTTCAGTAACGTCCCGACACGGCGTGGATAATGTATCGAGCCACGCCATGAGCGTGTCGATATCCTTGACGCCAGTTGGAATACTCAAGTTCATCGTGCCCCCGGTCCAATGCGACCCTCTTTAATCAAATCGGCTTTGTGCCGCGCATATTCGCTTTCAGGAATACCGTCGCGGCGCGCCTGTTCTTTTTCTTCACGCGTGAGATAGACTTCGGTAACACCCGCGTTGGTCCGAACCGAACCATTGACGGCGCCCCCCGCTGGTGCGGTAGTCATGCGCGCGGCTTGTCGGGCATCTTCGGCGTTCCGCCCACCGGGTTGCGCGGTGACATTCGTTTGGCTCGTTGGCGTTTCTTGCTGTCTCTGTATCAAGCCAAGCTCAGTGCGGATAAAATCTAGATAATCCTGGCTGTACGAAGGGATGCCTTTGTTGTTTTCTGCATACTGTGCGGCGGCTATGGCGCGGCGCTGGAAATTCTGATCCGAAAAAAATCGCGAACCCTCGGCGGAGCGCAACCAATCCTGTACCAATGGCGGGCGTGCTTGAATGAATTGTTCCCGCGCTTCATCGGCGCTTGGTTGCTGTTGCGGCTGCCGCCCCGTATCAGCAGGCGGATTTTTAATCCGCGCATCGAGTTCTGCCTTCCCGGCCTCTAGCTGAGCAATATGACCGCCGATAACGGCCATCTCCCGATTGATCTTGGCGACAGCAGCAAAGTCTCCCGCACCGTGCGCGGCGGCTAATTGCTGTTCCAGCGTCTCCAGTTTCCCAGTTTGGGCATTTAGCGCGTTACCGATCGCGTCAAACTGCGCTTGCTCGGTTGAACGGCGTCCCTCTGTCGTCGCATGGTGCGCGGCATTCGTCGCCTCTGTCGCGCGAGCCTCGGCCGCCTGACGTGCGCGTTCCGCACTCGCTGCCCGATCACGTTCCGCCTGCAGCGCTTTTTCCTTTTCGGAATCGCGCGCCTCAAGCTCTTCAAGCTGCCGTTTTAGAGACGCGACAACATCTTCCTCGGTCTGAACTTCCGCCTCTGGCGTCTCAGCCGCTCGCGTACCTTGATCAACAGCGGCACTTGTCGGCTCGCGCAATATGGCGTCAGACATTTATCGGCCCCCTAAAGCAAACGGCCGGGATATTTCACCCGACCCCTAATGTGCGCGTCCTGAATGACGCGGCACTTAACAAATTGCGTGCGTTCGTTAAGCATCGCCACGTCTTTGTCCCAGCCGTCCGAGTTGCGATAGAGCACCCAATCGCCGCGCTCTACTTTGAGACCGTGGAATTTGTTATTCGCGTCATCGACAAAGGCTGTCGGACCAGTTTTGAGCACAAGACCGATTACGCCCTGCCACACATCCTCGCGCTGCGTTTCGGCGGCAGCAATGAGTCCGGCACCGATCTGCGAGCGGATATATTTCGCCACCAGCACATCGTTGAAGAACAATTCGATATCGTCAAGATCGCCTAATTTCTCAAAGATGAACTCTTTTACATCATCTTCGGCATCAAACCATTTCCGCTGGCCGACGATGGCCCGACCATCCATGCCGACAAGGTTCATGCTCGGCGTAACTAATGCGTCGCTCATCCCCGCTCCACGTCCTGTTTGATCTCGTCCGCTAGTTCCATTGCTGTGCGCAACCCATCAAAGAACCCGCAAGCAAAGCGATAGTCTGCAAAGTCTCCTGCCGCGCCGCGACCCAGTGAATCTTCGCGCTCATGAATAAGCTTTTCCACGCGGCGGGCCAGTTCTTCATGAAACCAAGGGGTATACCCGCCGATCATTTATTCTCGGGGGTTCCAACAAAGAACGGCAACCGGGTTTTCTTTGGATCGAGCAGCGTGCCATCTCCCGTCGCATTCAACTCTTCGCCGGGGAATCTCGGCCAACGCTTCGGGTCGCTCGGCGTCACGACGGCTTTTACAGGGGTGTATTCTTGAGGTTGCGGATCTGGGCGATGGCCGCCGCCCGCGAAATATGTTTCAGCGGTCATGCTGTGCGGCGGGTCAAACGGATCGGCGACAGGCAGCCCTTCGCCAATAATCGTTAGCACAAGACCTTGGCGATGATCCGCAGCGGCGACAATTTCCACCCGATGGCCTTCGGGCAACGTCAACCGTTCAGCAATATTGGATAGGGAAAAGAACACGCGCGCAGCACCGATCAAATCAGCCTCCAAACGAGGATGACGATCTTGCCCGCGATTGTCTGTGAAGAACAAGGCGACAACCGCTATGCCGCGCCGAGCGGCGGCTTACCCGAGCGCCAAGCTCGATGTTCGCCAAAGTAACAAAACGCTACCTAATATTGTTTCCGTGACCTGTCAAGATACCATTGAGCACGTTTTGCATCAGTCATTCCCGACTTCGCCAGTTCTACGACTGGCTCCAAGCCATATTCGTTGACAAGCGCCCGCCATGCGGGCGGCGATTCATCAATCGCCGACATCCGTTCTTCCGCCGTCTTCTTACGCTCGGTCCAGAACGCAGCCCCCATACCGGGCTTGTTATGGCTAATAATCGCCCGCCGCATTTTCACTTTCGATTTTCATCTTCGCCCGCGCCAATCGCCCTTCGGCACTGAGCGCACCAGCGGCGGCTTTTGGTACGCGACCACCTTTGGCGCGCATCGGCATGCCCGGCATCCCCGGAGCCATCGGTGGACGAGCCATTCCCATACCCGCGCCGGGAGCCATCGGCATCCCCGCTGTCGGCATGCCGCCGGGCATGCCCATTCCAAGCCCCGGCGGCGGCATTGGTGGCCGAGGCGGCGGCATGCCGCCCGCTGCGGGTATGGGACCGGCTGGCATCGGGGGGCGATCAGCGCCACCAGTCGCCACAATCACGTTTACATGCCCCGCCTTGCCTTTGCCGCTTCTGCCTCCATGCGCGCGGCGATGTTCGCGATCTTCCTCTTTTGCCCTGCCGCCACGCTTTTGCCCGACAAAACGGGGAGTCCCAATTGCGCCTGGTGTTGGACCTCCGGGGGCACTGACAGTCGGCGCGGTCTGCCCTGGCCCCATCATACTTGGCTGAGGCATTTGTGCCGCAGTCGGCGCGGGACGCGGCATATTCCCTCCGGGGGCGCCCATGCCAGGGCGCATACCCATGCCCATCCCAGGACCAGCCATGCCAGGACCGGGAAGGCCAGGGCGTTGCATTTGACCTCCGCCCATGCCCCCACCCATGCCCATGGCTCCCACACCCATCGGCATACCGCCACCAGCCTGCCGTTTGGCGCGTCCGCCACGCTTCTGACCAGTGGCTTTGGGCTGATTCGGATTATTGATCGAATTAGCTAAGCCAGCGTCAATCGCGCTCTGCATCGCCTGTTGAGCGGCGTTGTTGCTGGGATTCATCGCCTGATTGACCCCAGCGGAACCACCGTCATCGCGCTTCCTGCGCCCCGCACGATCCATGCGCTTGCGACCAGCGTGACCTTCAGCCACGCCCCCATCAGCGAGTTTCAATTTTGTCAGTGGCTTGCCGGGGTGATCGGCCTTCTCATGCTGGTGCACCCCTTTGATCACCATTACGCGATCATCACGAGCGCCAGAAATGCCGCCACCATGAGCGCGTCGGATCTCGTGAATTCTGTGGGAGTGCTGCCGAGTCGCCTCTTCGCGCAGATGTTTGTGCTCAGACATTATTTCCTCCCTCGCGGATGACCGAGACCCGTACCCACCCAGCCGGTATCCGTTTTTTGCCCGACAGCCTCGCGATCCTGTCTAGAATTTCTGGTTAATTGAATTTCCCAATCGCGATTAGCAGCAGCACGCTGGTCATATCCCCCATTGAGATCGGCGCGCCGCCCGCCACCCGCAAAGGGTTTGCTAATCTCTGGCGTCCTTTGCTCGGAAGGGCCAAGCCCTATTTCCAGCGATTTTCTTGCCATCACGCACTCCAACGATTTCGCAGCCTATACCACATCAACACTGTTTCCGCCACGTCATCAAAATGGGGATGGGTCAGGGTGCCGAACAAGTCCTAACCCGCCTCCAGGACCAATTGGCTGTTGCGCGTTCTGCTGCGCCCGTTGTTGAGATGCTTCGTGTTGATGTTGCTGCCCTTGCTTAATCAAATCCATTTGTAAATTCGCTTGCTCACGTTCTTCTTGTGCCTTGCGATCGGCCGCTCTATCAGCCGACTCTAGCGCCGCCTCCTGCGCTCTTGCATTCTGATCGCGGGCATCTGCAGCGGCATTCGCTTGAATTTCCGCCATCTTCGCCTGATGTTCGGACGCCGCTTCTTGGGCGCGCTGCTGAATTTCCTGTGTTTTAGTAGCGGCCTGCTGTTGATTTTGTGCCGATTTAACTTGCAGCGCCGCCAGCGCCGCCATAGCGCTCGGGTCCATCTGCGGCTGTTCGGGTTGAGGCGGCAAAAAGAATTTGTCAGGATCGGACACGCCGATCATTTCAAATATCCAGCGGTCAACCGCTTGCATATCGTATAAATCGGGGCGCATCGAAGCGATGGTCTTCACCGCCTGACATTTGATGAGGCGGATCAAATGCGATGCGGTGTTCGGGTCTGCCGCCGGCACCAATTCGAAATCGTCAAGCGCACGCAGGAATAATTCGGTTTCCCAATCAAAGGCCCGCTTTTTGTTTTTGTTCCATTTCCAGAACGCCTCGGGATTTTTCTTGTAGCGTTCCTTCAAAAGTTCGAGTTCTTCGGCCTGTGCGGCATGTAATCCAATATGAACCGCCGCCAGAACCTTTGTCGCTTGTTCGATCAGCGCCAGTGTTGTGCCCACAGGCGCATCTTGGCGCCCCTCGCCGACAGGCATCTCCGCCGTTCCCGCCACGCGATCCATGCGCTGTTCGACGTGCTGGGTAAACGCAACAAAGCCGGGGCCGACATCCTTGTACGGCAACGGTTTGATGACTTGATCAAGCGGCAGGTTCCCTACGCCCTTGATGCCAAGACCACCGCCTGGCGGGATACGGTTCTGGTTTGTCCAGTTACGGATAATGCCTTCGTTGTAGATAAACCCAGGGAAATTCCCGAACATCCCAGCGTCAAGCGCCTCTCGCCAAGCAGCCGTCAGCGCCTTGTCGCCATTTCCCAACAAATTCAGAAGGCCCAGATCGTAAAATCCCATCGCAGGGATAAACCCGTACTTTACGAAGACTTGTCGCGCTTGATAAGTGTCGTCCTCTTCATCCCAATTCCGGCGAAGTTCCAATAATTCCCGCGCGTCCTTATCGATCGACACCTTATACGGCAGAGGGATACCAGTCGGTTCTCCCTTCCGCTTGTGTTCATACCCCCGGATGTCAAGTTCGACATAACTTTCGTAAATCGTGCGCGGCTGATCTTCCTGCCGCTGCGGTATCGGTTCCAACCCCTGTGCCGCAGCCTGCGCCTCGTCCACCGCGTTGGGCTGAAACTGCGGCTGATGCAAATCAATATCGCGGTACACACCCGCGATCTGCATCCTGCGCACCATCGCCTGCCGCATGATGAGCCGGTGCGTCACCCGCCCCGCGTCGCGGTGATCTGAAACCGCGTTGCTAACAATGATATCAGCGGCATCAACAAACCGACTGATCGGCCGCTCACGGATCGGGCAGTCATAAACCTTTTTGAACCCACACCCGCCAAACCCAACCCAGAACAGCATCCGCACTGAGTCGGGACGGTACCCACGGTCCACAACCGTCAGATTGTGGTTAAACCCACGTTCCAGCGCTTCTGCTAGTTCCTCGCGCCCCGCCTGCGCTGCCGCCACGAGATTGGGATCATCTAACGGCGGCCCGCCGTTATGCCCAACCCCCGGCTGTTCAGTAACGCCTCCCGGCTTTGTCGGGCGGTCATCCCGCACCTTGACCGGACCAGCGGGCGGATAAAGCTCAGCCGCCGCATTTGATTGAAACCGCACAACCGCTTCCAACAACAGCGGGTGGCGGATCGTGGACATTCCCTCAAACGGACCCGTCGAATTTCCAATATCGCCAGTCGCCTTCTCCAGCAGCGTGCCGAGCATCTTTATGCCCTCGGCACGGTTCTCCAGCCACTCCTGCCGCGACTGATCGTCCGCCTCAATACCGCGCAGAACCTCTTCTACGATCCGCCCACGCTCACCATCGTCCAGTTTCTCAGCAAGATTATCGTAAAACTTGTCTTCGCCATCATCCGCCCGCGTCGGGCGCGGGTTTAGCTGAATGACAACACCACCATCCTCGGTCGGGATCGATACCGTGCCGTCCGAATTCTGAATCGCCGCGTCGGCTGCGTCTTCAACCAACGACACCAACGAGCCGACATCATTCTCTCCCGACGCGAAAGGATCGGTGTCAGGTTCTAGTCGCTGGTTACGTGAAAAGGCCGGCAGATCGGACATCGGTGTGCCTTGCCGCACATCATCTCAGCGGAGATGACATCATGCAGCTAATCGGCGCCCCGAGCGCTCCACTAAGAGTGTGCCTCTAACGGATATTCTGCAAGCCCCTTCCGCGACATCGCCATTACGCCGCGCCGGATCGTCGCGATTTTCTTTTTTGCCAGCGCTAACGCGTCGTCATAATCAATATTCGGTCCACCTAAAAAGAGAGTTGAACCGTTTTTAACATTTATTATCTCAGTACCCCTCACCCGCCAACCGGGAAACATCTTACGAGTTCCACTATTACAAAATCCCAAATATACCCGTATCAAATCATCTCTAAATATTTCTGCCCGTACCGTCACGCCACGCATTATCCCATCACGCAACCGCTTATCCGTTAAGTATTTCAATGACTCCCCACTTAGATTTACCCATTGGCCCTTCTCTATCGTCGCCGTTATAACAAAATTCGCGCCACAGTCAGCGCATTTCTGTCGCGCAGTGACCGCCAGACCATCCTGCCCCAGCATCCACATCTGTCGCTCGGCGACATCCCCGCAAATAGGACAAGGGAAATTATACATTTTATAGGTCGTAGGGCAACGCGCGAGCACGTTGCGTCGGCCACGTCATCGACTGCTCTTCGCCCTTGTCCCAAGCTTCGCGGCGCTCGAAGATGCCGATATCGCTTAGATGTTTGAGAGCACCACTACAAGCGTCCATGGTGTCGTCATGTCTTCCTCTAGGAAATAAGCAAATTTCCTCAATCAATGGTTCGCACCAGACGGGTCTCGTTCCATCTTCATACATCGGAATATAGAGTTGGTGTGACGAAAATATCCACTGTACTGCATGAGCGCGCGCCCATTTGTCCCCACGTGCGGCCTTTAACTCTGTTGCCCATGTCTGATCAGAAAAAAGCCGTCGTAATTCTTGTTCTAAACCGTGCCCTTGGCCCTGAGTCTCAATCCCAAGATATTCGACTTTATAGCGTCGGCAGGTGTCATTAACCCATTCCACCAATCCCCAGTTGGCTTGCCGCTGTTCTCGATATCGCGGCGAACGCCATTCCTCTGCCGTCACACCAGAAGGCAATTCATCGGGCGGTCCATGTAACTCTAGCCGCTTGGTCCATCCATAAAGCAACAACACCTTTGGAAACCCGTAGTCATCAGCCTCTCGAATATATGTACCGTCCCCATTAGGGACGATGCGCCCCTTGCCCTCCGCCCTGAACACACCAAACACCAACATCGCGCTTCGATCATTCTGCTGTCTCTCGGTAAACGCCGTGTCCACCCATGCCACGACATATTCCAACGCAGGATACTGTATCCGGCCGTTTCGGATCATGTCTTGCGGAAACGTTCCATCAGGCAATAATGGAGGCCACGGTTCCAACCACTCTGCCTTAATAATTCCGCCGCCTTTTGGTATAGGAAGCTGTTGTAACTGACCTGCTACACTGTATTCCGTAAGACGATCGCCATCAAGAGCACGTAATCCTTGCTCTATTTGCTTGAGAGCACTATCGGTCCACACTGCTGGCCAAAGTAATTCTCCACGCTCTGTTCTTGGGTCTCCTTGGCATGCTCGATCAGGATCAAATCTGGCCGGGTACATCAAGTGTACAGTGTCTTCTGGCCAGTTTTTTAGTGCCCAATCTGTTGCATCAAGAGTGTGTAATCTTTGCATGATCAATATTCGTGCAGACGTGCGCGGATCTGTAATACGAGTTGTCAAATCACTCATACCACGAATTGAAGCATTGCGCTCCATTTCACTATCCGCACCTCTGCGAGTTTGGGGATCGTCGCAGATTATTAAATTTCCGCCACGGCCCAACAGGCCGCCTTCGATTGAACTTGACATGCGCTCACCACCAGCAGTATTGCCGAAGTTGGCTCTGCTCTGCTGATCCGGCAGTATTTTTACTTGTTTACCCCAATGTTTTTGATACCATTCCCCCATAACCAGTCGTCGCATCTTAACGGCAAGTTCCTCTGAAAGAATAGAACCGTATGACACAGACAAAATCTTCACATGAGGGCCAGAAAGAGGCCCCCATTTCGCTTCTGGCTGTATCCATAGCCATGCTGGGAAGATAATATTGACCAAATTGCTGTTATGAACAGCCAAATCATTAACCGTAAAACTCTCGTCTTCTTTAACGGTCAGGCATCTACATTCCGCCTTGCCTGCGCCAACGATGCTAAGAACGGGATCAGGATGAAGGACAGTGTGGAAACTCCGAGGCGTTGCTGCCTCTATCGCTCTTTTTTTCCTTTCGCAAAGACCTGGCAAAAATTTGAATTTGCTAACATTCGTTTCATCAGTGGCCCCCACATCAAATGATGTGTATAACCCTCCCGGCTGTCGCTTGCTTTCAAGTTTTGCCACACGGCGACGAATACGAGTATTGATCCCTATTCGTAGACACAAATGTTGAATATCCCTAGCCAAACCTTCTGATACAGTAGTCATTTTCGCTTCGTGGCTTAGTCGTGTATCATTTCTATGCTTTACTGCAAAATATCCGTCACAACTGGCATACGCCCCAACAAAATTTGATATAATCGTATTGTTCGCCCGCAACACAGCGGCGGGAACTCGTTTGGTATAACTGTCAGAACCACGCAAGCCATGGCCCCCTAGAAATTCCTGCAGACGCCCACTTCGGTTAGAATGGACTCCTATCGCCGTACAGGTACCCACCCGTGTCCGTCGTTTAGTCTCAAATCCTAGCGCGTGTGCGCATCGTTCAAAATCATCCAGGATTTCTTCTTCATTCCCCGTAAACGAAATTCCTGTGTATTTAACAGAACCATCACCGATCAAATATCCCAAAAAACGCGCTTCTTCCGTTGACATGCTTGGGGACACAACTTCGCTCCCCGTCGCATCTCCGCCCACCGCTGCCAAAATATCTGTCGTCTTTAATTCCCCGGCGGCTACCCAACCACGCGTGGTTAAAAACGGATGATCTGGCGCCACCTTTGCTCGGCGTCCCTGAAATGTTTCTACCGCTATGACATCCAACAATCCCTGTTCATGAACCGCCGTGACAGGTCTATATTGTCCCCTATGCGTCAGTACACGATCACCAACTTTAATGTCTCCCAATCTTATTGGTCCAATGTCCGTCAATACCATTTCATCTATACTGACCGGCTTTGTGTGCCTCGGAGGTATGTTGATAATGAGATTTCTTATCTTTCCCGTTCTTATTTGCCGTAATTTCTTGGCGATTTCTATATGATGCCAATTAATTTCTAATGTCTGCGTCTCACCAATTTCCTTCCACGCATGGCGCATGAACTCAATCAGCGACCGCTCGCAATTCTCCTTTTCCTGCTTGTTCGCCCTCATCTCCAGCAGGATCGCAAGCTCGATCTGCTCTTCCTTGGTGAGCGGCTTTAGCTTTTTCCGATCGACGTTGGGGTTTGGTCGGAGAATTAATTGACCGCCGGGCATGGGCAACTATCGAGCCGCTTCGGCTCCCCCCAACATGCCAGCCGGCACTTCACACCCAGGCTGCCCCGGTCGCGGTCCCCACGCGGGCTGCCACAGCCGCGAACTCTGATACAACCCCAACCGGCGCTCCCACAGATCCCACATGCCGTTCGCGTCCGGTGGCGGCGGGACTTCCTCTACGTCTTCCGCCAACTCAGTCAACATCGACTCTACCGTGTCTCCCACCAAATTATTTTCTGATATGTCAGACACATCCTCGCCGCCTATTACAACCGCGCGCTCAGAAAGGGGCGGGGGGTCGGTTTCAACTGGGGCAGATACACCAGCGAGAGAAAATTCCTGTATTGGTCGAAGCGGGTTCGCCGTCTTCGTGATCAATCCCGTCAACTGCTCCATGAACATCGTCTGCGCCCGCACCAACGCCGACACAGCATCAATCAACGCGTCCAGCCGCTTGTCGCTGCCACCAGCCTCGCGCGGCGCTCTCGGTACTCGCGCCCGATGCCCCTTATGGTGGTTCGGCGCCGGCCGCGTCCCCGCCCGTACCTCCGCCCAATACCTGTTGGCTCGCTCGCGACCGTTAAATTCAGACATGCCGTACTAGATACCGTCGCGGCAAATCCTTCAATAAATCCGCATGCTCCCGCTCTATCCGCGCTAGGTCCACCGTCATCGCATCCTCCGCGCTCATCGGCGGACCCCACACATTGCCTCGCAACTCCGCAAAACAATTCGCGCACCGCCGCGTCTCTGGGTTGTAGATGTGCGTGCAGGTCACTACTCGCCCCCACCGATCCACTTCGTTGGTATATAGGGGCGCTCCTCACGCTGCGGCTTTACGGGCAGCGGAACATATCCCGCCCGCTCATCCGCCTCACGTCGCTTCTCCGAACCGCCCACGGGGTTGAAAATCCCAGTGGCGAACGCGTCAGCCACCAACGGCACATCAACAACTATTGGCCCGCAGCCCGCCGTGAACGTCTCTCCCAACCCGATCGCCTGTTCACCAATCATCGTGTCCAACAGCAGCGACTTGCGCGGCAAATGGCACGAGCAGATCAGCCGCCCATCTCGCTCAGACAGAAGATGTTCGGGAGCCGTCTGGTCGCAGGGACTCGGGAAGACCAATAGTCGCGGCGCGCGCATCTCGGCGCTGCCGGGTTCGGCGCTGATATGCCTCACAGAGATGCCGGTAACATCCTCCAGCGCTCGCTTGAGATCGTCCGGCAGTTTGTAGGGCAATGGGAACAGCCCCTGCGGCGGCAGCCCAATCACCCACCGCAGGCGGTCTATCGCCTCAATGACGCGAGCGGCATCCGCGTTGTCTCCAAACGACGCCGAACCGCTCTCTTGGTCGTCAGCGGCTTCATAGCCAAACGTATCGCATAACTTGGCAAGCCAGACCTGCGGGTAAGCGTCAGCACCCCACACCAAGCAAGTAGTCAGAAATTCTCCGTTCGGATTCTGCTCGCGTGGTGTCGGCCAGCCTCGCTCACGCAATCCAGCGATCACAGCATCGCGAAGAGCCTCGCCAGCCGCAGTCGCCGCCTCTATTTCTGCTGTTTCTTGCGCCGTGTGCAGGGGTGCGGCGGGATCAAAATCAACAGTACCCCCTTCTGTCCGAAGTCGCGCTAGACCAAGATAACGCGCCTCAGCATCAGCCTGTACTCCAACGACCGCGCCACATCGCCGAACGTAATCATCACCCGCAAAAATCTTCTCCCACTGACTCGCCAGCGACTTCCCATACCGCTGAACTAGGCTATTTCCCCCCGTACCTGCAATTTCTGGCGAGGGGGACACGCACGCGTCTGGGACTGCCTGTGGCTGCGGGGGGGTACCCGCCGGCGGTGGGGGGTCGGATCTGACCTGGCATGCGCAGGGCTGGCCAGCAGCCGCTAGCGCTTCATGGCGACCGCAGCAAGGCTGATCGTTGTCAATGAAACCAAACACTTATCCGATCCTCCGCTATGGCCACAACGAGACAACGAGCAGCATCATAATCAATATGGCGAGCGAGCCTAAGCTCACTGCCTCGCGCCAGTCATCCCCTATTCGCAGCCTTCGTTGCATCGCACCATCGCCTAGCCATTAATAACACTTAACGGTCGGTGCGGCGTATTCTAAGCTATTGATATCGTTGCATACCCATCGTTGTGCGCCGCAGCATGGTTTTGGGAATTGCTCAGGCAGCATCACGTGTGTCTGCCGCAGCGTCGCTTGCGATCTCGCCGTTGTGCGCCGCGACATCGGACACTGCCCACTCGGACCATTCACCGTCATCCTCGACGCGCTCGCTTAGCAGATAGGTTTCAAAGGCACCAGCCATAGCAACGGCGGCATCAGCGGTAGCTGTATGACAGAAACGGCAAGCCTGCTCCAAGCAAAACCTGCGCAATTGCACTAACTCGCCATCGCTAAACGCTATCGTCAGCTTCGGCATTACCCGACTCCTCATCCTCGAAATCTTGTGCGTCATGGTCAATTACAATGCCAGCGCGTTCGGCCAGCGTCCAGATATGATCCTCGCGTTGATCATCAGCCATTTGCCCAAGGCGATGTTCAACCGAACCAGTGTGTTCAACCTCGCGACGATCTGACCATTCAAACCTACGGCGGTTCTTCAGCCAGATAAACGCGGCCGCTGTGTCGGGCGGATAGTGCTCGACATAAGGCGCATAGATCGGCGCTTCGGCTCCCTGCGGCATAAGTATCTTGACCGCGTCGTGCGAGTAACCCTTAGCTCGCTCATAAAGACTACGCACTATTTGCGCATCAGCTATTTCGCCCCCGCTTTTTACGGATTGCCCAAATTCAGGATGTAGCTTGCAATATGTTGCGAAGCGTCTTGGCGATACACCAAGTTTAGCTGCCATTTGTTGTTGGTTAAGGCCGAGGAGCGCCAGGTTCTTTACCTGTTCAACCATTTCAGGTCTGTAATTAGTTGGTCTCCCAACTTTGCGACTTGGCTTTTGTTGGCGCTGTGTTTGGGGCATGAGGGCGCATATAACGCGGATTTGCGAGGATTGCAAGCGGGGCTGTTGTGCGATTTGTGTTGACATGGCGATAGCGCGGCGTATGATGGGATTGTCAGAACGGGAGAACGGAAATGACATATCAGCCACCGATTACAGTACGCAAAGCCGAAGTAGCGCCGATCGTCGCGGCCACGTTCCCAGAATATCGCGGTAAGAAATTCCGCGTAGAGTTCCGCGAACAAGTCTGTCTGTTGGATCTGAATTGGTCCGGCGGGTCACGGAGTCAGTACCGCGCTTGCACGTTAAGCGGCGAAGCACTTGGTTCATCGGCGAAGTACAACGCAATGGCGCCATGGGACTCGCGGCAAGTCGAAGGACAGAGCGTAGCGGTTCCGCAAGGCGCTTGCATGGTTCGCCATAGCCATTTCTGCGGGAAGGACACGGGAATCACGATCACAATAAACCCGGCAGATGCGCCGAAATGGATCGAACATCAGAACAGCGCGGCATAGGAGGCGGCGATGTACGAAGCGACGGCGTATGAAATCACGTTGCGCGACAAGGATGGCAAGCGTTGGCTGATCGCCTACAGTGAGCGCCATACGCAACGGTGTGTTTGCCAGAATTTTTCGGCGCATCATCCGAAGATTCAGCGGTTTATCGCTCCGACTGATGCGCGGTGGGACAGGGCGCGCAAGCGGTATATCGCGGCAGAATGGGAGTTTGGCTTTACGGGTCGGACGAGGCGGCAAGCGAAGCAGGAGGGCGAATTGCCCCGCTTCGGCGATGCGGCGTAGTTTCGGCATCAGCAAGGGGAGACAGGGCAAATGACATCAGATTATCCGACGCGCGGTTTCAACATCGTGCAGCCATCAATCGCTGAGACACAATTGACTGGCTGGGTTGCGACCGCTCAGTTCTCGCGGCTTGGTCACGAGTATGCGATCAAGTTCATTGACAACCGCATGCCGCGCCTCAGCGTCGAGTGCATGCGCGACGGCAAGCCGATCGCGTGGCACCGCTTGAGCGACAAGGCTCGGCAGGTGGCGCACAAAGCAGCCGATTTTCTCAAGAGCGCTCGGGCGATTGCCGCAGCGTAGCTCGCTCGCTTATCCGCCTGCCTCGCGGCGCCTCCGGGCGCCGCTTTTTTTGCGGACGACGTTGCGATGTTGCGATTATTTTCGCGCGGCGCGCTGACCCACGGCATAGCGGGCAAAGGGACATTCGGGACATTTTTGAGCGTTTTCTATTCACGCTCTATAGGAATCACTCTTTTGTTCCCCACTAGTTCTAATTTAGGTGTTTTTTTTCAATATATCGATTCTTAGTAGAAAGATGTCCCTAATGTCTCTTTGGGCGTCGATATGCCGCTGTCGGTCAATGGGTTAACCCAAGGGACATCACGAAAAATAATGTCCCTTGGGATGTCCCTAATGTCTCTTAGCAAAGGGACATCACAGGGACATCTTTTGGGGGGCAAATAATGTCCCTGTGCATAATGTCCCTTTGTTTTTAGGTCAGGTTGCATGACCTATAAATTCAGATTGTCGCAACAAAAATAGCAACGTTTAGAACGGAGGTTCATGTGTCGGTTGATTGACGCCCTCTGTTGTATGACCTGATCCGAGGGTGCCGCCAAACGGTTGCGTAAGGCGAGCGGCATCAATGTATGACAGACCGTCTTCGGTTAAGCGAATGCCGGCCGTGAGGCGAGCACCGTTGCTTTTTCCTGGCTTGGACGATGGGCAACGGCGTTTGAGTACTGCGAGCAACGTGCGGCCTCCGGGTGGCTTGTTTTGTTTATCCGCCTCGCCGAATTGCTGACGCCACCATTCGGTCATGCAGGCGACAAGATCGCGGTTGTCCACCTTGTATCGCTTATCGATGGCGACACACTCGGTTATCCAATTTCCGATCGGTTGATTGATCTCGCGGAGTTCGTCGATTGCCGCAACCATGTTTATAGGCGGATCGAAGCGGCCTCGGGCGCGCAATCGTCGCCAGCCTTGCATGGCGAGGTTTAGGACACCGGCTAGTTCTTCTTCAATAACGATCTGGTCGATCTCGCGCAGTTGCGGATCGGTGTTGGCGGCATCTTCGGGCCACTCACGATTGAGCGGAAATATCAGCATCCTGTTGTAAACAGCTTCGGAATCATCACGGATCTTGGGGAGACTGTTGCCGGTCCAGATAACGGGAATGTCGAGACCGGGATGCGAAACATAGGTGCCGCCAGCTATGCGAATTGAAATTGGTTCGCCGGTGACGATGACCTTAAAGCGCTCGGCCGATAAGGGTTTACTGGTCGAGCTTGCTTGCTCAATGACATCATCGGCGATCCATGCGGCGGCGTGAAGCAGTGGGGCCACGCCAAAGAGATCATCCAAATCGGTTGCTTTAATCGAGGCGCAACGCGCGGGTCCGCCAAATAGGGCGCGGTAAATGTTGGCGATGCGGGTTTTACCGCTGCGAGATTTGCCGAGGAAGAATAGTGCCTTGCGAAGATTGCGTGGTTTACCGGATACGAGTGATGCGCCCATGTGCTCGGTGAGGCAGTCGATTGCGGCTTGCATCTCGTTGTCGTTCATGCCGTCAAGGGCGGATTTGAGGAACGCAATGAATTGCGGGCAGGCTGCGGTTGGATCGTAGGCGCAATTGATGCGCCAGGTTGCATATAGCTCGGGGTTAATGGTGGATGTCTCGCCAGTTGCCGGATTGATGACGCAATCATTGCAGACAACTAACCCGCTTTTATCCCATGGCACGGATTCGCGGTGTAGGCGCGGGCGTTCTTTGATATATCGCCATATCGAATTGAGTACTGATGAAGTCGGTTTTACCGATAGCGTTGCGGCTATGCCTTGAATGGCAACGCGAAGGCGGTGCTCGACTTCTTCGTTAAATAATTCCCAAATACCTGATGGAGCATTATATGTTGCCATTGTTTCGCCGGTTGATATCAATGTGCCGTGGTTTTGCTCCCAATAGGTAATTGTTGATTCTCCGACCGATATGATTGGTTCTGGTCCGTCGTCTTTTTTTTTCTTTTGATGTGCTTCCTCGCGTTTGGTGACGAGGTTAACTACAGTTGCGCCATTGCCGCTGTTATTAGCTGATTGCGGAGGTTTTTGTTCTTCGCGTGGTTTGGTAAATTTTGTATGAGCGCTCGCCACCATGGCGCGGATTGAGGCTTCCTCGCGTTTCCAATTCCAGTTATCGACATATTGACCGGCTGCGGCTCGGGTTGCGGCCATGATAGAATCGACAATTTTTTGGTCTTCCTCGCCTTGGGCAACAAGCGAGGCGGACACTGATAGTTGCGTTTGATGGATACCTGTATCGCCATTGCCAAGGTATTGCATCGCGGCAAGCCGCTGTTCGGTGTCGATGGCTGGCTTGAACGACAGCAGGCGAGCGGCGGCGAGGTAGGGATTGTTGTCGTGTGGCTTGGCGTGACCATTGGTTAGCGGTGCGATCAGGACGGGTCGCTGTCGGTCGAGCATTTCGACGATATCGTTAAATTCGATGGCGACATTTGATCCGCCAACGATATGGGCGAGTTGTGGCTGTTCTAAATCAGTTTTGGTGTTGTGTGTGCCAGGCAGGCGCATGATGCGCGCGAGGTCGCACACAGAAAGATCGCCCGCGAGGATGCCAGCGAGTTGTTTTAGGACATCGACGATCTGCTCATCGCGATCGGTTTTGCGGATATCGATTGGTTCGCGCAATAGCCAATAGCAATGAATGCCGCCACCGCTATCGACGATGATTGATGGCGGATATTCAATTTGATTAGAGGCGGCATCAATTGCTTGTTCTTTGGTGATGTTAAGTTTGTAGGTATCAATATCAACCCATAGTGCCGGAAGCTCGCAGCAATGGGCGCGGTCGCCTTTGCCGAAACCCGGTTGACGTGTGGCGACGCCAAAATAAACTGCGCGGCCAATATCGTCCCATTTTACGCAATGATCGCTGACAAGCTTTGCTTGGCGCGTGAATAAAGGTCGAGCGGCGCCTTCATCTTTGACGTTTGGCAACGCTCGGATTTCGACAGCTTCGGTTGTGTGTTCAAAGAAGCGGGCGAGGAAATCACAGGATTCTGAGTAGTCAAAATCGCGCAATTCCCTCCCCCCAAGTTTTTGGTTTGATGTTTGGTTTAGTTAAAAGGGGATGTCGTCGTCGAGATCTCGCTGTGTTGCGATTGATGAAGGTGCACCAGCGCCGGCTTTGCTGCCACGTCCGCCGCTTTTTGGCGGTTCTATTGCGGCTTGTGGTGTGGTGGTTGGGTTATCCGAAGATGTCCAGCCCACGACATTGAAAACGGGAAAGTAGGTTTTCCCGTAGGTCTGGTGCATGTAGAAGTCTTTTTGCAATTCGACGATCGGCAGCATGTTAGGGCGTTGGCGATATTCGCGCCCATAGACTTGGCAGAGCCGACCGATTGCGTTTAACCCGCCCTTTGAACTGGTGCCGTAGATGTAGACTTCGGCATCATCCGTCGATAGCTGCAGGGCGTTGGTAAACCGCCACGGGTCGCGCGGTTTTCCTGTCGCGGAATCGATATCCCATAGGGTTTCATCGAGGTCGCCGAGTTCCTCGCGGCGCAACCGTATGGTCTGCGTCGTAAGCAATTCCATGCGATCATCGGTGACTTGTTTGTTTTGCCAGCGCAGCCAGCCGATTTTGAGACCGGGAAGATTTGCGATCAGCTTTGTACCAAGACTCAAGCTATCGCCGTCTTTTCCATAAAGCCATTCGCCGGTCTTGAAAGACAAGAACGTTCCTTCCTGTTGCACGACTTTGGCTGCATAAGCGGAATAGGGATCATCGCCGCCGCCGCCGGTAGGTGTGAGATCGTTTGCCATGTTTTCCTGTTTCCTTTTCCTTGGTTTTCACTTGATGGTAAGTCGGGCGCCGGGTTCGCCGACTTTTCGATATGGATCAAGATCGAGGCCGGCAGCCTCGGCAGATTTGATATCTACGGTTTCTCGCCCTTTTGTCGGTTGCCAGGCGATTGACCATCCGTCACCATTGACCCTGCGCACTCCATTAGCGCGCAGGAACTCCGTTATAGCAAATTTGGCTTTGGCGTGTTCTGCTTCGTCAGTGTCGCATTGTTCAGCAAGATCGCGTTCAGCATCACGTAACGCCTTGAATTCAGCCATAACATTATCGCCAAGCGGTTTTTCGTCTTTTGGAATGCCGGCGACGGTTGCGGCTTGGCAATGTGAAGACCATGGGCAGTAATTGCATTCGGCACCGCCTGCAATCTTACCTTCAGGTGGTAAATCGAGTGCGTTCATAGTATTCATGATCTGACGCGAGCGCTCTTGCGCGGCAGTGTAAATAGACGGATCAAAAGTAACGGGAAATTCTTTGATTTCATCAAGGAATGACGAGTCTATGTAACTGATTATTGCATAATCCGGTTTATAGCTGGTATGTGCGCGCAGGAGACCTAGTTGTACAATTACCTGAAATTTATGGTGACTGCGTTCTATTCTGAGATCGGCGCGCGGATCGATGCTTTTGCATTCGATGGCGAGGCAACGGGAAGGACCGATGTCAGCGATGCCGAGGTGGGCGAGGCAATCGTGCGGTAATCCGGTTAAGACACCATCTGGTGTTGCCGAGAGATAGCCGTCAACGATGGTCTGCTGGTCTACGCCGGCTAGTACTAGGGTGATCTCGCGCGGCAGTGCGGCGCGCAATCCGGGTGTCCAATAATAATCTTCGATGAGATTGCCGCGCAATCGTGCGCCATAGCGATCTTGATAATCGGGATCGGGCGGCGTGTCGTTTTTGGCGAACCATGTTTTGCGCAGACACGCGCCGATTTCGGATGCGCCTATGGTATTGGCGCGATCGTGGGCGAATTCTCGATTGAGGGTAGAAGCATACTGATGCAACAGGGAGCGAATTGATAACACGCCGCGCGAACTCCTAGCCGCGCGAGATAAGCGAGAGGGGCAAATCCCGTGGTGCGCGGCGCCCGTAGATTATCTCGGTGATCAGCCGAGATCGCCCCAAACGCTCGATAATATCCTACTAAATCGCGACACGGTGCCGCAAGGGGAACTTTAGCCGAGTGGTTGATTTGTGCGATTTGCATTGACCATCGACAGGTCGCGGCAATACGCTGCGGTATGACAGATGAAACCGGAACGATGGGGCAGCGCTTGCGTCAACTGCGGCAGGATCACGGTCAGACCGTGCGCGGCGCGGCTGAGGCGATCGGGTGCGCGTTCAATCACCTATCAATGTTGGAGCGCGGCACTGCGGCTAATCCGTCGCTGCTGATGCTACAGGGAATCGCCCGCCATTATAGCGTTAGCGTCGCCTATCTCATTGGCGAGGATGGCATAAAAAATCGTTGGGCCGACCGTGCGATTTATGTTGACGACATGAGCGAGCTTCCCTAAGATGGCGATATCAGAAAGGGAGAAGGCAGATGACGAAACCAATCAACGGCGCGATTTATGATCAGCATCAGGCGGCATTCACCAACGTTTCGGCCTTCGTGATCGCGAAGAACGGCGAGCGAGTAGCGACAATCGCGTTCAAGTTTCCGCGCGATGGCGCGGGTCGCCTTTATGCTTATGTTCATTGGCTCGGGTTGCCCATGGTTCGCGGATTCGCGAATGGGTATGGTTATGACAAGCGGTCGGCGGCGTGTTCTTCGGCCGCTGGGCGGATGATCGCTGGCAAAGAGGTCGCAGAAGCGGACCATATCTCTTTCCGCGCTTTTACGGGCGCGTTGAAAATGGATGACGGCAATTATTGGGATCGCCGCTTGCGCGACGCAGGCTTTGACGTTTGGCAGGCGGTTTGACCGTTAACGCTCTTTAAAGGCAGGAGGAAAATGATGAGAACATATAAATTTGAGGCCAAAAAGGACGAAGCTGGCCGTATCCAAAAGTTCAAAATCACCGAAGAATGGGGACCAGAACAGCGCCGCCATCGCAATGAAATTTGGGTTGAGGGGCGCGAGCATATTGAGGCGCTGATGTCAGCTCTAGTTGCTGACGAGGCACCTTCGGTTCGGGGGCGACTTGGGGATCTTGGCCCCTTGGAGATTACAAACTAACCATTAACCTGAAATAACGGCAGGAGGAGAATGATGACCAAAGGTAAAAACAAGGCTTTCAAGCGACGGGCAGGTTCGGGCGGCTATGAAAACGGAGCTCAGGGGCGTATCGCTGAGGGGGCGAGAAATCGCACCTAACCGTTAATCAACATTAAAGTAAACCCGTGCGCCTCGGCGGTATTCTGGGGCAGGAGTTTTCAAACCAATGGTAAACCATCCTAATCGTAATAAGCGCGCAAAGAAGACACAAGGGGCTGCGCAGAAAGTTACAGACGCCGAAACCGTAATCACCATTAAGGGATTTGATAACAATCTTCAGTGCCGAGGGTACCAATTCGAGATTGGTAAATCATATTTGCATGATGGCCCTGTTGTTATTTGCGAAAGCGGGTTCCATGGCATCGAGGGTCATCCGCTGCAAGTGCTGCGGTACTATCGCCCAGCCAAAAGCCGATATGCGATAACGACCCAAAGCGGCAGCCTTGTTCGGCATCCTGAAGACAGTAAGATTGCATCGGCACACATTACGATTGATGCCGAAATCGGATTGCCAGCGCTCATTGAGCGGGTCGTCAAATGGGTTTTTGATCGTGTAAAACCGGAAGCCAAAGCCGACGAGCCGAATGGAGCCGCGACAGCATCGGGCGGCTCCGGAGCCGCGACAGCATCGGGCTACTCCGGGGCCGCGACAGCATCGGGCAACTACGGGGCCGCGACAGCATCGGGCAACTCCGGAGCCGCGACAGCATCGGGCTACTCCGGGGCCGCGACAGCATCGGGCTACTCCGGGGCCGCGACAGCATCGGGCAACTCCGG